ATTTTTTTTGACTTACTCATTAATAGTCCGTTAATAAACATTTATTCAAATATCCGATAGTTGATGCTATAATATATACATAATAATTCAACACTTGAATAAGACGCAACATCAAGTGTCAAATTAAATCGTTATATTAATCAACATTCAATTGGAGGACAGAAAATGTCACACGAAGTAGAATCAATGTTCAGCGTACGCGAAACCCCTTGGCACGGTCTTGGCACAATAGTTCAAGAAGCTCCGACTTCCGCGGAAGCTCTTCAGCTCGCAGGACTTGACTGGGAAGTACAGTCTAAGCCGATATACACCGAATCGGGAATAGAGATTCCCAACTATCGTGCAAACACACGTAGCTCGGATGGTTTAGTTCTCGGCATCGTCAGCAATCGTTACTCCATCGTTCAGAATGCTGAAGCATTTTCGTTCACTGATGATCTTATCGGCGACGAAGTTCATTACGAAACAGCCGGCTCGCTCAGAAATGGCAAAACAATATGGCTCCTTGCAAAGATGGAACAGACATCTATTCTCGGCGATGATGTAGATCCTTACATCTGCTTCACAAACAGCCATGATGGTCTTGGATCCATCAAGGTATGCATGACACCTGTTCGTGTGGTATGCAACAACACACTCAACCTTGCTCTTCGTAACTATCGCCGCGCGTGGTCAACAAGACACATTGGCGATATTTCAAGCAAGCTCGAAGAGGCTCAGCGAACCCTCCAGCTTGCTCATGCATACATGAACGATCTTGCAGAGACCGCTGATCAGCTTGCAAACACCACACTTACAAATTCCGATGTCGAGCGCTTCATTGACGGAATGTTCCCTACGCCGGAAGATGCAACCGACCGCATGAAGAAGAATGCCGAAGAGCTCAAAGAGCAGATGACAATCTGCTACCTCGCGCCGGATATTGCTAAGTTCAGAAATACTGCTTGGGGAATGGTGAACGCAGCTTCTGATTTCGCAACACATCGCCCCATGAAGCGAGTTACGACAAACAGCAAAGAAAATATGTGGGCAAGCGTACTTGCAGGTAACGTTACTGTTGATACAACGTTTATGAAGATGATGGAGCTCGTTAACAGTAAGACAGTTGCCTGATTAACATTTGGTCTTGCATGCGCATCATCTAGGTGCACATGCAAGACCATACTTAGGAGAGAGGTAGTGTGCAATGAGAGAGCGATAATATTTCGTGGAAAAGATGCGCGTACCGGTGAGTAGGCTTTAGGGTTTTACACTCCTATTTCTATCGGATCAGGCATCAGTCAAAAGGAAAGTGAAAGCTTTTGCCGAGTTTTAGGAGGTTATTTATGAAAATTCCTGTTATAAAAGGTAGAATTGGTTCTTGGATTTATTACGTTGGAACTATGACTTTTGATCAAATTGCATCTAATCAAATAAATACATCGGAACTGCTTCAGCGACATTTATCTGACAACTACAACAGCATAAAAACTATTTGTTAAAAGAACCAGATCGTTTTCTTAATGCAATTATCTTGGCAATTTTTGATGGTGACCCACAATGGCTCGAGGTTGAGTTTAAGGGAGATGAAAAGGACTATACCACGGTCGGTTTCTTAGAATTTACGGGTGAAGAAAAAATCTTTCCTGTTGAGGGTCAACACAGAGTTAAAGGGATAAAAGAAGCTGTTGCAATTAATGAAAATTTAAGATTTGAAACCGTTCCAGTGATCTTCATTGCTCATGATGATTCTCCAGAAGGACGCAAAAAAACAAGAAAATTGTTTTCCACAATTAATCGTCGCGCTAAACCTGTAGGTGCATCTGAAAACATTGCTTTAGATGAAGATGATATTTGTTCCATTATTACTCGAGATGTTGTCTAGAATTTCTCACTTTTACGGTAAGAATTTAACCACATATTGTGGTAAAATCATGGAGGTGAATTAAGATGCCGAAATACATCAATGCAGATGAAGTGCTATTGGAAGAAAGCGAAGCATACACGAAGCTGAAACAATCCGTCAGCAATGATATCAACAATGATATTTCAGCGCAAATTATAATCCGTTACATCCGCATGCGATTAAAACAGCTTTTGGACGATGTTCCCGCCGCTGATGTTGCGCCTATAGTGCATGGGCGGTGGATAATGAGCAGCGACAGACCGGACACGATTATTTGCAGCCGCTGTGGCAATGCCTTTGATGTCTGGAAGGCGGACATCAAACGACATAACTACTGCCCTAACTGCGGCGCACGACTGATGGAGGTAGTTGATCATGACAAATCGTGAATGGTTGCATTCGTTGCCTGACGAGCAGTTTGCGGAATTTCTCGCAGACAGCTTATTTGTTCGAATAAATACATATTCAAATTGTCCGCAGGTATTTCCGATAGGTGTAAAATACATAAGTCGCAGGTACACACAACCGGTCATGGGTCTACGTGATTGGCTGTCACGTCCGCAGGAGTTCACCATTGACGGCGCACAATCCGGAATTCTCGACAACTCGATATTTGAATGATGAATTTCGGACGAGATAGATTTATAGTTGAGGGACACACCTCTAGCGAAATCTGCACATCTAGCAATGCAGAAGTTTCTCGTAGATTCTATAGTTTGAATAAAGCTCGTACATATTACGAATCGTTAAATAATATACCAACAATAAAAGCGCGACGCATAATTCGTGTTCGCAAACAGTGGTTTCGTAACGATTGGCGTACTGTACTTCGCGCAGAATCGAGGAATTATTAATGGATGTTAAACTGCGAGACCTCTATCCCAGTACAATGATGAACGCAGAAGGCTTGCGGCAGGCACAGGGTATTGAACTTATTGCAAGCGAAAACTTTGTTTCGTCTGCAGTCAGAAATGCACTCGGATCGTGTCTAACTAATAAGTATGCGGAAGGCTATCCGGAGGCAAGTTCGATTGAAAGATTCAAATCAACCTTTCCGGATTATAAATATACTGGCAATGTCGGTAGATACTACGGCGGCTGCCAGTTTGTAGATCAGATTGAGCTCTATGCTCGATACATGTTTCAGAAAGCATTTCATACAGATTATCATGTCAATGTTCAGCCCCACAGCGGTTCATCTGCAAACATGGCAGCATACATGGCGGTACTCAAGCCAGGGGATACAATACTTTCGATGAATCTAAACAACGGCGGACACCTGACACACGGATCACCTGTTAGCTTCAGTGGTAAACTATACAATGCTGTATTCTATGACGTAGATGAGAACGGATTTATCGACTACGATAATATAGCTCAGCAGATACGTAAACATCATCCGCGTCTTGTGCTTGCAGGAGCTTCTGCATACTCGAGAAAGATAGATTTCGAGCGAATACGCAACATCATTGATCAGGCCGAAATTGAAATGGGATATCGTCCTTATTTCATGGTGGACATGGCTCACATTGCTGGACTTGTCGCTACAGGGCTACATCCTACACCTTTCAGACTTGCCGATATCATAACGTCTACTACACATAAGACCTTGAGAGGGCCACGTGGCGGCCTGATATTCTGCACTTCGGAGCTTGCAAAGAAGATAGACTCAGCTGTATTTCCTGGGACGCAGGGCGGACCGTTGATGCATGTAATCGCAGCAAAGGCGATGTGCGCAGAAGAAGCATGTTCAGATGAATATTATAGCTACATGAAACAGGTAGTTAAAAATACTAAAGCAATGTGCGACAGATTCATCGAAATCGGATATGATGTTGTTACAGGCGGCACGGATAATCATCTCTTCCTCATAGATTTCTCCAAAACACATCCAAGCATAACCGGATTGGATGTTCAAAATTGGCTCAACGGTGAAGATCATGAGGTTGATGTACCTGTTGCGCTAAACAAGAATTGTGTCCCAAATGAAACGCGTTCCCCGAAGCAGACATCCGGTGTCCGTATCGGACTTGCTGCAATGACCACTCAAGGTTGGGTGGAGGCAGATTGCATAGATTGTGCAGATTATATTGACGCTCAGATCAAAGATCTCGTCAAGTCCAAATCAACAAAGTAACACAAGGAGATATCAAAACATGGAAACATCAAAGATATTGTATAGCGTTCGATATATAATTGAGTATAGAGATTTGCGTATTACTGCGTGTGGTAGAATGCGCTACGGGACAACGCTTCCCGAATCGCGAACTGAAACTATTGAAGAAACAGTTGGACTTGCATCGCTACTTGCCCATCCGAAGATGTGGGACACGCCGGCGCGCCCCTTTGTATTCCCTGCATCGATTTTCTATATTAGCGGTAATAGCTGTGATCCGAAGATATATCTTCGCAGAGAGCATATGCATAAACGTGATTTGCGAGTGATTCCGGAAATATATCCAGTACTTATCAAATCTGAGTACACCAAGGTGAATCCGGCTGAGGTATCATTTTCCTGGATTCAGTCCGAACTTGGATGCGATGATTTCCTCGACTGGTTTTTCGATAATTGGTCAACACGGTTCAAGCCTGCAGCGACTATCAACGATCCTGGTAAATGCCCAATATGCGGTGAGGCTCATATGATATCAAATGCAGGTAGCGACGGTAGTGAGACTCACTTCTGCCCGCATTGCGGGTATACTGATGTTTATCCTTCTACACGTGTGACATGGACAAATAGCGCAAACTAAAGTTCAGTTCGGCATGACCTAGAACCTTCTATATTTTCAGATAAAGTTGTGGTTAGGAGGTACACATCGTGCCACTTGAAGTAAATTTTTACGCGGGTAGTCGCAAACAATATCTTGATGAATCGCTGAAAGATCGCGGTGGATTGTATGCACTAATAAACGGCTTTGGGGTATATCGTGGCGCTCAGCCGGTTGCGGGGCTTAGCCCCATATATATGACACTCATGTCGGATCCAGCTACTACATCAGGTAATGTGACAACATACACTGGGTATTACGACAGTGCTGAATCGGCTAAAGATATTCAGCAATGTTACATCGATGATTCCGGCACGGGCAGTCGTCCGCTGTGCGTTACATTCAATGATAATGAATTGCACATGCGGAACATCGGTCATGACGATGCATCCGCTACATTCATTGGAATGATAGCCGGCGACACGTTGGCCGGCGACAGCGCATCTACGATTCATATTGATGTATATAAGTTGAAGATACAGCTTGACGGCGCGTTTGAGTTAAATGTACTTTCAGATGATCTGCCGCTAGGTACCGGGTTAGTTAAAGAAATTCTGGATAGAATAAAAGTTGTTGAAGATCGCCCAATTGAGATATATTGGAGCGACTTACCGTAACTAAATAAACTACAAAAACATTTTGGAGGTTATAATGCTCAACGAAAAAATTGAACTGCTTGGAAAAGGGCTGTACGAAAATATTCCGGATCAGCTCACATTGAAAGCGATGCCGACATGTTCGGAACTTGATTATGTCGGTAGCGAAGATTTCGACAACACGATGATTTCTACAATTCTCCCCCAGTGTGTTGAGGAGAAGATCAATTTCAACGACCTGCTTGAAATAGATTATCAGTGGATTTGCAGATGTCTTCGTATGCTGAATTTCGGACCTTATCACACAACTAATTCAATATTCTGCTCAAATTGTAAAACAACCTCCTATGGCGAATACAGAGTGGATCTTAGAACAATTGCGTGTAAGGTGTTGCCTGATGGTTTCAAGAACGACATAGTGATACCGCGTGATAACTTCATAGATTTCAATAAAGATATTCATATTAAGCTGCCTACAATTCGCCAGGTGCTTAATTCTGCTTCAGATAAAGCGTTCCAGGGTGCGGACGGTACTACAAATCGCAAGTTGGCTCGCATGTGCTATATGATAACTACAGTCGGCACCGAGGCACATCTTACTCCGATTGAAATCAAGCTTATTGTTGAGCGTGAATTATGTGCTGCTGATTATAGAATCCTTCAGGGGGTAATCGATCAGCTTACCGATTACGGACTTCGCGCGGGCGGTACTACTGTTTGCCCCAAATGCGGCAGTCCTGAAGCTGCATTCTTAGCACTCATGGATGACCGCTTCTTTCGTTGCACCTTGGACGATCTACGCAAATGGAGAGACGATAAGCGTGCAGGGAACGGAGAAGACGTTCTCGGATTTAAGAAAACAACAGTATGAGAACATTATTGATGAAACACTATTCATTGCGCGGGCATCTGAAGGTGCAGTTTCTGCGGATTGGATAATGTCTCAACCAGTATTCATCAGAAAGAAATATGTAGAATCATTTACCGAAGAGCTTAAAGAGCGTGAAAAGATGCTTAAACAGCGTTCTCGTAAATGATGGAATCACCTTGTATAATATCAGATGGGGCGGGATCTTGAGTTCCGTCCCTGATTTAGATTAAGGAGGTATTTGACTGTGGCAGATAATAACATTGATAAGATGCGGCCAGGTGCGAATAACTCAAATAATGATGATAATGCTCAAGTACTTGCTTATCTAAAAGCAATCGCAGATTCGTTAGCGAGTATACAAAAAACTGCAGAAAAGCAGTCTCAGTCTGCTGCGAAAGCTAAATTACCGACTCGGGAAGATTTTCGAAACAAGCGCAAGGAAGCTGAGGAGAATCGCAAGAAATACAAAAGCACTGGACGGCCATTTGAGGATTTCACAGATTCTTTTGAAGGCGCGCTACTTGAAGGATTTCTAGGTTCTGATTTCGAAGATCGAGTACGCGGTATATTTAGCGGCATTGCAGACGAACTGGGCGTCAGTATAAAGGATATTCCAGGAGCGCTGGGACAAGAACTCGGGCGTCAGGCCATGTCTGCGCTCAAAAATACTGACCTCGGAAAATCTATTAGCAGTAAGGTAGATGCTGCTATGGATAAGATGTTTGACAAAGCGAACAGCGCTGTTCGTGATATATTTGGCGGATCTAAATCTAAGGCAACAGATGCTAATTCAGCAAAGAAAGCTGCATCGGAAGCGGCCAGTAACGCAACTAATGAAGCTGCTGAAGCTACAGCTAATGCTGCGGCTGAGGGTGCAAAGCAAGCCGGCGAGGCTGCTGCTAAAGAAGTTGGTAAAAAAGCGGCAGCAAATGTTGGCAAGGAAGCATTATCAACTGCTGCAAGTTCGGCAGTTCCTGGTGGCGGTATAGTCGCTGACGCTGCTGCAAGTTCGGCAGCCAAAGCTGGTGTTTCGCAAGCAGTGGCCGCAGGCGCAACAAGTTCAGGTACAGTAGCGGCCAGTGGCGGCGCAGCAACGGCAGGTGCAGCATCTTCAATGAGTGCACTTGCCAGTGCAGCAGCGGCCGCGGCTCCGGTTATCTTAGCAATTGTCTTGGTCCTTAAGTTGTTGGAGCCTATGCTTGAGGGGCTTGCAACGTTAAGCCAGGCCTTAATAAAGACAGGTAACCGCGAGAAGGAGTCGCGTAAGGAGCGATTAAAGAACAGCGAGGAGCGGCTTCGTAAAGATATCAACGCCATGATAGAGCAGCCGTTCAAGATTCTTGAGAACGCTGCGCAGAAAATATATGATACTTGGGACGCTAACCTCAGGACAATAACAGCTACACAAGGATACAGCAAGGCTGACCTACAATCCTTGATGGGTAACTATGCTGAGCGGTTGCGCAAAGAAGGCTTCTCAGATACAATCGCCACGACAGATATCACTGAGAGTCTTGCTAAGGTGCTGCAATCGGGGTTAAGCGGTAAGGTTGCTGAGGAGTTCGCATATCAGGCTACTAAACTCGGCGCAGCTGTTCCGACTGAAGACTTCTTCGGATATGCCGATGTATACGCGAGCATTGCTGCTAACGCTATTGCTGCCGGAAAATCGGAGAGCGAAGCGATCGCAGCAGCTAACGTACAACTTAATCAATTTGCAAGTAATCTTCTATACGCAGGGCGTCAACTTTCTGGAGGATTCAGCACAGGCCTAAAAGACGCACAGGGGCTATTTAAGGACGCTGTACAAATTGCACAGACTGCACGGATTGGCGATTCTTCCCAGATAAGCGGTGTACTAACTTCGGTATCCGCGATCGTCGGCGCAGTTGCACCCGACCTTGCATCCGCACTCGTTGATAATGTAGTCAAGGCAGCGACTGGCGGTAACTCCGATCAGATAGTTGCATTAAGATCACTTGCAGGTATTAACGCAAGCAACACGGAATTCTTGCGCGCCTTCGCAAATAATCCTCAACAAGTATTTAGCTCGCTGTTTAGAAACTTAGCGAATATTCAAAATAGTTCTGCAGACAACTACATGGAAGTTGCTGAGGGGCTATCGTCAGTATTCGGCGTCTCTATGGAGGCGTTATCTCGAGTAGACTTCAACTATCTTGCAGATGCAATATCTGCAATGAAAGTCAATCAGTCGGCTCTATCCGAGAACTTGGCCAATCTACGAAGCGGCGAAACAACATCTACGCCAGAACAGCTTAAAATAGCGCAGATAAATAAATATATGCTCGAGGAAGGCCTGGCATATGTTCTAGATAATGATGTTGCAAGAGCTGTACAGCAGCATATGTGGGATGAACAGCTTGCTAACGAGATGCAAGAAGCTACTTACGGTGTAGAGATACAAGGCGCTGCACTTAAGCTGATCGAGGGCATCGCACAGACTGCGCAGAATATAATCGATTTTCTCAACCTGACAGGATGGCGTAAACGTAAGGTAGGCAATATACTAGATTCGGCAGCTGATGCCGCATACCAGAATCACGATCTGAAAGCAATGCTCCAACTAACTAAAGTTGGTAGCGGGCGCTCTATCGATTTTGCTAATCTAACAACCCGCGGACAGATGCTCAAATTAACTAGCAGTTATGTTGATCTGCTAGGTGGTAAAGCATCCTATGATTCGAGTAATAAACTTAGTCAACGCTACCTTCCCGATAGTAAGTTGGCACAATTACTTCTTGGCAATCCAACAATTGGTTATGATTTCCATGACACCAGCCGGAAAACAATAAATCAGCTACTAGACGTGTTAGGAGATAACTATTCTACACGATCAAACGGTAAGCCCACTAGCGGTTATCGTTGGGGCATGGTAGGTAAGAGTACAGCATTGCCATCTATTCGTAACTCTGAGACATTGTTTGACGCCGTTACCGCAGCAACCTCCGCAGCTGTTTCAGGAGCCGAAACTGCAGCTGCCGGCCTTATTAAGAAAGTTCTCAGCACAGATTATCTCTCTCAGTACACTGAATCTGGTTATGATGCATGGTTAGAGTCAACAAAAGCATTAGGTATTGCAGATATTGATGCAGCATTAGAGGCAGTTGGTAAAACGTCTACAGATATCAAGGGTTATTTCAATACCCTGCAGGCACAGGCTGCTGCTAAAAATGAGGCTGAACGAAAGACGAAAGAAGAAACGTATTGGGACAACACGTCATCCGCACTTTCGATAATTCAAGTTGAGCAGATTCCTGCAATAATAACGGGACAAGATAACATGTTGACCGTTATAACTAGTAACTTCAATCAAATTTCAGGACTGATTCCACAAGTCGATGAAACGTTGCAATCTATCCTAGAGTCTATGACATCTGGATTCTATACAATTGAGAGTAGGTTATCCGACTTGATCAACGAATATGCCAACAGTGTTGCCGAATCAATATATTCTGATAGCTATTCTGGGGCTGACGTCGACCGAATAGACGCGGCGGAGCGCAGTGCGTCGCAGGATACACTCGATTCGTTAGTAGATGCTATAACGGTATCATCTGGAGATGGTACATCGATGGATCAGACCAATGCGTTGCTGATGCAGATGTTAGCACTTGTTGCAACAATCTCGCGTAATAGCGAATCGACTACTGTTGGGACAATGCTACCTGATTCCTTGAGTGGGTTAGCACGCGGCCTCATCAGATAATTACCTTTCATAATTTTGAAAACATAAAGGAGCACATGGGATGAACTTCAAAACTTTTGCAGTCGGTACCACTAACATATTTCCTGCAGCTAACAGCAAAGCGGGAGGTCAGCTACTCACTGAATTTAACCTTCGGTCACGTGAAAGTGTCGGTGTTTCCCCTGAAGTAAAATATGCAATTGGTCCGTCATATACACATGGTGAATCCGATTTCAGCATAAGTAAACAAGTTGATGGAGCTGGCGTAGTTATTAGCAACTCTACATTAGTTATAAATGAAGGCAAAGCAATTGTCGATGGTTACTATGTCGAATCGCTTGCACCGATGACTGTTGATTTGCTCGAAGCAAATGCTAAAGCGAAGGCAAACAGTTTAACGCCACTTAGAGGTAGACTTGCTGTCGGTCTCCGTATAATGTACAGCACTTCAGTAACTATGGCAGGTGCTATAGATGTTGAGAACTCAGATGAAATGTACACCGGCATTCAGGTTGTTATCTGCCCAGTATCCGAATTCAAGCTACCTGAGGACAGCCCAGATTCTCGCGATGAAGTAACTGCAAATATAAAACTAGGTGAGTTCAATTTCATAAACGGTGTAATTGGATCTGTAGTGCAGAACATTCCTGCTAAGTGTCAAACAATTGATGCGTCGCGTATTAAAAATGTAGACGCATTAATCTCTGGATCATATGTAGGTAAAGCGGGATTGAATCCAAAGAAGTTATATACATTCTCTGGCAAGGGCACTGATCCAGAAACTGGGAAAGACACCTGGTGTGATTCTACTGATAGCTTGATGGTTTGGGACTGTGCACCGCAACTTACTACTCAACGTCCACCTTATGATGAAGCTGCTTTTCTAATAAATAGCGCCGGTAAAGTACAGCTATATGTGCCGCACAAACAGGTTGACGGTATGACAACAACAGACGGCACACCTCAGTATTATGCTCCTGTTAAGTATGATCTCCCCGTTGCGAACTATGCACAAGGCACACCCGGTACAGTAGACAGTAATTACACTGGGCACATCAAAGCAATAGGTGAGAAGATAGACAACTTCTATCACATGGTCAAGGGTAAACAAGTTGGGTATGTTGATACGCTGACTGATGCGGCGTCGCTGCCTCCGATAAACAGTAGCTGGAGCATCGGCGATTACATATTAGTTAATCGAGATAATACTCAGATATCCGGGGGTACCGATACGCGGCCGCCGTCAACGGCATATGTTGTAATTCCGGGAATTGTAAGTGCAATTAAGTTCAGTGTCAAGACAGACAATGACGTAAACATCCCAGATAGTATATCGGGTATCTGCATAGCTTCGGAAACAGTGCAGCGCGAACCTAATACAACCGATGTTGCGGCGATGAATAGCATATTCTACTTGCCCAATGTTAATTATCGCGGCATACCTAATGTCGATTATTTTGTTGCAAAATATGTCGATGATGCCGGAGATGTTCATAGATATTATTATCTTGTTGACACTGCACAGCCTATAGAATATTCAAACCCAGTATACATAACGGGTGCTATTCCGCTTGCGCAGGAGTCAGTAATTGGCGGATTCTTAAATGTCCCCGAAACTGCAATTGATGCAGGATACGTTATTCGGACAGATACCGGTCACCTTAAGTTACTAGATTATGAAATGCTTCGATCAGGCACACTTGCGTATCAGCTAAGCACTGATGTAACCATTCCAGCTAACCTCACAGCTGATAAAGTCCAAGCATTGCTAGATGAATATGTTAATCAACGTGTTGCGTTTAGATCAGATATTGCGAATTCGTCGATTGATCCTTACATGATTCATGTGTATCTCAATCTTCCAGAAGACGGTGCTGAAACACAAACATACAATATTCGCGGAATAGATAGCCGATTCAATACAGCAGTAACATTGCATATAAAGGGAGCTGCTGGAAATAATTCTATTCTGAATATCATGGACTGCGAAAAGCTACGAATTGATTCTTATCTAGAAGGTAGCCCAAAGATAAATCTGTATCGGACAAATCTATATTATGATGCATCTGTAATAGATTATCTATCCGAGATACATGATTTGTCGCTCTGGTATGAGCGATATTCAACGTCGGACCCCGATCTCATTGTTAATGATATGACAGTGTCTGAGACAAATGCACAGATAATATCTGATGATATTGACATCTGGAGCAGCGATGTACCGAATGATAACCATTACATGTATGCTCTTCGTAGCATAACATTCTCCAAGAGCGGTAACATTGTAGGATGTGAGATGTATATCCGAAACGATACAACTGCCAACATCGAAGAGGGTCGATATATCGTGATGTCTACGTTTACACTGCCGACAGGTTCCGGTTTAGCCTACCCGACAACTCGGCTGACGAAGCAGATAAAGATAACAGGATCATTTGTTACTGCATATTCAGATAGCACATCCGAAGGTTACAAAGTCATCAAGACAGATTTTAGCGCACTTACTCAAGCGGTTGATGAATACACGCAAACTACTGCAGTATCTGGTAACATCGCATTGTTAACAGATGTTATGTTTATTGATAGAATTGAGGGCGCGACTATTGGAACACCGATTGACGCATGGGAACCTAATTCTTATCATGCATTCCGCGGTGTAGTGATTGGGTGACAATCATGGGAGCATTAATCGACACAGTAATAAAGATAAAATACATATCAATGGGATATCTCCCGAACTATCCTTATCATCTTATTTCGGATACAGAGATGGTGAACGCATTTCTTCCAAATAATTTGATAATTGTTGATGAAGACGGCAACAAAGCAATAGATAGCTCTGTCGTATCGTTCTTCGGTGATATGTATCCTTGCCCAGATTCAACACTTATTGCTGAGTACCTTGAACTAGTTACATCTCTCAGATATCACTTAGATAAATTCATCGACTCACACGGTGCGTATAAAATCCCCGATTGGGTATACAGCTATATGATAGGTGCAGTCATTGGTGAAAACTCATCAACTGATGATAAACATGACCTGCTCACGCTCATGAATTTAGATAATGTAGCAGATAATTGGACACCTGAAGCTGCGCACTACGCATATAAGATAAGTAAGATGTGGATTGCTAAATTAGCTTCAACAGCTCGTGAACATCGCGCACCTACGATGTTTGGAGAACCGCATGTGATAAAGTACCTTAGGTTAGATAGTTCGGAGGTGATCTAATATTGAAATTCATCCCGATAACAGGACAAACTACTTTACATGAACTTGTTCAAGATTTCGGTGCAGAAAATACACGGTCAATCCTAAATGCAAATAGACTTACTTGGCGGCCAGATGTCGGTAAGCAGTTCAATCGGTTGTGTCAAGCGACGATTTCTGGTACAGATCCAATTGAGTATCAACGTAAGGCAACGCTACTTAATTCGTATGTTCAAGACGACGATGTATTTGAGCGCGCTGCTTTATCTGGCAGCTCAGATTGGAAGCTGCTGTCTCAACTCGGAACATTTTCTGACATGCTCAAAGTCCCGGAGTCTATCACAATTTCTGATTACTCAGGGATGTTAGGTAGCGGTAATCCAGTAACGCGGACTGTATACAATAAAGTAATGGCCCAACTCATTGATTCAGAATCGCACAATGTCGATGAGTCAGCATTCAACACATACAGTACCATTCAAAATGTTTCATTATCTAGAAATGACGTATCTCCGTCAGCATTTCAGTGGTTTGAATTACCTTGGGGTGAAATAACGCTTCAGTCCAACATGGATAACACAAGCATAGATTTTCCCTGTTATCCTGAGACAGTTTCGGATAGCAGACGTGCAAATTATTCAACTATGCCGGACCTGCTATATCAGTACGAGCCTTGGCAGTTGTATCAAGGTTCTGGGCCGCGTGAAGTGACATATAAGTTTGATATACACCGAGATATGTGGTCCGGAGATCATAGAGATCAAAAGGCCAATGAACTGATCAGATTCTGCGAAGCACATTGCTATCCAAGATTCAACGGGTCACTCGTAAACACTGGCATAGTTACTCTCTATATACATGGTGCTCCAGAAATTCGCGGTGTAATAACTAATGTATCAACTGATTGGAGTGGACCTATTGGGTCAGACGGTTACTATCTATTTTGTGAACTTGCTATAACAATCGTTGAAGTTTCCGGACAGCCGCTCAACTTTGATTCTGTTAAGAGTAAACCAATTATTGGTAACTAAGCGAGGTATGCACAATGGCAGATTTGCGGAACATAAATACTCCATATAAAATACTCGGTCATGCTGGGATTGAATACACCGTATGCCATGATTTTGATCACATATCTAGATACAAAGGACTACGTCAAGTCATTCATAGCCCCACGTCGCTAGATGAACGATTCATTGCGCTAGAAACATGCAATCCATTTCAAACACATTCTGAAATAAATTACTATACAGTACCTAGTTATGAGGAAAATCGGCTGGATGTGATAGCATATAAATTTCTCGGAAATCCTGCGTACAGCTGGGTGCTTGCGTACTTCAATAACATAGCGGATGGATTTACAGTAAAACAGGGACAGACTCTTAAGATTCCAGCTAATTTCACATCGTTGTTCAACACAGGTGAGGTGCTACAATCTGTAAGTCCGCTAGCGTTGAATCTAGGTTCGGAATAAGAAGGTGATGAAATGAAGCGACAACCCTTCGTATCATTTGTATTAGCCGGTGTATCGCTCACTTCTTGGGGATTAAAGATACCTTCACCGTTTAGTAAGTTGACAATATCTAATGGACAGATAACTAGTTACACCTCGTGGGAGCTAAAGGTTGTAGTCGGTGGAGATTCAACAAACAAGATGAATGCTGCTGCTTTTGAAGCACTCTTGTATAGCGCAGCACAAGCAGCTAACAGCTATAAGAACTCCGCAGGCATTCCGATATCATTCCTATTTGGATGGTGCGATGAATCCGGCAGCGTAAGCAGTTATGCGTCATATCAAGGATTTACACTGAACTTCAAGGTTAGCGCATCAGGACTTTATCTGATATATACATTATCTGGTTATGCTTCGCTTGCAATTCAAGCGAGCTTGCCTGTGATAAATATACCTGCTATACACGGCATGGTACAGCCCTCCGCAATTGCTGAAGGGCTTGCACGTGCGCTTAACGCAACAAGCTACTATCAACTTGACATTGATCATAATGATGCTCCGACATATGTTAATCACGGTACACTAACAACCAGTTTCATAAATTACATACGTGGATCACGTTCTGGGTCAGATGATTATGGTCAGTTCCCTGGGCTGCTGGCTCTAAGCAAATCATACAATGCTACACGTGACGCAGCGGGGATAGTATCATACAAAGCAAAGAAACTTTCGCAGATACTTAATAATCACGGACCGACTCCGATATCACAGTATCTCAAGATGAGTTTTACCGACAACACTCCGCAGTGTTCGTCATTTTCCTTCTGGATTGATGAACCAACAATGACCAACCCTGGAGTCATACACTATAAGAGCAACTCAGGGTTAAGCACACAGTATACTGGGGACGTGCTTGAATACGGGACAGCGAATACTAACATACTCTCGTTATCAGGATCATACAGCGGCGTAGCTTACAACATGACCGACATGTCATTCAAATCTGTGGGATTTACGCTTGACGGTAGCGGTAATGCTATTGCTCAAGCTGAACGTGTCGTTAATAGCTGGAGTGCTACCTTATCTGACGTATATCAGAGCGCAAGCATGATAAATGATGTCAATGCGCTTGCATCGCAGTTTAGCAGCTCGTTCAATATATCTATTCCAGGCGCTGTGAAGGCGTATACGGTAGCACAACCCGTATCGTTATTAGTAATGAGCGGGAACACTGTATCACCAGTTACAGGCATATACAATATAATGTCAGTGTCTCACGAAATCAGCAATTCGTTTGTTACCTCGCTACGTGTACAACGCTTAGTTATGAGTTCCGCAAACGAAGTGGCAATTTCGCAAAATATCAAAATGGCGAGGAGTTCGAATTATATTGATACAGCTGATCGAACTAAAAACATCATCAGCCCGTATAAGGTAGATTTTGGTACATTGTATCCTAACTTCAGTCACATGACAATAAGGGGATAACTATGATAGTATTTGGCTATGCTAAGCAATCACGTCGTAATCTACGCGGCGTTTTGGAGATACAGGTAAGAATACCGACGATTCATGGACCGTGGAGTATGGCAGAATATCGCGGCGAGCTTGTACGAAACTACATCCGCGACGAAGACCTTCCATATTTCCAGTCAATAGAACTTCCAAGAATCCCACAATCCGGAGATGTTGTAGCGCTGGAAGCATTGGATTCTGGATCAACTGAATGGTTAGTTATTGGACTAACCGGCGCAAATTATTTTTCATGAAGTAGGTGATATCATGGCATATACACAGAGTATATCATTTCCAAACATGTTTGATGTCGCACGTAACCGTGTTAGCATCCTTGAGGATGCTAAGTCTGTTGCAAACCGAAGCAGGTTACTCATACTTACCGAACCTACAGAGCTATACAATTCGTTAGATTTTGGGGTAGGGCTCAAACGTCATCTGTTTAAGTACAACACAGATAACGAAAAGGCAATAATCAAGGATCGCATAGTAGCCCAACTTCGTAAGTATGAACCTTCGGTAATTGCAGATGAAACACAGTTTGCTGATGGTCTTCTGTTCACCGGCGATCCGGATTCGTCTGTACAGGACATAAACAAACTCAAGATGACGATTTCTGAAACATGTAAATTCGGTGGCACATTGGAGGTAGAAATAAATAATGGCTAAAGATTTCAATCATGGATTAGTTAATTATGCAAGTCGTGATTACGAATCCCTACTCGCAGAATTCAAAGCATTGATACCTAAGTTAACTGAGCTCTGGCGCCCGGAAGCGGATGCTGATCCGGGTGTGGTGCTCATGAAGTTACTCGCCAGTGCTGCAGATATGCTGGGTGTTAACTTGGACATACTTGCAAATGAGCTATTTGCACCGTCTGTTAAGCAACGTAAGAATGCCGAGAAAGTATTTGGGCTTATCGGATATGAGCTGGGATGGTACACCGCAGCTCGAACGGAAGTTACATTCACAAATAGCAGTGATTCCGATGTATCTATAGATTTCGGCTTCAACGGTGCTAACTTCTGTACACTTAACGCATATGCAGATATTACAAATACATCTAGAGTTATTACATACAATATCCTTCCAATGACAAATACATATGGTGCAAGCGAGTCTCGCAGCCGTAGGGCTGTAATAACTGACAACCTTGACGTATTTGCTGATGCTGACGCAGTTAAGCTGAAACCTGGTGAGTTTGTTACACGTGTTGCGATAGAGGGCGAACTCCGAAATTATAGCGTATCTGTAAAACAAGTCAAAGAAAACAATTACATTATAACCCTACCATCTCAGCACATTGATACAACTGCGTTATGGATAAAAGCGCGGTCGTCTCAAAATGCTGATGACTTCCTTGCTACACAATGGATACAAGTTACAAGCCCGGCTGAATTTGTCACGCCTGAACCTAGATTCGCAGTAACATATGATTCTTATTCTAATGCTCAAGTCCAGATCAGCAACTACTTGAATCAACTTGAAGATTACGACGATAACTACTTAACTGTATATTGGATTGATTGTTCTGGCGTCATTGGATGTGTCGGCACAGATGTACTTACAAATTTCTTACCTGCCAAATCGGCGAATGAGTCAGCAGCTGAAAAACTTACAATATCTAACTTGAGCAACACTGTTGAGCTGCCTAACACATATACAGTAACTGGGAGAAGTCCGGAAACTGCAAAAGAAGCATACTTCAATAGTCGCAACTACATAAATACGTTTGATAGCTTAGTTACGCTACCAGATTTCAACCGATTCTTGAAACGCGAAGCGGGTGTAGATACTGGATTAGTAATTGATTGCCAAAAGGCATTAGAGATAAATCTGTCTATATACAACAACAAAAATCTAACCGATGGGCAAAAAGCAAAGCAGTACATAACCAATTATGATTTTCCTGCAGGCGATCCAATATACGATTGGAAATCTGTACTCGGATTGAATTTTGACCCGTCTGATCCGCAGAAATTTGTATTTGCAACAAATTTCAAAACGTATACAGCGATGTGTTTTGCAATACATAATGATTTCAAAGATAGCCGATGGGGTCGTGGACAAACATCTACCGCTCAGCTCTCGAGAACAAAGCAGTTTGACAGATACAAACCGCCGCTCATGTTTATTGACGCAGTTAAACGCGATTATGCTCCTCTCCAAGCTATGTCTGTCGAACTCGAGTTTGGTTATCTTCGTGTATTCAAGTTTAGAGTTGTGGGAACTATTCGTCCTCTCAAACCCGTATCGCAAGATGTCGCAAATAACATACTTGCGCTAGTGAAAGAAGCATTGTCGATGTATTATGCTCCTGCGAATCGCGAGTTAGGAGTCAAGCCCAATGTTTCAGAAATAATTGATATTGTCGAGGGTGCAGATAGTCGGATAAGACATTTTGACCCAGGCAGCTTGAAGACCGAGTGCATTGTTTGGGATGATTGTGATATTGATTATTTCAATCCAATTTCATTCGCTAGGTACGTCAACACAGAAGGATCCGTCGATCTTAGAATAGACCCGAGCTTTATCATCTAACGAGGTGGCGTCATGGAGATTAGAAACATACCGTATCCCGAAATATATCGAACAAGCAGCGACTTTCGCACTTTCATAGATATATTTGCCACAGCACTATCTAAGACACAGTTTGATACTGAGAATATTTCCGATTGTTATGATCCGCTCAGATGCCGTGCCGACCTGCTCTGGATGCTCGCGGAAACAATGGGATACAAGTTTGATGACAGATTACCTACCGCGTTCAATCGACTGGTACTTGTGTACTTCATGTCGATGATAAGAAATAAAGGCAGCAAGGATGGCGTGACCCTTGCTGCTGAGGTCAATCTGTCACAGTTCAGCATACTTGATGCGGGCGCTAAAGATGATATCTCCTATGATAGGTTAGACGATACTTCGGTACCCGTTAATTCTGTATCCGTAAATGCACACGTAGCCGAAGGCTATATAGACGTAACCTACTTCTCTACTGATAAGCCGATAGACGCTTGCATTGAATATGTTCGCCCTCTGGGCATGTATGTTTTCGAGCGCGCGGGTGTTAGAGTTGATGGGCGCACCAAGATAAGCATAGATGCAAAGCTCACAGATAGTCAAAACATTGGAATGTCAATTGGTCCTACGCATGTCGGCCACTATCGACGCGATGACTACGCACGGATCCAGCGTATGCGCAACGAAGATAAGCATACACTAAATAAGCAAGATATGCGGCATGATCCGTTCTATCGTAATTCTATCGGAGAGGGGAAACCTTCTAGAGAAATCAATCCGGGGTATCGTGCATTGTATAGCTTGCAGCTCTGCAACAATGAACACATTGTTAAATCTACTTTGCGCGATCCAATCTTTAGTTTAGGATACGGTCCGCAGGATGTTGAAACTGTATACAGTGACGATTATCTGAAGAGGAAAGATGAACCCAATTGGAACCTGAGGCTTGATCGTACAATTGAACGAAATATTGATTCGGCAGTATACACCAACATCCCTGAGCGGACTACGTCACCAATTCATGCACGACCTGCGGTCAATCCTATAATGAGCTCGGTAGGCGATGCAATTTCTCTTAATGCTGAAAATTCTAAATATACAAAAGTTGTCGAAGGTAAGGTCCAAATAGTTGAACAGCCGGATGAATGAACACCTTGTATAGATAATCATGGAGGATCTCATGGATAAGATAATTTCAATTGCACAAGGTCCGAGTAAACTTGCAGACGCGCACGATGTTGAACTAGATAATCACGGCATGACCAACCCAAATCTACATATTCATGTAGATGCAGATAAGATGCCCGCGGATAGCTCAGAAATATCGCCGCGCAAGTATTCATTTTCCGTACAAGATGTGTGTTCGTATCGCACCACACAAAAAATTACTCATGATGACGATGCAGATAATTCAGATATACCATAAGGGGATAGAATATGGGACTGATTGAGATAGCACGAAATTTAGGCATGCAACATAATGTCACTATTCGTGTTTTAGATGCGGCTACACACGATGTTGTTTCGCAACATGTAGGGCACAATAGTGCGACAAATTCTATGCTAACAGGCATTGGTAATTACTTAATAGGTAACGGTATCTGGAATCAAGGATACACCATGTTAAGTAAATATGTTCCTCAGTATATTTCGTTAGGCACTATGGGACTAATTAACCAAGATGCTGATGCGTCCGGATACCCTACGGGAGTTGGTGTTATCTCATACGCAGATAAAACATATGCAGAATTGTCTGAAGCTGACTTGAAATTACTTAACAAGCCGGCATCTGATGATTTGATCAGCGCAGAAGATGACGAAACACTTAGGTTTGTTGATTACCTCGAGCAACGACCCGGATTTGGGGCAGATGGTTATGACCATAATTCAAATAATAATAGATTACATTTTGGATTAGGTCCAGTATTTGCAGATAGAGCTGATAAAGCAACTACAATTGACTGTGAGCTCATATCTTCATCGTTTCCTAGGTCTTCTATCAGCTTTCGTGAAGTTGTGCCAGAGATAGAAGCAGAGGTTGGCGAGACGGTTGACGTGGTATTCAGCGCATTGATATCTGTCGGAGCCCTTGCTGAGTTTAGAGCACCCGGTAACGATTACATATTTATTACTGAAGCAGGTTTGTGGGCATCTCAGGATTGGAACGACAGCGGTGCAAATGGTTTGCTTGCTGGATACCGAATCGCGCCGCCGTCACAAGCAAATTGGGATATGCGCATTGCAGCTAATAGAGATATATTACGGAGAAACATTATTCGAGTAAACAAAAATCAGGTGGTTCAAGTTGTGTGGAAAATACAGCTTGGAAGCATTGATCAACTCGTAGGTATAAATAACATATATCCAGATCAAGTAAAGAAGTATTGGATAGAATTAGGGGGCAGATCATGAATAATTTCATGTTTACGGGATCGGCATTACTTCACTTTATCACCGGTATCGATGAACTTAAAGATAAGGAGATCAGTTTCATCGAGAATGCTGATTCTATCGACATAACAATTGGAGATAACACATATAGACTGATGCCGGAACTCGAAGATAATGCGGATGTGATATTAACAACTCTAGCAGCTGCTTCTGATGTCGAAGATATTCAACAAGATGAGTACAACGACTTGATAGAGAACGCAGATGTTGATGTATCTGATAGCATAGAGGGTGGCATAATCACAACGCTTGTCAAATCATTGTTACTCGGTGGTATGCTTAAACTTGCGCCAAAACTCATGAAATAAGGAGAGACATTATGGATAACGATAAGATGAAAGCCAACGAACCTACCATATTAGGTATCTACGAGGGCGAATGTGCAGATGCAGATATTACCAACAAGAACGGCATGGATATCCCGCGCGAGGTATGGGAGAAGCTATTTGCATCTGATGATTATAAAACCGCAATAAAACTTGGACATTACATTGGATTTTTAGGACATCCTGAGGATCCAGGCTGCCAAGATTTTGAGCATGCTTGTATTGTGATGACTGAAGGTCATATTGATGATGACGGTAAGGTTTACGGAAAATTTAACCTGATAAATACGCCTGTCGGACGTATAGTAAAAACATTCCAAGATGCGGGTGTTAAATTCGGTATATCTGTTAGAGGCGCTGGTGACGTTATTGATAATGTAGTGGATGCTGATACATTTGTCTTCCGCGGATTTGACCTTGTCAGCTTTCCAGCCTATCCGAATTCTATTCCGACATTTAAGAACATCGCAGCATCAACGGATGTGAATACACAGCGTGCATATCGTGCAGTCTGCGCAGCTGTTGATACTAATATACGCGATATAGATGACATCACCACATTGGAGGAGATTCAGTGCCAATTTGCTAAGCAGTCTCCGCAGTATGCCGCGATTGAGCAGCGTAAGGCTGAACTCAGATCCAAGTGTACCGAAGATATCGATGATGACCTAGATGACGTATACGGACAGCGTATCGAAGCAATGACGAAATTGTATCTTGACAGTGTTGAAGAATGCCGCGCGTTGAAAGCTAAAAATGCTAAGCTAGAAGCTTCGATATCTGCAGGTGAAGCAAGGTCAAACAGGAAACTTGATGCAATCCGACGGATATCCGCTTCGCAAATAGATAAATTAAGTAAACTATCAGATGAACGTGATAACCAGAACAAGACACTCATTGCAGCTAACCAAAGATTGAAAACACAGTTGAGTCAAGTGACTGCAGCGAACCTTAAATATGAACAGAAGATGAACATCGTTGCTTCGCAGCTTTCTACTAAAGATAAGACCATATCTGATTTGCGCGCAAAACTTGATGAAACCGTCACTCAAGGAGTAACTGTGTCAACTCGGGCATCAAACCTAGATGCAAAGATGACTAATCTGCAGAAGAGAGTTACCGCAGCAGAAACAATGCTTGCTGAATATCAGCGAGCTTATGCCAAGCTGTATGCTAATGCAATCGGTGTAAATTCCGACAACATAGCAGTTTCGGGATCTGCAACTGTCGCTGAGTTACAACAAATAATTGCCGGTCCTAATACATCTGCAACAACAGATCAGCCTGTTAACGACATAAGTGTTGTTTCGACTGACGACGAATACGACCTAGTAACCATTTAACTAATAAGAAAGTGAGAATAATACAATGAGCGTTAAGATTACTCGCAGACCCAACTCGCAGGCTATCAAAGCGTCGCAGAGCATTACTTCTAATGTTCGCAATCGCAATGCGTCTGCACCTATCATGGCTAACATGAACACCCTTACCCCTTCTCAGCAGGCTTTCGCGCGCACCCTCTATGCCAATGCAAAACGTTCTGCTGCAATTACTGCTGCAACCAACACAGTTAACATCATGGCGAAGCCTGATTTCCTCAGCCTTCTTCCGATGTTTGTGCAGAAGCTCATCATCACCGATGTTTTCGGCTCGGTTGCGATGAAGTCTCGTCAGCAGATCGTTCCTTACTTCAAGTTTATCGCTGAGAACACGAAGGGTGAGACCAAAGCCGGTGACATCATTTCTTCTCCGTTTGTCAACCGTCTTGGCCAGGACCCTAACTTCGCTGGCAGACTTGTTAAGAACGAAGTTATTGCAGACAGCATCGCTGATGCTACTGATATGGCTGCGATGTACCTCCCCATCATTCCTAACTCGATGACCCTTCACGTCACAAACGACGGCACCACAACTCCTTACAACGATAACGGCAACGGCGAGTTCGTTGATGGCGCAGGTGCGATCGTTGGTTACATTGATTATTCTACCGGTGTAATCACCCTTAAGGGCCTTACCGGTTCTGCGAAGATAACTTATCAGTATGACAATGAGAACATCGGTCAGGACGTTCCTGCCGAGAGACAGAACTACGGTGCTCAGATGGGCAAGGGCTACCTCCAGCTCGACGAGTTCAACCTCGTTGCAGAGGCTCAGCAGCTCGCTTGCTACTACTCCGTCTATGCTGCATTTGCTGCTCAGCAGGAGTACGGCGCAAACATCGCTGATATGGCCAAGGAAGCTGCCATTGCTGAAATCACCGCCGAGATCAACACTCGTGGCTTCAAGCTCCTTAAGGATGCTGCCAAGTACAATCCTCAGTTCAACTGGGATGTATCTCCTGTGCTTGCAGGTGCTGTTGTTCCTTCCGATTACCTCAACATGTTCAAGCTGAAGCTCGGTCAGGCTGCTGCTTCTATCTATCAGAAGACTCGCCTCACTAGACCGAACCGCCTTATCGTCGGCACTAACACTGCTGAGTACATTGCAATGATCAACGGCTTCCGCGCTTCTAACTTCGCTGATGAGGTTGGTCCTTACAAGTTCGGTGAGCTTGATCAGTTCAGCATCTACGTTGATCCTAACTACGATCCCAATAGCTGGGTAATGGCTTGCAAGAGCAACGACATTCGCCGTAACTCGGCGCTGTTCGGTGAGTATATGCCTATCATGACGACCGACCCGCTCACGATGGCAAATATGTCCAGTCAGCAGGGCGTAGCCACAATGAACAGCATGAAGATTGTCAACCCCGATACCGTCGTATCTGGTAAGATAATCGGTGCGTAAGATAGTCAACGCATAGATAATTTATTAGCCCCGGCAGTTAATTCTGCTGGGGCTTATTTTTGTTAAATCAGACCTACTAACAATGTGGCCGTTAATAGAATCGTTAATATATATACGGGAGGACCATACGATGCCACAGAAGATAGATCCGAATTTGACTCGAATTTGCAAGATATGCGGAGACACTTTTCATCCGACTGCTAGAAAACAGTACTGTTGTAATAGGCCTTGTGAGAAGACTTGTGTAATTTGCGGAAAGCCTTTTACTGTACTCTGCAATACAGATTATCTGAATAAGCAAACGTGTAGCCTTTCGTGTAGCGCAAAGCTGAGGAAGATCACACTCGCCAGTAATGCAAGTACTTTACTTAAACATTGTAAATGGTGCGGGGAGGCATTTCATCCTAGAACTCCACGAGACGAATATTGCGATAACACTCATTATCAAACCTGTGTAGTTTGCGGTAAGAAATTTGAAATAGATGTTAGGCACAATGCACAAGTTAAGACATGTTCGCTCGAATGTAAGAAGACGTTGAGTTTGCAGAATCGGGATCTGGTCAACGAGCGCGAACATTTTGTAGCGGCGATGAAAGCTAAATATGGTGTAGACAACGCTGTCAAAATTCCTGCAGTGCTAGATAAAATAAAAGAAACAAATCTATTTAAGTACGGCAAAGAATGGTACACACAGACTGAAGAGTATAAGGATAAGGTCAAGGCCACCAGCCAAATCAATTATGGTACCGAGCACTTCTTATCAAATCCAGATGTAATTGAGAAACGGAAATCTACATGTTTAGGCCGCTATGGTGCAGATAATGTATCTAAATTGCCAGAAGTTCAAAATAAGATCCAAGCTACTTTGCAAGACGCGTACGGAGTTAGTAATATCCGTCAAACGCATATTGCGGATCTGGCCGCTTGGCAATCGTTTCAAGCAGATCCCAGACGCTACATACAAAGTAACTTTGATCAGTCGCCTACCTTGCTCGAACTTTCTTCACACTTTGGTGTATGCTTGACGTCAATATACAACTGTGTTAATCTGGCAAACAACAGCGACATCATCGCACGTTGTAACTCAAAGATGGAAGACGAAATAATTAGATTCGTTTATACAATATCGCCAAATATCTACATAGAAAAACACAACCGATCCATCATAACTCCATACGAATTAGATATATACATCCCTGAATTAAAAATAGCGTTTGAATGCAACCCAACAACTACACATAATTCGTCAATTTGCGATCCTTGGGGTGGCGATCCCAAATCGAGCAGTTACCATCAACTTAAGTCGAAAATGTGCGAAGCTGCTGGAGTTCGGCTTATTCATATATTTGGTTATGAATGGAATCACAAACAAGAAATCATGAAGTCGATCATTAGTAACCTGCTCCAAGCAAACTCAACTAAGATATATGCAAGAAAATGCAACATTGTAGAGATTTCTGATCTTGATTGCCGCAGGTTCTTAGATACTAACCATAGACAAGGCTACAGCATTTCTTCAATTCGTCTAGGTCTAAAATACAATGATGAACTTGTAAGCGTGATGACCTTCAGCAAGCCTAGGATGAGCATTAGTAAATCCGCCAGCAGTTCAGCCGAATACGAATTGGTCAGATTTTGCAATAAGCTGAACACTTCGGTGGTAGGTGGTGCGTCTATGTTATTCAAATGTTTCTTAAGAAAATATTCACCTTCCGCTTTAGTATCTTACTCTGATTTTGCACGTACCTGTGGCAAACTATATCAAACACTTGGATTTAATTTTCAGCGGTTATCCGAACCTGGATATGTTTGGGTAGATACTCGAACTGATATAGGATACAATAGACTCAATTCACAGAAACATAATATTTGTAGATTCTTGAACGACAATAATATAGATCTGAACCAAACTGAAAACGATATAATGATATCGCATGGGTACGTTAAGTTGTATGATAGCGGTAGCAAAGTATGGATGTGGTCGAAATGAATCGAATTCGCAAATCGTTATAAATTATTGGTCGGTTTAGAGGAGGGAGGTTTGGTTATGGTGAACTTTAAGGTAGTTTGGTTTGACGAACATGACTGCCAATATGTATCCAGAGTTTACTGTATTGATTCAGTGCGGGATAGATTCCTCGTCGTCAATGATGCTGGAAACTTTATTTGGGTCAAAACAGAAGATTGCAAACTAGAAGATAGCGAAGATGAATACAGGAGTAAGTAAGAACAATGGCATATAAAGAAATAGAAGCTGCCAGATGTAGTCGCTTAAAGAATTGGACACTAATCAACAATGTGCGAGGATACTATCGATATGTTATCGCCACAAAAGTTGCTTATGAAATTTTTGTCACAGAGCAACTTGTCGGACAGGGAGATAGCGAAGCAATAGCAAACGCATACATAACTGGCCAGTGGCGTGATGCGGATGGAAATGCAATTTTCAGCAGAGAATTAATTATCGAGAATGCTCCTGTGTATAAGTGCATAGAAGCAGTCGTAAAAGATTATAAGGAGAACATAGCAGATGATTAAAATCGAGAAGGTCGAAACGTTTGGTTGGGAGGCGGCCATACGAGGGATGCGCAATCCGAAGAATTCTTGGGATCGTAGCGATAGTCATTGGTGTCGAATGAACATGAAAGTCTGCCCGGACTGCAAGAATCGAAATAAATCAATTACTTGCATAGGTCAGAATGATTTTGATCTGATGATGCGTCTGCGCAATGCCGGTACAGATCATCGCAAATTCATGAGGATGATCATTGTATGTGCTGATATTACCGCTCCGCTGTATTGGTGGAAAGAGTACGACACGTACAAGGTAGGTACTGTTGCAGATTCTTGTTCAACTATGCACAGGATTGCAGCAAAGGAGTTTGAGTTGAGCGATTTCTCTATAGAGCATGTAGCTTGTGTCAGCGATTTCAAATACATTGTGGATATTCTTAACTGTTGGCGTAGCAGATATATTCAATGCGATGACGACCCAGCAATGCTAGAACGCTTAGACATGACTAAAAAAGAAATCTGGTGGCAGATGATCCAGTTCCTGCCAAGTTCTTACAACCAGAAACGTACCGTAATGCTGAATTATGAAGTGCTAGCAAATATCTATAAATCTCGTAAAGATCATAAGCTTGATGAATGGCGAGAATTCTGTCATTGGATTGAAGCTCTGCCGTATTCAGAATTAATTGTCGGGGATGCGGAGGGAGCAAAATCAAAATGATTGCACCTAAGTACAGAACCATTTCCGAAGCTGAGGCAGCATATCGTGAGTATGTAGATTACCACATTGCGGCTGTTCAGTGGGTTCAAAATCATTTTGGTACACTTATATGCACAGAGATTTGTGTACATAGAAATAGTGAACATGACGGGGATGCGTTGTGGCTCAACCGCCTACTATCGCAGATGGTAGCGGTCCATGATGCATCAAAGTACACAGATGCAGAGTTCAACGCGTATCGTCGACATTTCTACCCTTCCGAGGAAGATTCAATATCTGATCCAATAAGGTACAAGGACTTCGACTATGCTTGGCGACATCACTACATGACGAATGCACATCATCCAGAGCATTGGAGTAGTCTAAATTATCGTCAACCTCCCGGGACTAGGATGCCAGATTATTTCTTCGCTGAGATGATATGCGATTGGATTGCTGTAAGCCTTACAAAGCATTCCAGCTTGTATGACTGGTGGTTCAGCACAGACACTCATTCAGATAAAGTGCAGTTTATTCATGTCGATGATATGAATTTCTTAGATGCATTTATTGCAAAGTACAACGTGATGTTTGACTTCAGCGATCGTTAATGTATTCGTAACAGAAACAACCTGTAAACATAAACAATCTAATAAGATGAGGTATTAACTATGCTTAGTTGGCAAATCGCGAAGAACATTGGCATCTATTTCGACGCACGTGATAATCTGCGAAACGCTAAACGCGAATTTCGCATGATAGAAAATGAGAAGTACCCAGATCCGGATCCTGAGCCCAAACTCGAAGTTATCAGGGGGCCAATTTATCCTCCAGTTAAGACAAATGTGCGATATCCGATGTTTGCACTAATTGCGGGGGCAGCAACTGTGGTAGGGGGCGTACTGTTTACAATGTTGCGTTTTGCAATAATTTTCGGCGGTGGTCGCGGACAACGATTAGTTGACTTAAGCAACATTTCGCACATCTTGCAAATTGTCGGTTATAGTATCATTGCAATTGCAGTTTGTGTTTATTGCGTCCGTTCAAAATCAGCTGCTAATTCGGTTCGTAATTCGGCAGAGTACAAATCAGCGTGCAGGAACGCAGAACTTGAGTACGCTAAACAATGCGAAGCTGCTAAAATTAGATATCAAGCTGCGCTCAAAGAATACAATGAAACGTACTTGCCTAAATACAAAAAGGCTCAGGCGGCCTGGTTAGTAGATAAGTGCAGTCGTGCATTCCGCGCTGATCTAGTAGTACGAGATGCCAGAGATAAATTTAACGAAAGCTGTTCTGGAATATCAATGATTCCCGATCAGTATATGGATGACGACGCTCTCGAGTATCTTGAAAACTTCCTTTGGAGTTCCGATGTAGAGCTTTCAGATGCACTTGCAAGCTATGATGCCCACCGTCAGCGTCAGCTTGATCAGCAGGCGATTGACATTGCCAATAAGCAACGCCGGGATGCTAATATTGCAGCTACGGTAGCTACAATCCAGCGCCATAAAATCTACAAAGAGCTCAAACGGCGAGATTGACCTAGCGAACCTTTTATTTATTCAATCACAAACAAGTCGAATCATGTATACATGATCGACTATATTATGATTGGAGGAAAAGTAATGTATACTATCAATGTTAAGTACTACGGCCTCGAGAAACCGGTTGCACGCGATGCAATGCCCATTTCTCCCATATTTGTCCCCACCAATTCTTATGTAGATTCTAAGATATACACTGAGGGACACGCAGAAGTCACTGATCCTGCAGTGCCTGCATATGGCAGATCGGTATATGCGTCTAACGTCGAAGGTTGGGGCAAACTTGGTTTTGTTGCCGATCCCGAGGTTGGTATTCCCTTCCCTTCTGGCCTGAAGAACATCCACATCACCAAGGTCGGCGAGGAAAAAGAAGCCGAAGGCAAGAAGTACTACGAGATAGAATTCGAGACCGAGTCCTACAAGGATTATCTCTACTATCTTGAGCTTGCCGCTGATCTCAAAGATGACGGTTACGTAATTACTGCATCAAAAAACGCGTAAAGGATAAGATAGTTATCAAAGCCGATGGGAGCGACACCGCGATTGCAAAAGCGATTGCAACAGCTCCCAAAGGCGCATATTTGGTATTAGACGCCGACACGTTCGAAGCGGGTCTAACAGTCGCCGAAGGCACAGAGATTACACTTGATCTTAACGGACATAGATTACGTGGTGTTGAACCTTTCGCAGGCTCGGAAGGTACTCAGGCCAACTGTCTCTGGTTAGCTAAGGGCAGTAAAGTAACTATCAAGAATGGCACGATAGATACAATTGCCCCAGATGTTACTATTCTTATCCAAAACTATTCAGATCTCACGCTCGATAATGTTAAACTAGCCGGATATCGAACAACCGACTATGTATTATCGAACAATTGCGGCAACACTGTTATAAAAGGCAACACGCAGATTGTTGCCGAATCTGGTAAGGTCGCATTTGACGTCCATTACGGACTCCTCCCAGAGTACGATGACGGCGTAAGCGTTACCATTGCTGACCCAAGTGTCAAAATCACAGGTGCTGTTGAATTTACAAAAGCTGATCGAGTTGTCGATAATGCTGAATTCCTTTCGAAGGCTCATCTATATGTGCCTACTGGTTACCGTGGATTCACTGCCCCTGATGGATATGAATTTGGTCCCGCAAATGATAGTCAGGACGAACTTGTCCCTGCATCAACCGAAACAGAGTAATCTGGAGGTGGCCGCATGACAATGGCTGAGATAACTCAACAGGTTAGTTTCATGCTTGGGTTAACTGCTTCGGATAATAACGAAGATATATCCATTGAACAGGCCGTGTTGATTGCATTTCGTGAGCTGTCACGATATATGAAAACACCTGTTGATAAGACAGTTCCTTACACAACACGAATAGATCTCAAGTCCGTAGGAATTGAGACGAAGAAGATACTGTATGTATATGCTGCAAATCCACGTATTGGACTTACGCTAACTAGCATAGACAGCGGCAATGTATTCGCAGCTGCTGCGGCAGCAAAAACATTCAGCGCACTTGGGCAAGGAAGCACGGCGGCAATAGATCCGCTAATGTCACAAATTGCACTTGCACAAGTTAGGAACGTTATATCAAGTGATTTTCAATGGAAGTTTGATGTACAAAATCAAGTTGTATATTGTACTCACAAGGCACCTAATCCCGGTTCGATCACTATCAGATACGTGCCGATATACCATGACGTATCTGAGATTCAAGATCCAACATGGATAGATTATTTAGTTCGCATGAGTGAAGCCAACGCTAAGAAAGCAATGGGTAGGGTTCGCTCAAAATATACTATCCAAGACTCAAATATAGCTCTAGACGGTGATAGGCTACTCGAAGAAGCGAACGCAGAACTTGAAGCTATTCGCCAAGAGCTTGAGGCCAAACGGCGAAAACTTGTTGTATTAAATTAAATATTTACGGAGGATTATCTAATGTTTATTCAGAGAAGAAAAATAACTGCTGATGATGCAGTTGATGCACCCGTAGTCGTCGATGAAGCTCCTTCCGCCGATGTCGATCCGGAAGCGTCCGAACTGCTTTTCGAAACCGAAGATGTTGCCCAGCTCGTTGCTGAAGTAACTGGTCAGCCCGTTGACGTTGAACTCGACAACGAAAATGATGCTGTCAAGTTCACTGTCGGCGATGACGAATTTACCATTCACGCTGAAGGCGATGAGGAGATTCTCGAATCTCGCAAGATCGCGCGCGGAAAGCGTAAGGTCGCTGCTTCGACTAAACCCGCTGCGAAGCCCCAGGGCCGCACCGTTCGCCGCATCGTCAAGAAGTAATTAAATCATCTTAGTTTGCCCGCGGGTTATGTGCCTGCGGGCATTGCTAATACTCAGATAATCAACAAATGGGAGGTAAATATGGATACCATAGAATGCGGCAAGTTGCTAGATTCGCTGAAACAACTTACAGGCAATATCAGCAAAGCACTGAATAAATTAGTTAATTTCGGCATAAAGTTAAGCGATGCAAAGAATGACGAAGAGCACGAAATCTCTACAATCACCGGCACACTGCCGGATGGTACTAAGTTAGATATAACTTGGCAGCCGCATGATGAAACCAAGAAGATGTTTCGAATGAAAATCAAAGACACTCGTGGTAAATCAGTCGAAGATGCTAATGTACGCGAAGACGATTACTATAAACGCTTGACAGAGTTGGTGAAGGAAGGATGGGATGTAGACATATCGGACGAGCTGCAACAAGCTGCTGAAGAGCCTGATGAATCCGCTGAGTTGAAAGACGAAAACGCTGAGTCTGTGAATGAATCAATAAAATTACACTTGCGATTACATAAGGTCTGCGGATCTGCAGAAGATAGCATTGTTCTAGATCGAATATATGGCAACTATGCGATTTCCGAAATGAATGCGGATTTAGCGGCGCTGCTAAACGATGACGATTTCGCACAATCTATTACTGAAGCTGGTAATGATATCTGTGTAACCGTAACACCTGACGAATTTGATGTGCAGACGTGTTCTATGGATGATGTTGTTTGCTACCGAGAATCGATTCTAGATTTGCTAAAAGTTGCATACCTTACACTTTGGGATCTGCAAGATATCCACTGGAATGTAAGGGGTGACGATTTCGACACTATTCATGAGCTGTCGGACAAGTATATTCACTATGTATTTGACGACATCGACTGGCTGGCTGAGCTATGTGTCGAACTTACAGATAATGTACCGCATGTTCACGATATAGTGTCCTGCTCACCGACAGTAGTGAGTATTGGTAAAGATTATTGGACCCGATTAAAGGATACTCTCAATGACTTCGCTGCAGCCTTGGAATCGTATAGTTGCAATTTTAGTCCGGATATTGCTGAATATATTTCAGAGCGGGTACGGCTGTACCGAAAGTCAGCGAATTTCTTTGTGGGGCGTGCATTAAGTTAAGTTTAGCATCGTTATATCAATCAACACATCAAAAAACGAGGACGTTGAAATTATGAAGATGAACGAAGAACATGGCAATTTCTGCCCATCCAATCGCTGGGACATAACATCAAAGCCTGAAATTATTCGGAATTATATCGACGGCGGCAGAGGAATTGTAACGCTTGCAAATACCCAGAGTGAAGTCCATCACACATATGAATTTCGGCTACCTAATAATCCGAAATCCTTTGGCAAAGAAGTATTGTTTGTATATACTTTAATCAAAGAGAATGTGTGGATGTATGTCGGAATGTACAATCGAGATGTGTGCCAATTCAAGCTGACACGTAGATCTAACTTCGGGCAGGATTCAAAAATCGTAAAAGGCGTCGAATACATACTGCGTCGTGCGTGTTGCGCGTATAGCGGAGATTCGCCGATGCACGTCTATCACGAAGGTGTTTGCGCTGTGTGCGGTCGAAGACTTACAACGCCGAAATCGATAGAACGCGGTATCGGACCGAAATGCTATGCACAAATCGCAAACAACAATGCTGAGTAATCTCGAATATTTTGATAAACTCGCTGCCGCATTCGGAAATCGTTATGCGGCAGTTAATTATATATGTAAATTAGCTAGGCAAAATATGAATTGTTCGCCTAGGCGCATACTAGATTCTGAGGCGCTATCATGGGCGATAACTGGCGAGCAGCCGCGCCCGATAAAGCGGTCTAACACTGCTAAGTTATACCTGAGTTTACCGGTATCGCAGACGCTGCAATTAGTTGATAACATTGCCGTACGTAAAAGTGTGATTCGCTCGTTATCAGCGTCAATTTATCATCATATTTGTAAATATGACAACACCTTATATATCGCTGAAGATGTACCAAATTATACCGAAAACTTTATATCAGATTATGTAGTTTGCAATTCGACTCGAGACATCCCATTATTATTCATGTATGATGATAGATTAACATCTCCAGAGCAGGCTCGAGTACGAATATTAACTCGACTTATATGGTTGAGGGAGTAAGGAGATATATTATGCCTAGAGGAGTTAGAAACCCCAAACCTGAAGATGTGAATAATGCAGGAGCTGATCTTGACGCAGCTGCTAACCTGCAAGAGGTTGGTCTCACGTCCAACGTTGCTGAAAATGATAGCAATCTGGAATATCATAAGGATTGCATCAAAATGTATCAGCGTCCTGATCTGCGATCAACAAGCTGGCGCATTCGTGGCCATTACAGAGAAACTGGTGAGCGGTGTGGAAAATTCATCGCAATTGTATGTATTGCACCCGGATTTAATTGTCGATCCGGATGGATATATAGACCGTGATAGGAGGTCATATGATGACGTTTCTCGAAACGGTGCGTATCATCGGAGATTTTGGAATACTGATAGTCATTGGAGGATTAGTTGTATATGCTATCTACCTTTGGATAACAGGGAAGGCATGGTGGATTCCTAAACGAGAAAACGTAGATCAGCTGGAGCTCACCAAACGCGAACAGCATGATAAGCTTCTCGAGTTGCGTTCGGATATCGGTGAGGAGATTCAAAAGCTGATAAATTCAGCGCTAAAACGTAATGACTGGACACGAATACAGGTCATAGAATTTAGTAACTCCGTCATGAGTGTTGCTCACCTCCCGTTCAGATATATGACATGTACATACGAAACATACAAAACAGGACTATTGGGTACTGGTAGGCGAATAGACCGAATATCTACAAGTCTTTTCAATCGATTTTTTACCGAGTTGAATCGGGAAGGCTGGTATCTGATAGATCTAAATTGCGATGATCCTGATGAAATATGCGGTTCGATGCGCGAGTTAATGCTGGCCAGCAATGAAACGAAATCGCTTAATGCTGCGTTGACATCACCATCAGGTAAATCTATCGGTTATATAACTGTCAAGAACGAAGACGGGTTTGAACAACAAGACATCGATGAAATCATAGAGCTCTCTCATCGTATTGCTACTTTACTTTGCATGGCACAATAATTTAGAATGGTCGGAATTCCGGCCATTTTGTTGTCGAATCGTTATATTATACACGAGGTGAACCTGATGAAAGACAACAAAAAATTATTTATAATCCTTTTGGCACTTGCTACAATTTCAATCCTGGTTGGATTCTTAGTATCATTAAATGCGCAAACAAGCGTTGATGATGCGACAATCACATTTCCAAATCTAGAGGTATCACGTCTTGAGACATCATATCCAAGCATATCGCTTGTACCTATCGAGTCAACTAACATCGAATCCGATCATGTTGAACCCGAAGATACCGAGTCAACAACCGTCCTAGAAGATACTGAATCAGAAACGCATATTGATGTAGGAAGCGAGCCAGAAGTTAAATTTGATCCGTACATACAGCTTACCGACGATGAAATATACGAATTGGCTACCCTTGTTTGGTTAGAGGGATATGCCGAGTCGCCGGACTGCCAACGCGCAATTGTATCAGTTGTAATAAATCGAATGCGGCTTTGGAACATGTCACTCAAAGATGTGATATATGCATCTGGACAATTTACGCCTGCGTGGATGATAGAATTTACTAAACCAGATCTCGCGCAAATTGGTTATGTTATGGATGTCATCGAATATGGCCCAAATATACCAGAATATGTTTGTTATTTTAGGTCTAAGCATTTTCACAATTGGGATGGGATGTACGATTTTGAGCAAATGGGGAAAACGTATTTTTCGTATAGCTCACAGGATCACGAACTGTATCTGAGGAATTCTACGCGATGAAATTTGAAGTTGTACGAAAATATGATAATAGGCCAATGATGTCAACAGATAACCCTAACTGTATCGGATTCAAGTATCTTGATGCACAAGAAGCTTCTGGCTACTACTTTAGAGTTGACGGTAAGCGTATTTCCGGCGTAGAGATAAGAAGGCGCTTCAATTATCAAGAACCTGCAGAAGAAATCGCTTTGGCCTCGCCTACAGTAAGTACGTCGTCGGCACCTCCTGTGCGTAAGGTAAAGAAAATTCGTTGTATAACTAATAATAAGATATACAACAACATGAGCGCTGCTGCTCGTGATATCGGAATAGATCCTGCGGCAGTTTCGTACAGTATGAAAGTAGGGCGGCCTACAACCTCAGGACATTCGTTTGAATTTGTAGAAGATGATCAACGTATTTCAGAATAACAATAGATATGATATAAAATCAAAATACGATCCGGATTTTATCGCGTTGATTAAGACCATTCCAGGGAGGCGATGGGATGCGGATCGCAAAGTATGGTCCATACCGTCCGAACGGTTAGGATTTCTAATAAACGCCTGCTCAAACACAGTATATGCAGATCAGTTATCTATACATTCTAACGAAGATTTAGGTAAGAACGCAACGCTGGACGCGACGGCAGCTATTCCTCAGGTGGATATGTCAAATGTCGAAACCTATGTCGAAGCAGGTTCAAAGCTTTATGCACACCAGATCGACACACTGCGATACCTGATATATCGACACAATATCGGATGTAAGTCAGGATTTTTACTCGCTGACGAACCGGGACTTGGAAAAACGCTAAGCGTGATGAATGCTGCGCTTTACAAGAAAAACCATGAAGGTGCTAAGCATTGTCTTGTTATTTGTTGTATAAACACCTCAAAGTATAACTGGTACGATGATATTGTTCGACATAGTAATGGTGAATACACCCCATACATTATCGGATCGCGCAGGCGTAAACGCGGCGAAGGCACTATAATAGGCAGCAGCGCAGATAAGTTAGCGGATCTAGAAACTATGCGAGCATATACGACCGATGATATGCCGTATTTCATGATACTGAATGTCGAAGCACTACGATATCGGCAAGGCAAGCTCTACCCAATTTCCGATACTATAATTAGGTTGATGAACTGCGGACAGATCAATATGATCGCAGTTGACGAGATTCACAAGAATTGCGGACAAACAAGTCAACAAGGTAAACAGCTACTCAAGATAAAGTTAAAATCAGGCGCTAATTGTGAGTGGATACCTATGACCGGTACACCCATTGTAACTTCGCCTCTGGATTGTTTCCTACCTATGCGGCTTATAGATGCTACAGATATAGATTCTTATTATATTTGGAGCCAACACTTTTGCGTATACGGAGGATTTGGAGGTCACGAAGTTGTTGGCTATAAAAATATACCCCAATTGAAACAGATTGTTCAATCTAATATGTTACGCCGTCTTAAACGTGACGTATTGGATCTGCCTGAAAAGATATCAGTTACTGAATATGTCGAAAATACGCTGTGCCAAAATAAGCTCTACGCTGAAATACAAAATGAAATGCGTAAACGCAAGAGAGAGCTGATACAATCACCAAATCTATTGGCCATGTTCATGAAATTACGGCAGGTAAATGGATATCCTGAGGCAGTCAATTCAGAAGTTGATTGTACATCTAGCAATTACATCAAGCAAAACGCAAAGCTTCAGCGTATGCTTGAGCTGGTTGATATGTATTGCAGCAACAATCAGAAAGTAGTTATATTTTCAAACTGGGTGCAACCTCTGCGCATGTTGTACTACTGGATAGCTAAGAAATATAAGACGTGCGTATTCACAGGCACAATGAAGCCAGATATTCGTAACAAGAATAAGAAGGTGTTTGAAGAAAATCCCGATTATCTTGTTATGCTAGGCACAATAGGTGCACTCGGTACTTCACATACGTTGACTGCATCTCATGTTATCATCTTCTACGACGAGCCTTGGACTGCTGCAGATAAAGAACAAGCAGAAGACAGATGCCACCGTATATCCATGAGGGACACGTTGATGATTCATACGTTAATAACCAAAGGTACAATTGACGAAACTGTTCATGATATTGTATATGCTAAAGGTGCTGTTTCAAAATACATTGTAGATAATAATATGGATATTCGTAATAATCCAGACTTGCTTGACAAGTTACTTGGAGAGTGATACAACCTTCAATAGAGGTAACCGTTATATAACGTACAATAAAATAAAGGAGATTTATTATGCGGATAACAGCTAATCGCCGTGACGATATCATCAAACAGCGCGATGAATATAATCGTCAGAAAGCGGATAAGGTTCAAAAATACGAGAAACAAGTCAAAGATTATGATGAAGCGATGTCTGCCGTAACAGATAAAGTCGAAAAAGATCTTCGTGCGCGCCTTGCAAAATTTGATAAGCTTCATTTTGACGTATCGGTTGCACCGGCATTTTTTAGAGACCGCGGGTTAACAGTCCGAATATCCTGCAACGAAGATAATAAGTTCGCAGATGATTCAGCACTTTCGTGGAATTACTCAGTCAAAGTTAATGATAAGGGTGACGTTATCGCTGAAACCGGATCCTGGTCAGGGCTGCAAGCTACGACATCTGCGCAGCTGGATTCACTCGAACAGACTCTTGCTGCATTGCGCGAGCTGAATAAGATAGACTGGAAAACTGAGATAGATATTGACACACCTCAATATGATGATTATGTTAATATGCTTGATCCACGATATGACGATGAACCAGATTTTAATGCCATGCTTATGGAAGCCGATGTTGACGACCTGGTAGGCACTAACCGAGGGATATATCGTGATGCAACTGGATCGTCACGCTACTATCGTGGGCGCGTATATAGCGTAATAGTTGGTCAGTCTGATAAAACTTATACTGTTTTCGACATTCCTGAAATGTATGCCGAAGATACTGATAAGTTTGAGACACTTTCAACTAATACGTATCGTATAAGTAAGAAGAAATTCATAGACTCGCTTATCGTGCCTATGAACATTAAGGATTTCAGCTAAGGTAAGGAGAACTAAATATGAAGCGAATCATTCGGAACATAACAGCAGCTGAATCTACGGAAGATACGCGATTTGACGATCTTCTTTCTGCAGTGAAAGCTGATTTCGACTATCTTGCCGACGGCCTTGAACGTCTTGCAAGAATTAGCGCCGGCGATAAGCTACGCGCACTTGAAATACTTGAAACGCTAGATGCTGAGCTGTCTGACATAATCAATCAGATAGCAAGTGCAACAATTACGGAGGATGACAAGGTATGAAAAATAAGTATTCTAAAGGCACAGTAGAGCAGATGATGGCCGCTATTGACAGACGGATAACTGAGTTGGGCGGGAATGCCGCCGAAGAACTCGTATCGTCAGCAATCAACATCGATGAAGCTAATTTTGACGAAAGATATATTCACACGCTGATTGGAGATCTAGATTCCGAACTAGGCGAATATTTTGAATCGTTGACTTTTGCGACAACAAATGACGCGCTTATTGTCACAACCGTTGACGCTGAGGATATTCATGACTTCACTGTGCCGTATGCCGATCTCAAATTTGCTTATGATAAGATTGACGATGACATCGAATACATATGCGACGAGATACGCGAGGCTACTGACATTTCGGCTGCTACTAATACCGTTAATGTTCCTGCCAAACCGATAATCGGCGAAGATGACGGCGAATGGACACGTGAAGATTTCAAACGCCTTGGAACCAAGAAAGTTCGAGGGATAGACGGATCATTAGTAACCTACAGCTACTACCGTCGCTCGGATGGTAAGTATGTATTCATGTTTGATGAGTTGCCAAACTACGGTCCGGAAACTGGTGATTATGACGATGTCATGGACAGCGAACGTGAAGCCTGGATTCAATTTGAACTCTTTGAAGGCGTCGACGAAAACGGCAACGACCTTTATAATGACTACGACAAGAATGGCGACATCATCGAGCATTATAACTTCGAGAATTCGCATGAATAATGGGAAACGACGGGCTGGGCAAAGCTGCGGAGGCGAAAATACGAGAGTGGTTGGATAGACCAGATTTCGGCTATTCATTTGATCGTATACCAGATCAATTGTCCGGTATGTATGGATCAAAAAATATCTGCGATTTTACACTATTCAAGTATCCTGAGTACTGGTACATAGAGTCGAAGGCCACTTGGGATGCTAGATTCTCGTTTGACATGATAACTAGTTATCAACTCGAGAACATGCTCAAGAAATCGGACATACCGCATGTCCATAGCATTATAATCATCTTATTTGCGACGCAAAAGCGCGCATTCATCATAGATATAAGAGAAATAGATAAACTTCTCCGCCGCGGCATAAAATCTATCAACATAAATAAACTTCAAAAATGGTGCGAACTATTTAAGTATGTTGAGATCGATACTGTCCCTAACAACCGGAAGAAGTTACTAGATTACACAGGAGAGATAGACGAATATCTCAATAAAATAGATAATTAAGGAGGTAATTATCATGGATTTTGGAGTAGCAAACGTAGCGGCGATTACAATGCTCACCTACATTGTTGGCGGACTTATAAAGGTCAGCAAACTAGACAACAAGTGGATTCCGACAATCTGTGGAGTAGTCGGCGTTGTATTAGGTATCGTAGCATTTTACATCGGTGTACCTGATTTTCCGGCGAACGATGTCATCACGGCTGCCGCAGTTGGCGCAGCGTCTGGATTTGCAGCTACTGGTGTAAATCAAGTCGGCAAGCAGCTGTCTGACAAAGAAGAATAAGTTTCGGCTTCGTTTAGTCCTGCTATCAATAGAGTGCACAACCTCACGGCAGTGCACTCTATTTTTATGAATCGTTAATATATTTGAATCATTATTGCGGAGAATTGAAAAGATGGATAATCTGATTGAAAAGATACTGAAGAAATGGTTAGAGGTTTCAGAATATAGTCCGGAACAAAAAGAATTCAATCTATTGAGCAGTAATTTTAGGTTTCACGAATGCGGAAACAGAATTCAACAGCTGCTGAAGTGGGATAGTTCCGGAATTTTTGCAGTGCTTTATGCTAAAGCTTCATTTGAAACAATATGCAAAGGGATTGCGTGTAACTTATTAGACTTGTTGAACCATCCTGCAGGTCTTCAGGACTATCAAGATATTTGGAACATGTTTAATTGTCCTGAAATGGCCGACATTGAACATAACGCAATTCAGAGCATAGTTAGATTGACCAGTAGCAATCCTGCAGTCGGAGAATTAGATCCAGAAAACGAATCAGCTATCTTTAGGGACAGCATCGAATACATTGCTGAGGAGTTGCTGAAATGCAATCTGGAATTTTATTCTATGCAACCGCGTTCGCAGTTTCACAAAGATCTTAAATTTAACGCAACTCTATATATATTTAATACTACCACAGAATGTGTTCTTAACATTGAGAAAAGCCCCGACGGTATCTATCTTTGCTACATCACAGACTTCAATTCTTGCGGAGGATACTTCGGATATTTCATAAAGAGTGGGCCAAATATACTATCAATTAATGATAGAATTGATGAGTCTTTTGTCGGAGAACATACTAGACGTAGAAATAACAGATTCATTGAAGATAAGAAATGGCACATATTTCCTTATGATGAATTGCTAACTATCGAAGGTAGAGACTATTTGGGATATGCTAAATCGCTCGTATGCGAAGTAAGGCCTAGAGAAATCAGGAGATTTAATCCCGCTAAAATATATCCAATCATGCTTTCCATTGCTTTAATTATCAAAAGATTTGCGAATGCTGATGTAGACGAATTAGTAAATAAAGATAATATTCAGCGAGTTTATATTGACTCTTTACTTCATCAAAATGTTTCATCCGAACTAATTACCGCGATTGTACCAGTAACTGCGAGCAGTCTCATAATCCAAACTACTCAATCTATTCCGATACGTAGTTTCAACGCTGACAATGTCCTAAGTAATGAACTTCAATCGCAATATGATTGGAGCAGTGAAACTGAAGGGCCCAGACATCGCGGAACTTACAAAGATGTCAATAAGCTACTAATTGATCTTTATGGCCAAGGTTTTGAGCTTGACAACTCTAAAGTTATGCAGCGAAACTGGCCGCAATTGACTGACGGAGCGTCGGATACCGTAGTTTCGGAATACATCGGACCTAGTGATAAGATCGAACTAGAGTATTATCGCCAGTCAAGATTACAATTGAAGGAACATATTATCCGAGGTATGCAGAAAGCATATCTAGATGCAGGCGGTTACGAGGGCATAAAGCAATGGTATGTGGCAGCGCTCAAGAAAAACGAAGAAGCATTAATACAGATGGCAGTTGATTGGTACATCAAATATCTTAATAACGAAGTTAGTTCCTATTCAATTGACTCGTTTGGGATCACTACTAGTGATAACTTGCAAGTTTCAATTCGTGAACGAGAGTCAGGGTATTTAGCGTCTCGGCTAATTCGTGAATTTATTATCAATGCGCAGTCTCAAAACAACTATGATTTGTATAAATGCCCCATAACTGGCAACGTAGCTAATGTGTGGTTTATATTTGTTCCTAACACTTGGCAGAATATTGAAAAACTAGCGGGGCAAGATGTACCTAAGATATTGAAAGGTTTCAAATATTCAGGACCAGAATACGGCGGAAATTATCTCATCCACTCATGTGATCCAATTGCATTCATTCATAATCCCTTTGAATCTAATGTTAAATCCGATTACAATAAGATATTTGTCGGTAGACGAAGTATGGATTTCAGTATGGCCATTGGATTCTCTAAGCGGGGATTGAATAAGCTCGTCAGACAAAGAAAAGCGACGAATCATTAAGTCATATGAACTGTTTCAAAATGGAGGATAGAATGAAGGTTGTAAGATGTGGCGGTGATTGGAGATACTGTATAGATGATTGCGCGCGATGTATCTTCCACCGTACTAAATATAAGGCGGACGTAGAGACACAAGTTGTTGGCAATATTTGCCTTACTGCACTACGCGCATGCGGATATGCAGATGAATTCGGACATTGCATCTTACCGCATCCTGAATGCGGAGCTCAGCCGAATCGTTAATTTAAGCGCAACAATAAAAGAACGGATTGTTAAAGATATTGGAGGTTAACATGTTTCATTACACAGATAACATTGTCGAGTTACGCAAATATAATTTTATTCGTCATCCCGGATCCGATATAGAAATATATGACGGCGCTTCTAAAAAGATTGGTATTATTTCAGAAGATGGGCGGGTCATATCTCCGACATTCGGTCAGGAGGTCAACGTAGAGATCATATCGGATTTTGAAAAATTCAAACTTTCAGATCCTGAGTACCTTGTGTACGCACCGAATGCGCTTTCGGAGCAGTTCGACGACTTACAACGCCGAATGAGCCGGGACGATATTCGAGATCTTTATATTCGTGTTATGCAGGGTTGTTTGATGATCCGTGCAAAATCGGCGATGGGAGACAAGTTCAACCCAGGTGTGGCGAATCAGCAAATAGATAACATAATAAACTGGCTCATGTCCACGGATTTCTTTGTAGCACCTGCTTCGACTAAGTACCATGATTCATATTCTGGGGGACTCGTCGATCACTCGTTGAGAGTTGCAATAGAAGCTATTCGCCTTCTAGATCTTCCGAAATTCAACAATATAGATATTGCATCTGCAGTACTTTGCGCACTTGTTCACGATTGGTGCAAAATAAACAAGTACGAAGCGTATCAGCGCAATGTTAAAAATGATGCAACAGGTTGTTGGGAACGCATACCCAGTTACAGATACAAAGACGATATTATGATTCCGCTTGGACACGGAGAAGCCTCCATGTATATGGCCATGAAGATGATCAAGCTATCAATTGACGAAGCTTGTGCAATTCGGCATCACATGGGTGCATGGGCTGAGCAGGGGTCATATAACGTGAACGATCTGCAGTACGCAAATGAGCATTTTCCGCTTGTTCTGCTCCTCCAGTTTGCAGATCAGCTCTCACTCGTAAACTACTAAAAGCACAGACATACCTTGTATTGTAGTAGGCAATCAAACTAAATATGGAGTGTAAACTGATATGTCTATAATGGCTAACCTCAAAAATACTTGTAAGACTGAACTAGATGCAATCGTTGCAGAAACTAACCGAATCACAGGATGTGATGTCAAGCTGCGTACTGTAAAATACATTGGATGTGAACGTATTGAGTACCAGCCTACACGGTGTACAGCTTCTGCTACTTTCGACGCTGATCACACCCCGCTCAGGTGTAAACTTGATTTCAAGACAGATGACGACGGTAATATCAAATGTATGACAAATAAGGACGACATAGTCGAAGCATTTGCCGGTGTGCTTGACAGTGCAAAACATTCGATTGACGCAGCATCTAACATTCCTGCGGACAAGGATACTGTCCACGCTGCCGATGGGCTAGATTCTGTCGATGACACCATAAATGATAATATTGATCAGCTTTCCGATACTATTGATGACCTGCAAGATGCTGTTGAAGATATTGACGAATCCGATGTCGATATCGCCTTGGACAATAATATTGATGGGCATTATATTGCAGAATGCGATAACTGTCACGGAGTATTCATCTCTGCAATGCTTGAATCCGATCAGCATGTCGAAAAAATTTCGGGCACATGTCCATTGTGTAATAAAGAAACTGATCAATACTTGAAATGGGTCATCAATTCTGTCAACGCTTGAGCAGTCCTAAATATACTAACTTGGAGGATGATTATGAAAATAACTGTTAAGCGCAAGTGCTTCGCCAATTCTGACAATATTAAAGATAACCAATCGAAAGGATACAATTTAGAACTGGGGCCAGGGGACGTCATTGTATCCAATCTAACTGGCGCCAGATTTAAGATTCTTAAGCCGAAAGATGGCTATGCTATGGTCCGCAATCTCGATAACGGCATCATTTCACACATCTCTAATGATAGCCTTAATTCAGAAATTTTTCATCTCGGATCCCTCGACGATGAAATAAATGCAGCGGACGAGTTAGATTCCGAAGAATATAAGATAGACCATCCTGAGCAGGAGTTTGATTCTGCGGAAACCTCAATCAATTCTAACAAACTTCCAGCGGTTTATCGCATGATATCAATCCCAGAAGGAACTATAGGTGTAGACTTTGGGGGCGGAAAGTTTGACAACGGCGTAGAGCACATTCGCGACCTCGGCGCTACACTATGTGTTTACGACCCATATAATCGCTCTGCTGAGCATAACAGGGAAGTTATCAAAACGCTGAAAGAAAACGGCGGCGCATATGACATAGATCCAGCGCAATATTTTACTCGCGATGACCTCGACGAGTTTGCGCAAGATGTTGTTGATGCTATCAACGGTGAGGGATATTCTAAGGTCGAACTCATCAGTAGCTTCATTGATGACGGTAAAGTGGAGATAACCCTCGATTGGGACGGTGACGAAGTATCTAGTGCGATTAAGATCGACATGCGAAGAATTCGCAGACCTAGCGACATTCAAAAGTACATTCAGCCGATGTGTGCTGCGCTGCTCGGGAAATTAGCACCTATTGGATTCGACTTCGGTCCACATTTCAACGGCGAGGATTATCCGCTGCGCGGATCGACAGATGTGATGAGTTATGTTGAGCTCGATCCGGAGGAACGCGAAAGTCCGAAAGCTCGCCCCGATGAAGAACGTGTCATTACAATAGACGGATATCAAGCTGACTTAGCTGTAGCCGATGACGGTTCGTACGTTATAGCTAATGATAATCTAATTGATCATGCAGACGACATTGCCGATGTCAATGATCTAGTACTTTCAGGAGGACGTCACCTCAAGGTGTGGAGCGATCGAACATATCAGACTGAACTGTTTGATAGCACTGATATCGTAGATGCTATATCCGATGTAATAGCAGATGATGTTCCAGAAGATCCGGGAAAGTATAAACTAGATTGTGACGTCGAACTCACTTATGCAATAACCGACATTGCTACATTTGACATTGATGATCCTAATAGGTTTGATTTTGATCACATCAAATCAAACCTGAAACGCGCGGAAGTATTTAACGTCAAGATCAGCCCGATTGAATAACTAATTACTACGCGAAAACATTATAGACGGCAACAAATCGTTGCCGTCTTATTTTGTGTAACAATTAAGTTAATGTACGAATCGTTAAATTAATCAACAACATAATCACGGAGATAAAAGATGAAAAATTCTGTAGCAACTATCATCCAGCTTATACTTGCAATCTTTTTTGCACTTGTTATCGTAATATCTGTAATATGCTTAACTGGACTCAATCTTGATAACGATAATTGGCTTAAGGCCGGCGGGTATTGTCTGCTTGCGCTCGCAGTAGGCATGATAGGAATGCGCATAACTCTTAATCCCGATTGCGTCATCCGGCACATATTTGCCTTTGAACTTTGCATACATGCAGTACTGTTTTCAATGGGCGTCAAAGATGAAGTAACTGCATTTGCATATCTAATAAAGCAAAAAGAACACTCATTGATCCGGGCTTACATACGCGGCCTCCGTATGTATGATAATGGAGGTCGCTGCTGAATGGAACTCAATGCTGAACAGCGGCATGCTGTCGAATGCAATGATAAACATATACTGTGTTTAGCGGGTGCAGGTACTGGTAAAACGGCTTCGCTGATCGCACGAATATCACGGTTAGTAAAGGAAAATGACACTCGCGGAGATCATATATTGGCACTAACATTTACAAACGCCGCAGCGGCAGAAATGACACGCCGATTTTCCGATGCAATGCCGTTATGTGCGAGTAAACCTATGTTCAAAACATTCCACGCGTTCTGTTATCATCTGATTCTAACGGATAGTGATGTTAGGCACGAAATTGGATATGAACGTGTTCCGGAAGTTTGCGAGCCTGATAAAATTGATCAGATAATAAATATGCTTAGAACTAAGCTGAGTATAAAGATAAGCGCACGGATAATTATGGATAAAGATAAGGCGACGCCTACAACACAGTGGGCATTTGATCTATTCCATAAAGCATTCAAGCAAACACTGATCAAAGAAAATCTAATCAGTTTCGACCAAATGTCTAATTGGATAACTGAATTATTCGTAGCCGATGCTCCGTGCATCAAAAAATATAAATCGCAATTCAAGCATATTCTAGTAGACGAATTCCAAGATACGGACCCGCTGCAATGGAAGTTTGTGCAAACATTCAAAGATGCAAACATATTCATCGTCGGCGATGCGTTGCAATCGCTGTATTCATTCCGAAACGCTGATGCTACTATAATTCAAAACTTAGCGAATGACGAAAATTGGACAACAATAAAGCTCTTCAAAAATTACCGGTCAACATCGCAGATATGCAGCTTTGCAAATAAGATGAGTCGCTATGCAGATGGATCATATCGAATAGAAATCGAGTCAGCCGTAGCGGGACCTGACGTAGTTGTTGAATCTGAAATGCCTATAACTAAACTTCAGCCAGTTAGTCCAGAGATGGTTGATGATATTGTATCAGAACTGCCAAAACTAAGTGGATCCGTCGCAATACTCTGCCGAACGAATCGTGAAGTTGACACAGTTGTTCACGAATTAAATGCCCGGGACATTGTATGCACAAGCGGGTCAACTAATAAAAAAGCACTTGATATATTTCAGTCAGGTCGTGATAATGAATATTTTGAAATGAAACTAACATCAATGCTATCGGCAGAACAGTACGCAAACTATGTGAGATATACTACTGTAAATAATGTCAACGACGTTTCAACTAAGATACATGCTATTCACGATAATTTTTCAACGGCTACTATTCGGGAGTTCTATAGTAAAGTTATTCAGCTGAGGCGGATTATAAATTCAGCACAGAACTTGTTTTCTGCATCAGTCTCTATGTTAGAAACGTTAGGACTGCCTGCATTTTCTGACTTTGCAGGTCAATCCAAAGATGAATTGATTGATTACATATATGCGAAGATACAATCCGATGCCTTAGATCAATTGTACGTAGGTACTATCCACTCAAGTAAGGGACTCGAATATGATAATGTTTTGTTAATCAACGTTGGAGGTCCGACATTCCAGCTAAATAACATAGACAATCTCAATTGTTATTATGTTGGGATAACACGAGCGCGGCGCTTCCTCAAGATATATAGACCCGCTATCTCAGAATCGTTTATATTGTATATTAAATAATCTGGAGGCAAATTAATGTTCACAGTAAAGTCAATAACCATCGATGGAATACACAAAGTAGATCATGTACGATATGAATTTGATCAGAACACGTACATATGCGGACCTAACGGTGTCGGCAAATCAACTATACTAACAGCTATTCAGCTTGCACTGCTTGGTAAGATTCCAGGACAGCCTGCAACTAACGCAGCAATATTTCGTCATGCAAACAAACCTACCATGTCGGTATCGCTCGAGCTTAATGACGACAACAATTGCGTCATCATAACGCGTTCATGGACAATCAAACGAAATTCGGTATCTGCGAATCTCAATGTCATAGAAAACGGGATGATGTTGTCAGACGATGCTGCATTAGCTAAAATAAGTAGCATAGTTGGCAATGCATCTCTGCCAATATACAGCTTTGCTGAATTCACAGCATTGTCTGCGAACAAGATGAAAGATTGGTTTTCTGAATTCCTGCCCACTGCAAAAGTAGACAAAACTTGGATGGACGTACTCACTGAAGCAGTGCCAGTATCACTTGCCAGCGATAATGATTACATTGCAGAGATGGCAAATCAACTTCCGCAACCGCTGACAACTGATAACATCAAGAAAGCTAACACATACATTAAATCTTGCATAACTGCGAAGAAGGCAGATATTGCAAGATTAACATCAACTATCCAGTCACTTACATACTATGATGAATTAGACAACAGCCAGACTGAAGAATCAATATCAGCCGATATCAATAACTTGATTGCAGAGCAGCAGCTTGCGAGTAGTTATAAATTTGCAGCCGCGCAGAACTATACGGTCAATGAGTTACTTGAAGATCCTAAATTTGCAAATATGGCAGAAAGTCCGGAAACTGACCCAGAATATATTGAATGTAAGAGCGCACTTACTGAACTAGAAGAAAATGATCATGCGCTTAGTAAGGAAGCAAAAGAGAACACTTCAGCGATAGATTCAGCAGCAACGGAGTTGTGGCGCTGTCGAAAGATAATAGATTCTAACGGAGTTTGTCCATATTCGAATGCCGCCTGTGACAGCATCCTCGAATCAGCGAAAGAACGCGCGTATGTGCTCAACGATAATTTGAGCGTACTTAAATTAAGGAATTCTAAAGTTCAGGATATGCTCTCTGAAATTCGAGCTAAAATAGAAATGTATGTAGCAAGACTCACAGAGATAAAACAGCGCTATGCACAGTACAACGAACTTATGTCTAGACGGATGCCGTTGCCGGATATTACAGGGCACGTTCTTGAAGATCCTAGTTACTACCCAGCTGCAATCCAGCAGAAAACTAACGAACTTGCTCAGCTTCGCGCGAACACTCGCTACAACACTTTGATGAATGACTTAACCAAAGAAAAATATATAGCAGAGATTGAACTCAATTGTCTTAAGACATGGGACACGATAACAGGACCGAATGGACTTCCCACACAGATGTTGACGGATCAATTTAACCACCTTGCAGCAAAAATAAGCGAACTCATGGAAGTTAATCCACTGATGATGCGCTCGGCAGCGACATTCAACCTTTCATCTGATTCGAATACATTTTCGTTTGGAATAATTCGAGATGGTAAATACATTCCATTTGATCTCCTTTCTACCGGAGAGCAATGCTTGTTTTTCGTTGCGTTCATCGATGTCCTGCAGTCAGAAAGTTCATCTCAGCTTAAGCTGATACTTATCGACGACCTGCTCGATCATCTTGACGCAGCTAAATTTGATGCATTTATCGACTCCAGTATGCCTGCATGCAGTTCCCAGATAATCGCTGCAGGTGTGCGAAATGTATCCGACAGATCTGGAATTTTGAAATTGAATTAGTGCGGAGTTAAGGATGAAAATTAAACTTGGAGAAGAATACGAAGTTACTGTTGAACGCATCATAACATGCGGCTGTATTGTACGCCTGAAAGACAATTCCACGCAGCTTATACATATATCACAGATATCTGATAAGTTTGTAAAGGATGTAAATGACTTTGTACATATTGGGGATAGGTACGTTGCAAAGGCTGTGCAACCTACGGAGCTTCCACTCCAGTTATCAATCAAACACTGTACCATCAATGCATCCCATCATGAACTTAGATCACCGGAATTAGAATCGTTATATGATATGGAGGCCGATAAAGCTGATGATGCTGATGAAGTAATTAAAGTTAAACCAGCTGCACGTCATAAGCATACTAACATCTCAGACGCTAAGGCCAATCGGCGTGAAAAATATGAACGCAACAAGAAACGAAGAAAGGATCGCCACTTTGATTAAGTATCGAAAGCACAAACGCAATATGCATAAGATATCCCCAGATAAAGAATTTGAAAACGCTAGGCTTGAATATCTTCGAGAGCTTGCACAGCTTCGTGCTAAGTACGCAACGATCTTCAAGGACATTGTAACCAACGTGCGAAAGTAACTAAATAAAGCAATGCTGATATCAGCATTGCTACAATGCGATGTGGTGCAACGGTAGCACATGAGACTTTGACCCTCATGACGTAGGTTCAACTCCTACCATCGCAGCCAGTTTCCAAATTGACAAAAATGAATGCTGAGGTAGTGAAGATGAGACGTAGATGCAAAACTAATTACAATCACAACGAAATTGTGGAAGAGTTCTTAAACGGCGTTAATCTAATTTCCGGCACTAAGCATACAATCAGGAGCGTAGCTGCGCTCTATCAAACCTCAAAATCTAATGTACATAACATACTGCGTAATCGTTACAATACGTTGACGCCTTCGCAGCAAGCGGCCTGCGCGGAACGATTAAATGAAAACAAAGAAATTCGTTCCGAACGTTCGGGTCGCGCAACTGCGGAGATGTACCGAGCTAAGCGTGAGGTCTACAACCTCCGAGATTTAGCAACACAATTCTTAGAATCCAGAACAACTTTATCTCGATTTGCCGAAATCGTCGATATGCCAGACTCTACGCTCAACAGATGGTTTCATGTCTACCTTGATAAAAATGACCCTTTATATGCACTCGTGAAAAATCGTCTATCGTACAATCAACGCAATGGCCGCCATTTTTGAGAGGTGATAACATGAAAAAAATAATTAAATCTGCCGAATACATCTCCTGCATGGCTTTGATAAACCCTCAGCTTACTGAACAATGCGGAATTCTTGTTGAAGTATTTCAACGAGATGAAGGTCCTATTCCACATGTTCATGTTTTTCACGACAAAACTAGAAATCCTAAGAAATGTTCATGGGTCAGATTAGATAAGCCGGAATACTCAAACCATCATGGTAAGATTGTCATCATGCCTAAGAAAGTTAAAGACGAATTCATAAAAATTATGACCGGAACATGGGAGAAGCACCTAGTCGAAAATCCCGACGGGACATTTAGACCGGCAACTGGCTATGAAGCTGCGGTAGATATCTGGGTAGATACGTTTGAACATGGCAGTTACGCAAAGTTTCCCAAAGACAGCAAAGGAAACCTAGTTTCGATAGATTACTCAAATCTTTAGTGACAGCTTGGAGAGACACGCATCATAGGGAGCGACTGGTGTAATGGAAGCACACAGGAAACTAAGTACGACACACTTTGCATAAGATAGTTGATATCGCTATCTAGCAGAAGATGCCCTGAGGAATTTAGTTCAATTCTAACTCGCTCCGACATATGGTCGAGTGGTGAAATCAGCAAACATACAGGTCTTAAAAACCTGCGGCCTTAGTGCCTTGAGGGTGCAAATCCCTTCTCGACCACCAAATTTTTATTTCCTCTAGGAGAGCCGATGAAACGAATCCCTGTTCAATCTTCAACTTTAGAGGTGGCAAAAGAACCATCACGTGGAGTGTTCTGGATAATTGACGGAGAAGTTCTTTCATTTCCATTTCATAACGACATCTATTCACAAGGAATTTCAAAATCTGGCTTAACTTACAATCACAAAAATCTTTGGCCGCAAGTTAAGCCGAAGGGCTGCAACAAACCGTATAATTACTATCCTAGAGGTAGAGTTGAATTAGGTCGAAACTATCCAACAATATACGTAAATTGTAACTTTGCTAAGCCCGATCTAACTCAGGTCAAAAACGATTTTAACCTCCAAGAAGAGCCGAAGGTGGTCATTGACACATCAGCTCACTATCGATGCTACTTAGACCCGGGTTGGATACCTGATAGATAAAATTACCCATCAATTTCTGTGCCTAGATCCGTAGAAAGGATATGCATGATAAAAAAGCTATTTAGATCTATTCCAGTAGTTAAAAAGTATGTCGATATTTTAGTAAACATTGACGATTACAAAGATAATTCACAAGTAGCTGCTACTGAAAATATAAAAGCAAGAACGTTTCAACCGTCTATCCAGAAACAGTTCAAGATTTCTGATGAAGCATTCTCGCTGTATACGAACTTCATAAATTGTGTACTAGAAGTGATTGTTAGGAATGGATTGCAGATATCTAAGCATTACCAATCAAAGAAAGGCTACACATATTACATTCAAGTTGATCATATTGGATTCGTCAACGGCAACAAAGTAAAATATGAGATAACATTCAGAATAAATAATCATGCTAACCCAACATTGAATAGAGGACCGAAATATACAGGTAGCAGAGAGATGATCATGCCTGTAATGAAAGATATCAAGCTCGGAAAGTTTGATCCGGCTATTTATTCTGCAGCAATGTTTCATCTTAACGAAGTTTGTCAAGGAATACAAGAAGACAAGAGCGAAATTCTCGTGAACGAAAATTCCTACTTTAACTAAACAAAAATTTTTATATTCTATTTGGTCGTACCTGTATAGGTACGTGGATTGAAATACAAACACAACTAGTAGAGGTTAAGATGAAACGCTATATCATTGGTCAAGCCAAATCGCTATCCGATATCGGAGCAGATTTAGAATCTCAGACACCTCCTGTAATTCAAGCTCTTATCCAGTTATACCTCTATCCTAATGTGACAACAAAAGCACATTGGAGAAAGGAGGTATGGGCTAACCTCCACACGGTGGATCTTAGAAAGCGCACCAATAAGTTACCGAAGCGTGAATTCATATTGAAAAATACAATTGTCCCAAATATGAGATTCATAGAATCATTTGTAGCAGCTGTCATTGATAAAGAATATGAATTTGATCCAATTCCAGTCGATTACGATGATTTATGTGGATTGATTGATAATTACTTCGATTGGCTTGCAACGCGACTCAGTCAAACTCGCTACGTCGCTGCTAATGAAGTATACACGAAATTAGAAAGCATCGGATTGTAATCGTTATATAATATGCGGAGGACGAAATGAAGAAAGTTATTTATTCGGCGCAAGAGCTTCAGAAGAAATACAAAAAGATAGCAAAATCGCTATATGCTAAAAATAGATCTATAATGGAGAGGCTTAAAAGTAGCTAATCGTTATAAATACCAGGGGCGATGGCAGTCCCGATAGGTGCAGCGAAGTTCGAGTCTTCAACCCGAGTCAGGTTCGAATCCGACGGGGCACGGTGCAAAACCTATCACTCTCATGCAGATATGATGTAATGGTAACATGCGACTTTTCCAAAGTCGTCTTGCAGGTTCAACTCCTGTTATCTGCTCCATTGGGCCGGGATTTCTAAAGCTTTGAGCGGTACCGAGAATCCCGTAGATTTAATCTATATCGAATCAGCCGATAGCCGTTTATTTTAACTGCGTAAAAGCTGCTCGCAACAGCAATCCAATGATGACGATGTAATGCTGATTAAAGATAAGCAGACATTGGATCCTCAATTATCGCGAGGGTTGGCGGGGCACGAAGAGGATGTGCTAAGGAGACAGAGTAAATAACCTCTGCTGTCTGTGTAGCGATATTTGAGTGGAAGGGGAACGATGATTACATTTGTTTGCTGGAGAAATCCTAAAAGATTTAAGAAACGCACTTATGTTGTTCGATTTGACTCATTATCAAGAGCAGCAAAATATCTTGCAGACCATTCACACGAAGGTAGAATTGCAGCTGTCCGTTGCACTAATAAGGAGATGGATATAATCAGGATCAAGGCCTACAGGGTACTATTACGAAACTTAAATTCGCAATCGTTATAATAATCACAGCATTGCTCAGGTAGCCCAATTGGCAGGAGGCAATAGATTTAGGATCTATCGAGTATGGGTTCGAGTCCCATCCTGAGCACCATTCGTCCAACTTGACACAGCGGACTGGTCGTACAATGAGCACGATATCAAGGCGACATTCAAGTGCACACGGAGAAAGTGATCGTATAACCGGTATGAGTGATCAAGCAGTGCATTAAGTACTACTGTGACAGCTTGGAGAGACAAGCATCCGATGGATCAGTAGCCCAATTGGCAGGAGGCAACGGACTCAAAATCCGTTCAGTGAGGGTTCGAGTCCCTCTTGATCCACCACATTGATACATCGAGATGTAGGGTAACGGTCACCCACTTGTTTTGGGAACAAGTCCAAGCAGGTTCAACTCCTGTCATCTCGACCAATTCTTAAAGAGATCAACAATACCGAACGGGGAAGCTGCGCATGAAATTGTTTTCACAGGAAGCTGATAATCTCGAACATGAACTTCGAGAAGCTGCTCAAGCATATTACACAAATGGCGCATCCAAATTAACAGACGCTGAATTTGACGCTAAACTTCAGCGTCTGAAAATTTTGCGCCCGCAATCTGAAATACTAACTGCTGTGGGGCATGGTTATACGGTTCAACGTGATGATACTGCCGGAAATAAGTATAAACACAAATATGGTCCGGCAGGCAGTTTACCTAAATTACATAACTGGGATGAACGTATAAAGACAATCAATCACGACGACGTTATCGTCTCATTGAAGATAGATGGCCTCAGCGTTGTACTCTATTATGAGCACGGCAAACTTGTCCGAGCGCTAACTCGCGGCGATGGATACACTGGAATAGACATTACAGATAAGATCCGTTGTATCATGGATCAAAATGTCGATTGTAAATTCCACTGCATAGATTTCACAGGTGCAATTCGTGCTGAAATCGTTATGTCACTATCTGCGTTTGATGACTACTGCAAATCACATTCAGAAGCTACTAATCCGCGAAATACAGCTGCAGGCCTAATCAATGCTAAAGAATTGTCACCAGATCTGAAATACTTAGATATTATTGCATATACCGTTGTTGGAGCTGAAAATAATTTAGCCGTTGATACATATCTAAGTGTGCTCAACTTTTTGAAATGCTTCCCGTACAAGTTGGTTAAGTATGAACCTGCAAAATTAACTGAGTGCTCAATTGACAACGTAATGCAGACACTGCGAGAAAAGTGGTACGGTGACGTTCCGTCAGATGGCATTGTTATCGCGGATAACCGAATAACTACTAAAAAGTTGAGCGAAAATGTTATCTCGATAACATACAATTCAGAGGCATTTAAGTTTCCTGCAGAGACGAAACAGACTACAGTAGAGGATGTGGTTTGGGCATTGAGCAAAACAGGCTACCTTATCCCGCGTGTCCAAGTTGAGCCAATAACATTATCCGGTGCAACTGTAAGATATGCGTCGGGATTCAATGCTAAGTATATCGCTGATAACACCATCGGCGCAGGCGCAATTGTTGAACTTATGCGATCTGGAGAAGTAATACCAGATATTCAACGCATAGTAATGTCCGCACCTGCAGGCTCAGATCTCCCGAAACATTGCCCAGAATGTCAATCTGAACTTGTCTGGGATGGCGTACATTTGAAATGCCCTAATCCAAATTGTCGTAATCAAGCTATACAAGATCTGCTCATATGGTCTAACGTATTATCTCCGCTAGATAATCTAGGCGATTCGCTTCGAATTAAATTTTTCACACAGATATTTGGCCCTGACGTGAACATAGATGAGGTAATGACCAATACAGATAAAGATTTGACTGTCATCGGAACAGGTGCACAGGCCAAGTTGTTTATGGCGATGCTAGACAAGCTACATGATCGCAAAAACATACCGATAGCTACTGCATTACGCGCGCTAAACATCCCTAGACTCGGCGACAAAACTGCAGACAAGTTTGCAAGTGATGCTAAATTAATAGTCGAAATCCTTGAAGAGACCAATAGATACTTGACAGTAACAGACGCGAGCCGAACTAAGTTATGTAGATGTATTGGTGATGCTAATGCTTCTGCCGTGCTTAATAATTTGAATAAATTTGCGCGACTTAACTACATATTCAATCGAATATGCTGGACGATATCCAATGATGCACCGAGTAAGGGTCAAGTATGTATAACAGGTAAATTAAGCTGCAAACGGGCGGATTTCATAGCGCTCTTGGCGCAGCATGGATACTCAGCCGGAGATTTAACTATCCGTACAATGTGCTTGATTACTGATGAACCTGATTCCGGTTCTAGCAAAAATCAGAAGGCTGACAAACTTGGCGTACCTAAGATAACTGAGCACGAATTCCGTCAAAAATATCTAAACTAATCACCACAACAACTGAATCATTAGCTCCTCGCTAAACCTTCTATATAGGATGAAGATAAGAAAATTAGCGAGGAGTTACCTATGTCGAATCAATTCAAACTAGATATCGGTTGTGGGCGATATATCTACCCAGGCATGACAATACGAATAGGTAGATTCTCCGAAATTTTATGGATCGTCAATTTTGGATGGTTCACGTTCGCTGGAAATCGTCCTATATGTGGTTGGTTCTTAATCAACAAAACCGATTCGACAGACGTTCGTCCTATTCAGTTAACTGATCTTAATGACATATATCTAATTGAATGCTAAGGGAGGTAAACATATTGAATAGATTACAGCTGCCAGGCTCTTCTGAATATATAACAGATGGCGCGATAATCGTCATATCGCAGTTCGGAACAACGCGCTGGATTGCACATTATGGTTGGTACACCTATAAAAGTCAACAGTCGCTCGGTTGGTATGCTACAAGTATACCTAATCAAACTGTTGTACCTCTTGTTGACAATACATTAATCGGAGTATCAATTGTATCTTCGAAGGATAATTGCAGCTGCAATTGTCAGCCGAGTTGTTGTCCACCTACACCGCCATGTCCGCCTGTTCCACCATGTCCGCCCGTTCCGCCTTGCCCTCCGCCGGGACTGGAATTCAGTCCTGCAGATAGGTGGGAACTAGCGCGTGCCGCATTGTCCGTAAATACAATTGCCGAACGCGATAAGCTGGGCACAAATCCTCTCTTACCGCACGGTAAGTTAGTAAGAGTAAATGAATGCCCGGACGGAAAACCTCACTACTATGTTTGGAATCAAATAACACAGCAGTGGGACGAAGAAACATTCGGCGCTGCCGGCGATATTTCGCAAATGGTCAAAGATGAAATATCCGATCAACTAGCTGATCTGGACATAGATAAGAAGATTTCTGATGCTATTGACGATAAGGACATTCCTAAACTCATAGATGACGCAATTACAAATAACAAACAGTTAGAATCGACAGTGACAGACATCGCTCAACGCGTCGTCCCGCCAATTGTAGATGCAAAGTTGGAAGATATAAATCAATCTATTACGAATCTAATAGAAATCACCAATGAAATCCAAAAAGGTGCTGGATGGGAGCCAATAGTTAAATCAGCCAGCGAGCCGTAAGTTAATCTTGGAAACATTGCTACTTAGCAATTTTCAATACACATAATTAGGAGGAACCCTCATGTCTCAGGTATTATACCGGTATGGTACATGGGATCAGTTCAGCGCATTAACTGCGAAGAACGAAAATACCCTGTACTTTATCACAGATCGCCGCTGTATATATAAAGGCGATAAGCTATATGCAAGTAATGATGCTGACTTCGTTACTGCAGTTCCCGAATTTGATACTGCTGAAGCGCGTAAAATATACGTAGTAACTTCGGCAGACGGCGTCACTCTATATGTTAAGGGTGACACTAAGATGGAGATTGCGGGCGGCGGTAACGTTCGTCCCGGCGCAATTTCTGACATAAATGCATTTGATGAAAGTCTGCTTGCAAAAGGCACTGAAGGCGAGAACAACAAGCTCACGACTTCGGATTATGTTAGTGAAGCCATTGCTACTGCTGTTGCAGGATACGATGGCGCATTTGTTGACGTAGCTGCTGCGCAGTCTGAGGACAAGTCCGGCACAGTCCTTACCTTCACCACTAAGAAAGGTGAAACGAAAGCGGTAACAATCGCTGATCTATTCCTCACTGCCGCTGCCTACGATCCGGTCACTCACAAGCTGCAGCTCACGGTTCAGGGCGGCGACGTTGTTGAAGTTGATCTCTCTGCACTTGTCCCGCAGGCCATCTCAACTAAAGATGTTGCGATTGCTGAGAAGATAGTCGTAACTACCGACGTTGGCAACCTTAAGAAAGGCGACGAGATTGATCCTACATCTACTGCAGACCTTCAGGCCCTGCTTGTTTCGATGCTCAGCCAGGATAGTAATCCTGTTGCAACTCAGCCTTCTGCATCTATTACGCTTACCGGTGCAGGCGCTAAAGAAGTCGGCACTACCTTTACTCCTGCGTATTCCGCAGCATTGAATGTTGGTAAATACGTAGCCAATGGCAAGACTCAGGCATCCGGTGTTTCTGCTACAGCATACGCAGTTACAGATACCAACGCCGCTACATCGGATACTCAGACCGGCACGTTCGGTGAGGTTACTGTTATGGACGACACCAACTACGGAGTGAGCGTAGTTATCACACATACTCAAGGTGATATGCCGCTTACGTTCCTTGGTAAAGAATATCCAGCAGCGCGCATTGCCGAAGGTACTAAATCGGCAAGCTCTGCAAAGGTTACTGGATATCGTCAAGGCTTCTACGGCGCACTTACATCTAAGGCGGGCGAGCTTACATCTAACCTTGTACGTGGCCTATCAGGCAAGACGAATAAGAAAGTTGCTAAGGGTCAGACATATACAATATCTGTGCCAGCCGGTACACTTCGTATTGTCCTTGCATATGAGGCAAGTGTCGGCGCGGTGTCCTCTATAACATCCGCCGAGGAGTTTGGTTCTGAAATCAAAGATTCGTTCGTTCTGAGCACGATAGACGTCAACTCTGCTGCTGGCGATAACGCGAAGTCTTACAATGTGTATGTTAAAGATCTTGCAGGTGCGCAGGAGAACGCTACTACATACACAGTAAAAATCTAATGAAGGGAGTAATTTGAAATGGCTACAAAATACAATCCTAGTATGATAAAGTCTAAACTCGGATGGTCTAACTCGTTTAACCCGAATGCTGCATTCCCGCTAGACTTCCGTGTATACTTTGGTAGTCTCGAGGACGCGCAGGCCGCAGCGAATACTGCTGTTGATTTCGGTTCAACTGAATCAGCTTATTACTACGGCATGCAGTTGTACGTCTTTGACGGTACCACTTGCAAGACATATCTTATCAATGGCGACCATTCGCTCACCGAAATCGGCGCTAACAACGACCAGCCAATGCTCTTCGTCGCTGACCAGACTGCAATGCTTGCTCTCACGGAAATTAAAGCAGGTCAGCAGGTTTACCGCGAAGACACCAAAACCATCTGGATCTATAAAGGTACTAATCCCGCTGATCTTGCGAACTGGGTTGAATCTGCTGCACAGAACGACACTGTTTGGGAAGGTACTAGCAACAAAGTAACATTTGAAGCTATTACACGCGCAAGCTACAAAGCTCTTGAGACCAAGTCAGATAATAAACTCTATTTCGTAACTGATTCGGGTAAGATCTATAAGGGTGCTACCGATGTAACGCGTTGCGTGAACTTCATAACGGGAGGTGCATTCCCCGCAATCGGCGATGCCGAAGCAGGTAAGCTCTACGTAGATCAGGATTCGCTTGAAGTTCGCATGACTGCCGACAATACAAAGTGGCTTGTTCTTATACCTGGTTACATTACCGACGGTACGAACTGGACAGCTACTGCAGACGATGGTAAACTTGCAACTAAAGCAGTTATCAAAGCAGCGATACAGAAGGCAATTGACGATATCAATATTACTATCGCATATGATAAGGCGATAGGTAAGCTGACTGTTGGGACCAGCGAAGCTACTCTCGAGGGCGTTGCTCACGACGTTGAATGGAATAGCGATAACGCGATTCTAACGATAAAGCAGTTCGGTACTGCTGAACCGATAACTGTCAACATCGGTAAAGATAAGTTTGTCTCCGGCGGTAAATTCTATGCCAGCTATCCTGAGACTGATCCGCAGTACACCAATGTCATTGTTCTTGAAGTAACAAATGGTGATCCGATCATCATTCCAGCTGATTCGCTAGTCGATGTATATACTGCAGACAACACCAAGAGCAAAGACATAACTGTTACTATCACGGACGACAAGAAGATATACGCAGCTGTTCGAATTGATCCAATGGAAGGTAACGCGCTTGTGTCTGGCGACAACGGGCTTAAGGTAGATCTCAGCGCGGTGACTACATCGGTTGCGAACAAAGTCGATAAAGTTGCTAACAGCACTGAGGGCAACCTTGCAGCGCTTACTGCCGATGGCGGACTTGCCGATAGTACATACTCTGTACAACTTGAAGGCGCATTAGAAAGCGGCAAGAAACTTCCCACTTCGGCACTTGTCGCCACTGCAATTGCGGCTGCCGTTGAAGCTGCTCAGGGTACGCTTCAGAACGCAATAGACACGCTGAAGAATACAGTTGATGGGCACACTACCTCCATCACTCAGCTTCAGGAGACAGTTGCAAACATTGCCGAAAACATTCTAGGTGACGGCGCTGAGAATCAGGTCATATTCTCAACTGCTAAAGGCATCAAGCGTTCTGGCAAGACGGTTGGTACGACAATATCTGACACGCCTTCTGACGATGTCATCGCCACGGAAAAAATGGTTGCCGACGCACTTTCGTGGGCACCCCTTGAATAAAAACAATAACGGAGGATAATAATTATGCCTGCAATTAATCAGCTTATCCAGTTTAAGTATGGTCTCCAAAATAAGTATGACCAGCTTCAAGCAAAGGACACCAACACAATTTATTTTACATCTGACAAACAGCGTCTATTCGTCGGTGATATTGAATACACGCGTCCCGTAGGTCACGGCGCTGCGCTTCCTCAGGAATTCCTCCCGCCCGATTCCCTTTTCGTAGTTGAAGGTGCCGGTGGAAGACGTGAGCTATATTTCAGTAAGGACGGCGCTGCATGGGACCTCGTTTCTATAGTTCCCGCTGCAATTGCTGAAGGTGTTGTCGGCGCAAATACTGCAGGGGCAGTTGCGTTTGGCGGCACTATCAAAGTTCCTAAAATCACCTATGATGCTCGCGGTAACATAACCGCCGCAGAGGACATAGAGCTTACACTACCTTCTGAAACTCCTGTATCCATAACCGCTACAAAGGGTACTGGCGACGGTAACGCTGTAACTGAAATCACAGCTGACGGCGATACTATCACATATAAGATGGGTAAGACCTTCGCGGAGAAATCTACTGTTGACGCTGTTGACGGCCGTGTCACCGCACTCGAGGGCAAGCCTGCTGCAAATATCACAGCGACTCAGATAACCAATTGGGACGGTGAAGTTGGCGCTAAGGCTGCTGCCGAAGCTGCACAAACCACCGCGGATGGCAAGGTTGCTAAAAATGCAGATATCGAAGGCGGCACGCACACAAAGATTACATATGACGCAAAGGGTCTTGTAACCGGCGGTGCTGATCTTGCCGTAGCAGATATCCCCGATCTTACACTCGCTAAGATTACCGATGCTGGAACTGCAGCAGCTAAGACAGCGGCTGTTGATGCAATCGTTGCCGATTCTACCGATGGCGGTCTTGTATCGGCTGCTCAGGTTGCTACATTCGTAAAGGGTCAGGTCGCAGATCTTTCCGGTGCAATGCACTTCAAGGGAATCAAAGAAAGTCTACCTGCAACCACTGCCGGATATGCCGCAGGTGATGTTATCATCGTAGGTAATAAAGAATATGTATGCGGTGATGATAACGCCTGGCACGAACTCGGCGATGAGTCGATATATGCAGTAGCCGGTAACATCAAGAATAAGGACATTGCTTCTGACGCTGCTATCGACCAGTCTAAGATCGCTGGACTCGTTGATGACCTTGCAGCTAAGGCAACTCCCAAGAATATCGAAGATGCTGTTGCTAAACACGTCACGGGCAATCACAAAGTCCTCACCCTTACGCCGGCAGAGGGCAACGCGGTCACCTATGACGGCTCGGCTGCTAAGAGCTTTACGTTTGATAAAGGCGCTGTCGGCCTTGGTAATGTTGACAACACTGCTGACGCTGATAAGGCTGTTGCAAGTGCTGGTAAGTTAACGACCGCGCGCACGATAGCTCTCAGCGGTGCCGCGACAGGCACACCTACATCCTTTGATGGTACTGACAATATCACAATTCCAGTCACCGCCGTTGACGGCACTAAGGTAACAGGTGTTGTACCTAAGGCTGCAGCCGATGGTGAAGGCAACAACATTGCTGAAACTTACTTCACAATTGAGTCGGCTAAGGGCAAGCAGGACACCATTACTTTCAACACTGAATACAATGCAGAAACCAACAAGGCTGCTACGATGGCTGATATTCAGTCAGCATCGCTTGTATGGCAAAATATCTAATCTTATAATAAGTTAGATAAGGCCTCCGGCATTTGCAATCAGATGTCGGAGGTCTACTTGAATCAATCAACTGGAGGATCACAATGCGCGAAATATACAATCAAGGTAGAGTTGTAGGATACTCGGCATATGAACTATATGTACGTCAACAAATGTCTGACGATCCGAACAACGAGCCGCTAACCGAACGACAGTGGTTATCCATGAATCTCGGCACGGGTGTTTCGGCAATTATCAAACTAGACAACAGCTCAATTGTTAAAACAGCAGACGGTTACAACATTCATGAGATTAATTTACCGCAAGGTTCGCTACTGTTTGCTGCGAGCACTGTAGTCGGATCGTTATTTATCGGCTCTGCGCACTTCTCCGAAAATAACCTGTTTGCAGATTATGTTGAAAGCTACGGATCGCTGATACCGAACACTGCAGCATCGCACCCCGATGATAACACCGTACCGCTCCCAACTACGATAGATTCGATAGATGCAGCAATTATAACTTATCGCCAGATTGTAGACGGTGTTGTATTCACTAGAACAAAATGGGAGGAATCTGGTAAACAAGTCCCTTACATGGACTGTTCGCCTAGTTTCGGTAAAACAGATCCGACACCGGTAGTTAGAATACTAACCCATGGTGAGCTCATCGAACCTGTTCAAATCTTATTATCAGGATTCATGCTGAAGTCAGGGCTCGCTGGTTTGGTCGATGATTCGGGTTCAACGCATACACCGGATAGCATAAATGGTGATTTCTTAGGACCTGCGGTACTACCCTGGGCAGCTAAAATAGTATTTTCAATTCCCTCAGCAGCTGATGCCGGTAAAACGTATGTGTCGAAGAGCACTGATGGATATGTTGCTCACGTTGAAATAGGCAGCGAACATACACGATCTATTGCGCTGCAGGATGATGCAGGTAATGAGCTGACACGTACCGCATATAATACATTTGACGATAACTCGCCTGAGCTTGGTGATAAACCACTTACATGGAATCTGCTTATGTCAATGTTAGCATCAGATAAAGGGGTAGACATTTTAGGTGCTGCGCTCCGAGGTTTAAGAAGTAACCTACCTGATCTGGATACAACATCAATCGGGCCCGGTGTGCTTAAGCTATCAGGCACCGGTGAATCACAAGTCGGCGGTAAATTATCGTCTGGTGATAACTATCCTATACACACGGGTACTCAATACATTGAATTTCAAAATGGTATAAGATTATACATATCAAATACAGCACCAACTGATAAAGATATTCCGATAGGTTCAATCGGAATTGGCTGGTGATGCTATTTAAATAACGAGCGGTGTTCGTATTTCGAACACCGCTTTATTACTGATTTTAGATATCATGCGTCACTTTCCGGAGGTCTACAGATCATCGCAGCTCGGGCGGTATCTATCTCGACTAAATTACTGTCTATTGAATCCCCGATTAATGGGTCAAATTAGAAAATTGTAATCTGGATACTGTTTTCGTATTCGAGATAGCATCCAATTGAATATGCGATGCTTTAACTTATCCATATCCTCGGCTGATGTAATTGGGACAATTAATTGCCCTAGTAACATTTTATCTGCTTCATCTGTGAAATTGATACGCAATTTATCCGCATAAGTAACAATCGACAGGTAAAATGTTTCCTCGTGGACATCGTTGTATTCTTTGCCGAGTCCCGGTTTCTGAAGAGGTCGTGGGAGCTGGTATAAGAATGTTATCCAAATTACAAATTCATTGGGGCGTCTGTCATATTTGTATGCCCCAATCAAATTAGTGTACAAATAGTTACCAACCTGATTAACTACTTGGGACTTATTACTGACGCCCTTTGCTAGTATCTTCATCGCGTCAATTACCCGTGAACGGCACCCATCCGCTGCCGGTCATTATCCATATCGGAGATTTAATTTCAACAGTTGTGTATGTTGCTATAAGTGTGATATCATCAGATACAGAACTTATATAAGGGCTCCACCCTGCAAATGTTTCGCCACCTGGGGGCGTCGGATCTGGCAAGTCACCATCTTGCAGTATGTATGGGTCATATTGTGCATATAGTCTCAAGTTCGTATTTGCGGTGAGGCTGACAGTGTCACCATAATGGTACGATGTTCCGCTGCCGTCCGCTGCTGTATTCCAGCCGTCAAACACGCAACTGAATTGTTTTTGAGTAGGACTCACACTACCCAAACCTGGATCCAATGTAACTGTACAGGTTTTGCTACCGTTTATAATTGATTCTGACCCACGAACATTGGCGCTATCTCCGACATTAAAAACATCTGTAATAGATACTTCATTACCTGTCAAGTATCCGCCGTTACCTAGGTAGGTAATTGAAAACGTTTCTTCGATTATTTCTAAATACTTTGCAGTAAGCGTTATATCATTTGATATTGTTGCCGTAGCCGTAACCTTAATACCGTTATAGTACCATCCGTCAAATGTATAATTATTAGGCGGCGTAGGATCTGGCAAGTTACCAAGTTGAGTACTATACTGTGCATACAAAGTCAATGTGGTTTCTTCGGCGCTGCTGTATGTTTCATCAGGCTGATAAGTTACTCCAGAACCATTGGCGGCTGTATTCCAACTTTGGAATTCGGATTCAATTGTCTTACTGCTCGGTGATATGCTACCAGCACCTGCATTAAACGTGATCTTGTAATACGGCGTCTCCAGATTGTTACCGTCAGATAGCGAAATATTTTGGCCAACAGCTACGCTAACTGTTTCGGTAGTTGTGCCTCCGAACGAACCACCATTAGCGTCGTAAACAACTGTGTAATACTTAGTTGCAGGCGTGTATGTAACTTCGACATCATCAGATCCACATAGGACAGTATTTGACGACGTCGATATATAAATTGCAACAGATGCTCCAGCTGCAACTTCAACACCCGGACTAAAGGTAAAAGTATATGTGTTAAAATCTGCAGAATTCGGATACTCAGCGCCAGACGCCCCTAATGCACTGACAGTATTTGACACAGTTTTGCTATCTGAAGTAGCATCCGATATCGATATATTAGTAACTATTGGACTTCCCGTGCCAGTTACCTTATCAGGTGTCTGAAAAACAACACCATTACCTGCAACGCCGAGTTGACAAGTTACACCTGTAATAAGTGCAGCTGAGCCTGTGCTATTTGTCCAAGAACTAATTTGATGGGCCTTCCCAGTTGCGTTGTACCAACTCATATCATTCACCTTATCCCATACAATATTTACATTAAAACAAGGTTGTGCACCCTATTCATGAGAACCTTCTATTATAACAATATAATTAGGCATCAACGATGAACTGGGACAATATTGATCTCAGCGCGAAATAAACAGAGAGGTGATAACATGGCCAACGGATCGGCATCGTTTAGCTGGCGATATGCAGCTACTGGAAGTTCTGAATCTATCGGCAGCTGGACAAATAATACTGGTAGCAAAGTTAGAATAACATCCGTATCTGTCGGATTAGGTACAGGTAATGGCACGTTTACTTGGGGAGACACAGTTACAGGTGATGGTTCCGCAATCACTACTAGTGTTACTGTTGCTGGATATGAAAGTGACTCCGAAGTAGTTAGCAACGCAATTAGGCCAACTTCAGGAAGTGGCGGCACTTACCCTGCATCCGGGTTTGTGACAAAAACATTCTACTTTGAAAACGAAGGACCTGTAGAAATTGCATCCGGTACAACCGTAACATTTTATCTTTCTACACCATCCGGCAGACAATGCATATGCGCAAATGGGTCTACTAGTTTCACATATGAAACAGTCTCTTCGACATTTACAGTTTCGTATGACGGTAACGGCGGTACGGGGACACCGGCTACGCAAACATCGTCAAACGGTGTTATTCGAATTGCGTCCGGCTCGAGTATGGAATCGAGCACCCAGTATACAATATCGTATGACATAAATTATCCTTTGGGCGTTAATCCAGCATCTACAACAGTTCTTCCTATCTTCGAAGGGTGGTACACTGCGCGCACCGGCGGAACGCGATACTATTCCGGCACAAATTACTACGGCCCAGACTCCATTACACTCTATGCGCATTGGACTGATCCGGTAATAGCTGATCTAAATTTCGATCCAGTTGTAAGTGTATCTAGACCCGGCTGGGAATTTGACGGATGGTACTCTGGAACTACTTGGGTAGACGAGACGTATCAAATAACCGAATCCCAAACATGGGTGGCGAATTGGACTGATCCTACAACCTACACCATAACATACTCAGCAAATGGCGGTACGAATGCACCTGCGGCAACTAGCGGATCGCTTCCGTTGACAATAACAACCGCGCAGCCTACAAAATCAATAACAATCACATTAGATGCAGACGGCGGTGACCTAGACGAATCTTCTTTAACTAGAAATTTAGCGTTCAATGGATGGAAAGACATCAACAATAACAGCTATGCAGCGGGATTGTATTATAATGTAGCTGCAGATATTACATTGTATGCACAGTGGGGATCTGCAACAGTAGGAGAACTTCCAGAACCAACACGATCGGGTTACACGTTCCTAGGATGGCAGTTCGGTAACGTCAATGTCACTCCGACCATGCAAGTGTCTAGCGATGTTACACTTAAAGCTAATTGGAGCGAAGATGTAGCAGAAACCTACACCATAACATACTCAGCAAATGGCGGTACGAATGCACCTGCGGCACAAACTGCAGATATTGGCACAGCTATAACGTTATCTACAGTTAGGCCAATATTTGCATTCAATGTCGTACTCGACCCTAACGGTGGTTCGCTATCTAGCCCGTCTACTGTATCTATTGCACACACGTTTAAGGAGTGGAATACGTCATCTGGCGGCAGCGGTACCTCGTATCAACCCGGCGATACATATTCTGGATCAAGCAGAACGCTATACGCTATCTGGACATATTCGTCAACGACATTTGCTACGCCAACACGTGAACATTATACTTTCCTTGGCTGGTTCACATCGCATGTCGGAGGCACACAGGTCACCTCGGCGAGTACGCTACGAAATGCTCAGACATTGTACGCGCATTGGCAATCGGACGGATCCACATATGGAGTGGCTCGTCATGTTAAGGATATATATGTCGGTGTGCCGACTCAGGTCCCAGTATACGAAGGCACAGACGTACCGCTGACGGTCGCAAATATCAACAAGTACTTCTCAGTACTGACAGACAGCGGTGAATTGGCAGGTGATTTTACAGACTTTTTTACGATAAACAGCGACGATTGCGGGGCATATACAAACTATAACTCAGCGTGGGGCACGTATGCTACTTCTGGCGCGGTTTTGGTATCTGTATTCTCGGTTACAGCGATACCCAATATGAGTAGTGTAAGTCTTACAATTTCCAGAACAGGGGATGCGATAGGATATATAAGAGTAGACGGTACCGCGAAGGTTGGCATTGGAGGAGATACTACACTTGATTCATCATGTGATATATCGATTACCTCGGGTTCTACTATTGTCGTTTTTGTTCTTCGTACCACAAATGAGGGAGATGGTATTAGTTTTGACATAGTCAATAACGATGCAGCTGCACCCGGCACCCCAGCCGACTGGAATATATCAGACGAAAGCACCGGAGGTTTAAAACTTGTTCCAGGCATATTTGGTGAAGATAGTGTATACTGCGCACTGCGACTTGGCCCAAAGCAAGCATTAACTAATGTGAAGATATTTGGACAATATTACACCGAGGCGGTAGATCATATAGAAATAACAGTAGGCGGAAATACATTACTTAACGCTGGTGGAAAATTTAATTATGGGCAGATCGGCACTACTCAGAATCTTGCAGTAGGTCAAATGATCTGGATAACATATAGCAAGGACTATTCCTTTTCTCCAGATAATGAATCAAGCACATACTTCGTAGTAACTTGTGATCCTATATCGGAAAAAACAATCACAGGATATGAAACTAAGAATGTAGCCCGTCATGTTAAAGAAATATATGTTGGCGATGCGTCGAGTAAAGCAAAGAAAATAACTACTAACTTCGTTGGCGTACTAAATACTTGACCTTACCTTCTATAACGTGTGAAATGAATTAATATATAGGAAGGATAATGACATGGCGAATGAAAATTCTGAATCTAAATCAGCGGTAAAATTTACGCGTGGGCAACTCGTATCCTATCAGAATTTATCAGCTAAAGATTCTGACACAATGTATGTTATTCCGGACTCGGGATCAATATACTTAGGTGAGGACATAGTCGGTAACACTGCAACCGTGGTTGTTACAATATCAGCATCTAAAACTGCCGATATGACAATTGCACAAATATATCAAGCTTATACCAAAGGCAAAGTAGTATTTGCATTTGTACCGAGTAACACCGCTTGCAAAGTATATAATCTGATTGAGTGCACAGCATCATCTGTAAAATTTAGAGGATACGCGAATTCGACAGAATATGAATATGTAGGAAACGCATCTGGTTGGACATATTCAGAGACCGAAGTCGATGCATTAGTAGTTACTACTAAAACTAATACAACCCTTGATCACACATTTAATGAAGTATACGCAGCAATAACTGCAGGTCGGCCTATAATTTTGAATGCATACTTAGACGGATTTTATTATCGCGGATATGTACTTCGCTTTGATTCAAGCACTATCTTATTTACAGGTATAATCCCGTTCAATGATTACTTTTGGATCGTTTGGGCTCCGTACTTCTCTACAGACGAATATTCGATGGCAGTTCTTGAAATACCAACACTCGCTGCTGACACTGTACCGAAACCCGCAGGTATTGCGACTGTAGGCCGTTTGCAAACGGCAGCTCGCGCCGACCACATACATCCTCGTGACACTACATTGGCCTCTCCTACAGTTGTCGGTGGTGTGAAACCGGTTGCTAAGACAGATGATATGACAACACCTGTAGGTGTCGATGACGCAGGTGCATTGTTCACTAATGCGCTATCTGATGTAGATACCATAGAAGGTGAATTAGTTGAACTCCCGAATGCATACACTCTTCCAGTTGCGACGCCGACTACACTTGGTGGTGTAAAACCCGTAGCGAAAACATCTGAGATGTCATCTGAGGTTGGTGTCGATAGCAATGGTAGATTGTTTACTGCAGGCACGCCGTCGACGCATACACAATCTGCGAGTACAATAACTGCGGGCACGTTTGCTGGTCAGGTTGCAGCGCGCGCAAGCGACGAAGCTAATCTAGACAACTTACAGCTTCGTAATGTTCGTATTACTAACGCAACAATCACCGCAGGTGTAACTGAAATGAATCCCGGTGAAATAATATTCGTTTATGAATGATAGAAATGGAGGAGGATTTGATAAAATGGCCCAATCAATGCATGACGAGGTGATATGCACATGAGCACTACTGGAGGAGGAAAAGAACGGGTTGTTGCTGTAGCAGGCAAAGTAGTTAAAGCAAATGGCAAGGCAGTAACTATAGATATCCCGACTGCTACATCAGACGCCTTCGGCGGCGTAAAAGCCGACCCCGCAACAGAGACCGATACACTGCCGGTTCGCATCGGCACAGACGGCAAGCTCGTGACCGCAGCGGAGGGACACGGCCTGACCGACGCACAGATCGCGTCCCTGGACGGGCTTTTCAAAATCGCACAATACACGCAGGACTCCTCGGCAGCCTATGAAGCATTTAGGCAAGCGTTCGGGGATTGCTAATGGCGTTGTTGTCTTCGCCGCAGACTTTTCCGGCAGCGCTCCGTCCGCAGCGCAGTTCTATACCTGGGCTGGGCGTGTGTATGGCTCGTCCATATACGATACGCTCGCCAATATCCAGTGTGCGGACGGCATAGCAAAACTCACCTCTGTGTACGACAGCGCGAACAGCCGCTGGGTTAAGCAGATGATGTGTACCGGAGGGCTTTTTGAGGCCGACGAATTCATCTGCACCTTCAAAGCAAAATTCTGCGGCACGGCTGGCAGCTGGAACAACGTGATCACCTACGGCACGGGCACACACTGGACGAACGGCCTGTGGTCGGACGGCATCAAGTGGCCTGCTGGCGGCGAGATAGACGCGTTCGAGCAGACTGGCGGATACGCTGAGAATCCTAACACTTTCAAAACGCCGACCGCGCACTGGGGCAGCGGAACCAACAGCTCGTATCCAGACACGCATCTTTCCCGTGCGGGCGAGAGCGTGGAGTTTACACCGGATATGTGGCATGATTTCAAGTTCTCCCTTAAAAATGGCGCTGCAAAGATTTATATCGATGATACGCTTGTCAGCGAGGGAGATTTTTCAGACTGTGCGGTGTCGAACAACTATCTTGCAGACTACAGGCCTTTCCTCAAGCCGCAGGCGTTCTATATCGACGGCTCCTGCGCGGATGCGAGCGATAAATCCAACAGCTATCTGTTCGAGGTCAAGGACTTCAAGGTGTATCAGGATGCGGATGTCGTATGTACGGGCCTCACAATCCATCCGCAGATGTGGACCAGCGGAACAACGCTGGTGTTCCCGAGCGGCGCAGAGATCTATTTCGATCGGGTATACACTCCGGCAAATACCAGCAACAAGGCGTGCGTGTGGAGATCATCCAATCCGACCGTGGCAACGGTGGAGCAGGGCTACGTGAAGACACTGACCACTGGAACGACGGTGATCAGCGCAACGTGCGGGGGTATCACTGCGTCCTATACACTGACAGTGTCCGCGAGCGCCAGCGTTCCGTGTGCGAAACTCGCCTGTGCGCAGGAGAGCATCCTCATAAGTGTGGGGAGCATGATAGACCTGACCGTGTACAAATATCCGTCCTTCGCGACCGACGAGATCGCCGTGACGAGCGGCAGTCAGGATGTATGCACAGTCAGCGGCGCGACTGTCACAGCTGTAGGCGCGGGCAGCACAGAGATCACGATCCAGTGCGGCACGAAGTCGATCACGATCCCAGTGACAGTCAATGCGGTCAAGTCGCCGTATGTGGCCTATGATTTCGCGACGCTGATCGCAAATATCGGGCAGACGGCAACAGACGAAAATAAAACTGCTACCATTGCAAACACCGGATCCGCTGGAGCAGAATTTGATCTAACCGCTACCGCAAAGACAAAGAACGTCATCGTGGATAACAAGTGGGTGACGCAAATCGATACGTACAATGCACAGAATAATCCAATCGAGACGGCGCTGAATCTAAAGTCGCAGCCTTTCCTGTATGTGGCGGAGATCCGCGAAAATAGTGGTCAGATGATGTTGAACGGAAGCAATCAGAACGTTATGCCGTCCGTGGCTTGGTCACAGAACTTGACCAAATGGGTGATCCGATATGGTCCGACAGATCCCCTCGAATATACGCCGAAAACGCTCCCGTGCAGGATCGCCATCTATTTTGACGGAGCGAAAACAAGTGTATTTGCGGACGGCGCAAAAATCGCCGGCGACGGAGCATCGAATTATATCACAACCGAACTTCGATTCTTTTATAGCGTAAACACTGAATTTTTTAACTTGCTAACGCTGTATATTGGCGACACATTTACCGATGAGGAGATCATCGCGCTCACGAAGGCACAGAAAGGATAATACATGCATCTGCTGCGGCGCACCAGTGCCAGAGGGGGCGCGAATGGTGTACTAGAGACTTTACTAACCAGAAAGGAATAAAAATGAAGATCATCGAATCAATGTTGACAAACAACACCTGCTACAAGATAGGTAAACCGATAGAAGTGCAAGGGCTGATGCTCCACTCAATCGGTTGCCCTCAGCCGCGCGCTGAAGTATTCGCCCGTGGCTGGAACAATCCCGCGAAGGAGGTCGCGGTTCACGGCTTTATAGATGGACTAACCGGCGACGTTTGGCAGTTTCTGCCCTGGAACATCTGGGGATGGCATGCGGGCGGTTCTGCTAACCTTACGCATATTGGTGTTGAGATGGGCGAACCAGATTGCATCAGGTACAAGCCATCGTCGGCATACTTCACTTACAAACCTGAGGACCGCGATCGCGCAGTTGCTTGTGCAGAGACCACATACAAATCTGCCGTTGAGCTATTCGCGTGGCTCTGTCAAAAGTTCAATCTCAATCCGCTCGAAGATGGTGTTATAATCGGACATGCTGAAGGACACGCACGCGGTGTTGCATCTAATCACGGTGACCCTGAGCATCTCTGGAAACAGCTCAGAATGCCATACACCATGGACACCTTCCGTGCAGCTGTTGCTAAGAAGCTTGCAGAGCTCAACGGTGACGCAGAAACTCCTGACGAGCCTCAGCAGCCTGAGAAACCTGAAGAAACTACTTACATTACTTATCAAGTCCAGCGCGGTGACACGCTGTCTGGAATTGGCGTGAAGTTTGGTGTGGATTGGCGCAAACTCGTCACCTTTAACAAGCTAGCCGATCCTAATCTGATATTCCCTGGACAGGTGCTCAAAATTCCGCAGGCGGAATCTACTCGCAAGATTATTCAGTACACTGTTCAGCCTGGTGATAGTCTTTGGGTGATTGCTAAGAAATATCTTGGAGCCGGTTGGAAATACAACGAAATTGTCAAATCTAGCGGACTCACCGGAACGGCAATTTATCCCGGTGACGTATTGACCATCATCCAGGACTGATTTCAGGGGTCATCATGACAACAGAAAAGAAAACCAAAGTGGTCAATTGGCTAAAAGCTGCAGGAGTACGTGCAATAAAGACATTTGCACAATCGTTAGTAGCTTATATCGGAGTAGCAACTGCATTCTCTGAAGTAAACTGGGCAAGTGCTTTATCTACTGCAGGAATCGCAGCTCTGTTATCTCTGCTAATGTCAATAGCTGGACTGCCCGAACTCAACGATAAGCCCATCAAGGATGTCGAATTTGACCCTGCTTACGATGAAGCCAATCAAGATGACGAGGCGTTGGATGACAATATCAACTATCCTGACGGCAACTAATTAAATTCATGTCAGCTGCGATAACCTATCGCAGCTGGCAATCTAAGTTTAGAATCGTTATAATATATGGACATGAAATCAACAGCGCAGCGTCCGGAAGTTGCGCTGATAACATATATACATAACTGGGAGTTTTGTAATCATCCTGAAACCCTCCCAAAATCAAAAATAAAGGAGAATTAAAAATGAAAAACGTAAGAAACATCATCACAAGCAAGTATGCGGATTATAACATGCTTATCCGAAATACACCCCCGCTTGTGATGATTCTTTTTGTGATGTCAGTCATCGCAATGAACCTGTTAGCAAACAAAGAGCTAGTGAACATCGGTCCACTTGCACTAGATTGTGGATTTTTACTTTCATGGCTCAGCTTCTTGTGCATGGATATGCTCACAAAACGATTCGGAGCATCTGCAGCGATCAAACTATCACTCACAGCAGTAGCTTTCAATGTATTCACAGCAGCCATATTTTTTGTAGTATCAAAAATCGGCGGAAACTGGGGAGAATTTTACTCCAGCGGGAACGAAATTGTAAATGATGCCCTTAATAATACAATTGGCGGGAGCTGGTACATATTATTTGGATCTATGCTTGCGTTTTCTGTAGCTGCAATTGTAAACGCAATACTCAATGTCACGGTAGGTAAACTAGCAAATAAAGATAATTTCATTTCATACGCACTTCGATCTTATGTATCTACGATGGTTGGGCAGTTTGTAGATAACTTGATATTTGCAATTGTAGTGAGCCGTGTCTTGTTTGGATGGACATGGATCCAGTGTTTGACCTGCTCTGCAATTGGTGCTATTGCCGAACTACTCTCTGAAGTAATCTTCAGTCCTGTCGGATTTGCAGTATGCAAGAAATGGGAAGCTGAAAATGTTGGATCAGCATACATAGAATATACTAAGGAGTCGAAAATATGAAGAACGTAGTAATAACGGGATCAAGTCTCGGAATAGGTCGTGCAACCGTTGAGGAATTTCTTAAGCATCCTGAATTTACTGTACATGGAATTGACGTATTACCTGCAACTGTCGAACACCCAAACTACATTCATCACATTGCAGATGTCGCTTATTCCCCGCTGCCAAACATTGAAAATCCGTATATACTGATAAACAACGCAGGCGTCCAAAATTCCGGACGTGACATCGATGTCAATCTCAAGGGGCTTATGAACTGCACAGCAAAATATGCGCTACACAATCCTACAATCGCTGCTGTTGTTAATCTAGCATCTGTATCGGCACACAATGGCGCTGAATTCCCGGAGTACACTGCGTCCAAAGGCGGTGTCATTGCTTACACCAAATGGACAGCAAAACAGATTGCAAAGTACGGTGCAACTTGCAATAGTTTGTCATTCGGGGGAGTAGAAACTGAGTTAAACTTCCCGGTCATGAATGATGCCGATAAATGGGCAGATATAATGAGCATGACGCCGCTCAAAAAGTGGGCAACCGCTGAAGAAGCAGCAACATGGATATACTTTGTTTCAGTGATAAATAAATCGATGTCTGGTCAAGATATCATAATAGATAACCTTGAGACGCTGAATCATAGATTTGTCTGGTGAGAGATCGTTATAACTAATATCGGTCAAATGGCGACCTAACTAATAAATAAACGGAGAGGAAAAATATGGACAAAGAAACATTGATGGCCTTCGCTGCAAGTAAGGCACGTGAAACCGCCATGAAAGGCATTGGCGGACCGTTTGGTGCAGCAATAACGCGATATGGAGAAATCCTCTGTATCGAATCTAACACAGTGCTTGGAGATCACGATCCGACAGCACATGCGGAAATCAATGCGATCCGAGCAGCATGCAACATTTTAGGTACACATGACCTCAGTGATTGTGAGCTCTACGCAACTGGTTATCCTTGCCCAATGTGCCTTGGCGCAATTATGTGGGCAGGAATAAAGACAGTATACGTATCGACACTTCCGGAAGATGCCGAAGCGATCGGCTTCAAAGATGCTGCAATCTATCGATACATAATGGATCATAAATGTGAGTCCGCAAAACCTGATGAAAGAATCAATCAAACGCTCACCATCCGTTATCTGGATAGAGAGATCGGTAAAGGATTACTGGACGACTACGCCAAAGCACATAAAACAATGTACTAAGGTACTACTACCTTGAATAATTACACTATCTAGCAGCTTGTTGTAGAAGTACTTTTACAATTGGCTGCTAGAAATTAAATCACGGGGTAGATAGTATGGATGACGTCAAGCTATATATGACAGATGCTGAAATTGTGAAGTCCTATAAAGAGGCTGCTAACAAACGTAAGCAGGTTGAAATACTTTGTCAACTTAATTTATGCAAACCAGACGATATAATCAATGTGCTCAAAAAGAGTGATATTGATTGGCGCACACTGCCCAGGTCATCAACAGAATCTAGTAAATCGAAGAAACAGTATAATGAAATTAAACTACCCGATCCTAAGCCTAAATTTAAGCGGGCTGTCCGAGCTGAGCCGAAAGAATCAACAGACATGTCCGAAGTACTTAGTGCTATAACTAAGTTAACTGATAGAAAACGCGCACTTCGCGCTGAAATTGAGGAAATCGACAATACACTTGCGTCAATTGTTGCGTTATGTCAAGGCGAACAGCCATATGGAGGCCAAAATGAAAATACTATTGAGACCTAATCATAGTTCAGCAATTTCAGCAAGTATATCGTCACGTGACTTGAGTCAAAATATGATTCGAGTTAGATCATCAAACGTATACAGCATTGCTGCCGATATTCGTGACGCAAATTCCAATACCTGTACATTACTTGTACGCTTTAAGGATAATAATCAACCCGGAGATCTATATCAATACTTTGATGTACCGGTTAAATTATACAAGAAATGGCTGAACTCGCCGTCTAAGGGACAGTTCTTCTGGGCATACATACGCAATTATTATCCATATCGCAAATTAACAGGAGATAAACGCGGCAAGCTGTCAAATGCAATCAATTGAAGGAAATATCAATGAAAAATGAAACTTTAATCCGTGGGAACAAGCTGCCTTGGACAGAAACTGCAAGAAAACTTGATAACAATACCGATTCATCTGCATACATTGCTAATCAGTGCGAAACGCACTGGGAAGTTGCAAGCGATCCGATGTATACAGAGCACCACCACCAGATACCAGGATATTGGACAATATATCGAACTGATAACATGGAGTTATTAGGTACCGTAGTGCGCCAATGCATTTCGCAAACTCAAAATGCAGAAGCATTTGAGCTACTCATGCCGTTGATAACAGATAATGTTGCACATTGCGAATACGCGGGTCAGCTGTCCCCTACTCAAACATTCGTAGTAATTAAATTTAACGAAAGCTACAAGCTATCTCAGCTACCGGATGACGACGTTGATCTATATGTTGTAGCAATCAACGACCATCTCAAACCTGATGGATGTGTACTGTTGTTGAATGTCCCCGTCATTAGACGATTTAACATATGCGCAACTGCACTGCTATCTAAGAATCTTTACAAGTACAGAATGTTTGCACCACCAGTTGCTGCGAATTGCCGTGATCAAGCGTTCAAAATAAAAACAAACGCAGAGAATTGCGTATACTACCTAGACAATCAGCTTGAAAAGCTAATTAATGCTAAATTGACTAAAGAAGATCTAGATAGCATTCTCGACGAACTGTTCCCTGTGCCTCCCACTAATCTATTAGAAGCAAACATAGTTTCGGCAGAAAATAAACTAGAAGAAGTAACCATGCTACGGCAAACCTTTATTGAAGATTGTTTTCAGCCTACTATGCATGAGCCTAATGATTGTAGAGATCTGTACATAGCTTGTGCCGATTATGATCAACACTATTTCAAGAAATTAGAGAACGCATATTCGCTAAGCTATCGAATGCGTGTACTGCCTGGATGGACTACCGATGTCGGGACATACATAACAGATAAAGCACTCAAGCTCATGCAAAAACACCTTAAATAGAACCGAGCAAGCCTATCCACGATGCTCAAACCGCTCGGACTTCCGGAGGGTGGAGAAATCTGCCCTCCATAACCATAATTGATCACCCGTGAGAACTAACGCTGCACGGGTGATATATTTATGTATACATTTTATGGTGGCATATCTTCAGGCACCGCTTTAACTATGCGATGGTTGAATGTCATACGAATCATGTAACGCATTGTATAGCTGCTCTAGCGCAATTGGATAAGCCTTTATGATTTCGTCCTCAGATAATGAATACATGTCCGCTAACCTTCTGAAATCTGTCCGAGTTAGCTGACGTTCTTGTGCGATTAATTCCCTAACTAATAATGATGGGATGTCATCATATTCGTCTGACATGAATTTATCTATGCCCGAAATATGAATAGGCGATGATGAAACACTGCCGATGTAATCTTCAAGATCAACATTGTAAAGTGAACCAAACATCGCCTTTAGCGAATTCATTTTATCTGGTGGTAGATTGAGCCGAGGGTCGCTCAGATCTTCATACTTAACTTGTCCCCAATGTTTGCCTAACTGGGCACCGACCTCCATACACAGAGATCGTCTTATACTATACTTAACCTCATTGAGTTCACGTTCTAGCTCTTCGCCGATTCGCGGCTTGAAAAACACTGCAAATGATAGATCTGTTCTGTATCTAGGTGCCCACCTATATTTGTACCACATCTTGCAGAACGCGAGACACGCTGATTGGAATTTATCCTCATAACTTATGTAGTTGTTATTGATAAATGTCTGTGTAGCAACATATCCAAAGAAATTATAGTTTAATTCAAATATTGCGTCCCGAATATCCAATCGTGCTTTGCGTGCTTCTTCTTCCGCGGGCAAGCTATCATACAATTCATTTGTTTTTCTCTTTATGTATGCGGTGAGCTCTTCATCAGGTTGTCGATCTTTCCAAACATCTATCATTTTCAATCCTCAGCTTTCGGTGCGGTTTTAGTATTTAACGATGCCTACACATATATTATATAATAATTAGGCTAAAATGTCAATAGATTTTATTAAAATTAAATAATATTTATATTCAGACATTTTGGCAGTATATCAAATATTGTTAGGCCAAATATTTGATATATCAAAATTTGTAATTAGATTCGCAGGTAGTTGAAAGTTATAAAAATTTCAAATATTTGAAATATCAATATTTGTTTGCCTACAATATTTGAAATATCAAGAATTCTGAACAGAATACATATATAAATACATATATAAATACATAATGATTTAATATTAACCATAAAATACTTAATAAAACATATGATTGCGCACCACTCAAGGGGGGAACGAACCTCACTCGCAAAGCTCGCTCGTCTCAATAAAAATTTTATTAAAAAATTTAATTTTGTCAGTTGATATCTTTGTTCTCTGCTATGTTTGAATCGTTAACAATATCAATATTAAAGATTAAACTGATATGAGGTATCATCATGAACGAGGAAAAATTAATTGACATCTGCGAAAATTTAGATGACCTAGGTAGAATAATTGATTCAATGACCAACGGATCACTTTCGGCATACGAAAATCACATGGATCTTTTTCATGCGCTGCATTACCGCTGTAATCAGATCTCTGCAGGTTTGTCTCAAATAGAAACGCGATATGCTCAAACAAACCAGCAGGAGCTGCTCGATCGCATACACTAATCGTTAAAAATTGTATATCGGAGGATAACATGGCAACACCAAATATTGATGCAATCGAGAGATATGCAACACGAACCGTTGAATACACGCAGAGTTTAACTAAACGCAAGAGATTATACATCCCCACAATCGCGAGATTACATAAGCTACGTGATAAGTTAGCATCAGTTTTGAAGAAGTTAGATGAAATCTTGTCTAAATTTGATCCTGATGCTGCTCCGCAGCCTGCCCAGACTCCTACATCAGCTGAAAAATCTGATGAAATTACAATAACAGAAGAGCGCATTCGTGAATTGATTGCAGAACAGCTTAAACCGGCAACATGTGTCAATAGCGCAGTTCCAGCGGTTCAGCTAGATAAAGCTCCGCCAGCTGCAGAGGAAAAGCAGGTTGGTAAGTGCAGATCTACTCCTACTTCCGCCAAACGCATAAGTTCGCAGAAAGTTGTAGTCGCTTATCATAATCTGTTCAAGGATCACCTACCTGTTCATAGCGGCAGTGACGCAATTGATGGCATATGCGAATTTTTGGGCAAGTGGTATGACACTAAGATATGGCACTTTAGTAAGTTGAAGCAAAAAGATCCTAAGTTAAATTACAACGTAAAGTGGTTACCTCAATACATTAGAGATTTTGTGGTGTACCTTGGTCAATACCCAGATAAGATAATGGAGAAACTCAAAGAGCTGAATGAGTTTCTTGATGCCGGACCGGATGATCCTACATATACAAATATAGTGCCTTATGACGTGTTTCGAATAGGTCGCGAAAACGATCCGAACAATTGTACACCAACAGCAGAGTCGATATGGTATCAAGTTGTCTACGTGCTTTTCCGACATCTTGATATACCAGATAACAACCCATGCGCCTGCCCCAAATCGTTAATTATTCACGCATACCTCACTCCCGAACAGATAAAGGCTGGAATAACCAACGAAGGTCCTGAGGATGTATTCCGCCAAGCCGCTAAGGACATGTGTAGGTATCTCACTAAACGAAAGGAATGATGTAACACGAACTTCACAGATTTCTCCTCTTATCGCGGAGTTAACCGAGGTGATGTGAGCAGTTTTGTTGCAGCAGCTACTCAAGCTGTTGACATAATAATTGACAATGCAGCAGATACGTTACAGTATCGGACATGGGCGATCGGTATACTGTATACAATTGCATATAAGTTTATCACCGGTGATTACTTCGACGCAACTAATCTTACCTTTGCAAAGTTGAGGGAGATGCCTATTGTAGATGAGTTTGCACTCAAAGCACAATTTGGTCGCGATTTTATAGAATTCCGTGATATAGTTTGGGATGTTCCGGACCGCTCAGCGGCTGATAGCAAGGTACCGCCGCCTCAGCTTGTAGCAAAAACAATTCCCGATGATATCATTGCAAAGGCCAAACAGGGTGTAATTTCAACTCCTGTGACCAAAGGTGTAGATCCTGTTTACGCAACACCTAAGAGCAATCTCTATATATTGCCTCCAAAGTATCCTCGAATGAATACGGATGTGATTTCGTTCATGGAGGCTGCTGATTACGGTCGTGCATCTATTATTTATCAGAGTTTACCACAGATACCACTTTCACAGAATCAGATATCGCTTACAACTCAGGCAGATAAATTAATTGATAGCGATCTATTCAAATTATTCCCGACACACATTATACATACCCGTAAGTCTTCATTGTACGATCCTATAGATGGATTAGATTACGATGAAGATATTGGCGTGATAATCCCCATAAAGGGATTCACAACTAAGCAGATTGTTGATAACATAATACGATATCCGCATATTCATCAGCTCAAACGCAAGATAGGTGATACGTTTGTCCCGTTTCAATCTTACATAGAAATAGACGGATCGCTTGAACGTGTTGATAAGATATGGCAAACATTGCCCATATCTAGATATCTTGAGCCGAAGCCTGAATATGTTACTGAGTATGTTGTACGTCGATACTTGCTCGAACGCGATATTCGTAAGATAGATCATAAGTCAACAATTGAAGGTACGTTAGATCCATTTTTAACGTTATTTGCGCCTCCGGATTTTTACGCAGGATATAGATATAAAGATCCGATTGAGTTGGCGAGACTTTGCGTCAAGAGTCGAATATCTTATCGAGCATCTCGTAATGGCGTAATCAATAATTCTGGAGTAAGTAATTGTATATTTGCGCCATATTGTGTTCAATCCAACTGCAACATTGTATGCCCGACTTATCAGCAGATTGATTATCTACTCTCTCAAAATGAGCTCACAATGCCGGATCCAGTATTTAGCATGGCTTCATCGTTATATGATTATGTCGATATGCTCTATACTAAGTATACTTCAGGATTTCATCTTGTTGAATCTTCATCTCTTAGTGGTAAATCGATACCCGATAGTACAACTGGGGTGATCACAGCATTGCCGTCGGCTAGTTCCGGTGAGGTGGCTAAACTTATCACCTACTGCGGTATCTGTAATAATTGGCGTGGTAGTCAATTTTCAATGGTTGTATATCAGCTCAGATTTTCACAATATATTGATAAGTTGCGATCAAGCTGGAATCAGGCTACTGAATCCGATGCCCTTCAATATATGCGTATCTGGGCACGTAGTGCTAAAGTACTCGTCATAAGTAATTTTGATTTTGTGTCCTTTGGCGATTTTGAATGCCAGACGCTTTTGCAGCTGATACAAGATCGTGCAGATGCTGGTAAACTTACATTCTTAGTATGCAGAGACCGCACCAAATTAGTCGGTAGGAGTTCATTTTTCTCTGTATTGTCCGATACATTGAAGGAGGCGCGCGTAGAATGATATCATCTATTGAGCTGCAAATAATATCGCGCATCTTAACTTCTCAAGATGAGGCAGAAATTGATACCTTATGTGGATTTGACGAGAGCTACTATAATATATTCAAAAAAGAAATTGGATTTATTCTTTCGCATAGAGCTAAATACGGAGATGTCCCAGACAGTTTTACGTTTCAAGCAGAATTTCCTGAGTTTGAAATTGTTGCAGTTTCGGAGCCGCTTGAATTCTTGGTATCTGAGATCAAGAAAAACAAGCAGCACATCATACTTATTGAAACTTTCAACAAGATCAAGGATCTAGGCTCCGGAGATGTAAGCGAAGCTTGGCAGTACTTGTCTAATCAATGTGAGCGTGCAAATAATTTGAACGACTCGCGCCCGATGGATATCATCAAAGATGCTAAATTACGTGCGGATCAGATCATTGCTTTTAACAAAGCACAGAGAATACCTACTGGGTTTGATGAAATTGATAAATTGATGTATGGGGGTCTATCTACTGTCGAGGAGCTGCTCTTGATAGTTGCAAGAACTAATACAGGTAAGGCTCAGCCTCTTTGGTCAAAGGTTCTTACGCCTAACGGCTGGAAGACTATGGGTGATATCAAAGTCGGAGACGTTGTCTGCGGCAAAAACAACGATAATGGTAGAGTTGTTCAGATATTCCCGCAAGGCCGAAAGAAATACTATCGTGTTCATTTCGACGACAATACATTTACTGAATGCTGCGGTGATCATCTCTGGGAAGTACTCGATAGTAATCGGCGTGATAGATCTAATAAGCAGTATGGTGTTCATTATGTAGAAACTACTGATACTATTCGTAAATCTATCGACAACCGATATTCAGTCGATATGTGTGGACAGCTTGAATTCAATTCTGAGTTCAATCGTGATTCTGAACTTGACGGATATCTGCTTGGAGTTATCCTAGGCGATGGATCTACTCGTGATGGCTGTGTGAGCATCTGCAATGAAAATAGTGAGCTCTGGAGTCGAATTGAATCTGCATTGTCTGTATATGACTGCCGTCGATCTGCTAAAAGTAAGGATTACATTGTAGGTTGCAACGGTAATAATTTTGTGCGAAACAAGATAGTTGAGTACGGATTGATGAATGTGAAGTCAGCAGATAAATTCATCCCTGAAAAATACTTCCATGCTCCAGTTGACGTACGAAGGGATCTACTAGCTGGTCTAGTTGATACTGACGGATATTCGCCTAAGGAGACAACTTCTGTATGGGAGTTTGATACGTCATCTGAACAGCTTGCTAAAGATTTTGCAAGGCTTGCAAGATCACTTGGAGTAAAAGTTAAGATTCATGCTCGTAAACCTAGTTACTATAAAACGGGTGATACTAAGCACATTGCTAACGGATCAAGACATCTCGTTTGTAGATCTGATTTCAATCCATTTTACATCTCCTGTAAGGCGGGTAGGTTCTCAATACGAACAACTCCGCTGAACGGTAGTATGCCTAAGCGCCTGTGCAAAATGATACAGTCCGTTGAATACATTGGCGAAACCGAATGTCAGTGCATACTACTAGATAATAAAACACATACTTACATAACCGATGATTTTGTAGTAACACATAATACCTGGGTAACAACAAAGATGATGGAGTCAGCACAGTCTCACGGATTCCCCGTTCTTTATTACAGCCCTGAGATGCAATCCTCGTTTATGGGTACTCGTTTTGATACATGGCGGCGTAATTTCATAAATAGCGATCTTCATAGAGGTAGATATTCTGAAGAATACTTAAAGTACATAGACGAGCTTTCGCACGAAGGTACATCGGCATATATTCTTGAGGATAAAGATACTCCAGAAGGCGCAGTAACTGTATCGGTCCTACAGCAGTTAGTTAAACAGCTACACATCAAGCTACTTATTATTGATGGTCTGTCATACATGAAGGACGAGCTGAACGCGCCTAGAGATGATATCAAATACAAGAATCTCTGTACCGGTCTATTTCGACTCAGTAAGCAATTCGGCTGCGCTGTTGTGATAACTATGCAAGCTAACCGCGAGACCAAAGAAGAGAAGGATGATAAAGGGGTCGCCCGGCCAACTCTCTATAATGTTGAGGGAAGCGATCATCCGGCGCGTATATGTACGCAGGCATTCTGTTTAAGGCAGATATTTGATCGGCACATATTGGAGATTGGATTGGAGAAATCTAGAACAGCGGCAAATACTAAGCCAGTATTCACATATAGTTGGGACCCAGGTTCTGGGCAGATGTCACTTGCACCTAACGATGACAGCTCAACGCCGGCAGCAGCTCCGCCAGTACATATGCCATCGATATCTAGATTTGGTTTGGATGCGAGTACCAATTCGACAAATGACGCACCGTTCGCAACTGAGGATGACGACGATGTCGAATTTTGATACAGGTACAAAGATAGATGTTTAGTCTTATATCAAATATTGACTTCAGTAATTGATTTTAATTCAGTTCGACCTCGAAAGGTCTTATATTTGCATACGAGGATAATCAATGAAGGATATTGAGCGCGTGGTGGAGAAGTTAGCTGAACTCGGATTCGTTCGCCCGCATAAGATAACAGGTAACTACTATACTATATATTGCCCGTTCCACAATTCTGGCAACGAGCGCAGACCGTCGTTCGGCGTATCGTTGAAAGATGAGATTCGTAACGGTAAGAAATATCCCGCAGGATTTGCGCATTGTTTTACCTGCGGTTATGCACATTCGTTGAATGAATTTGTTTCCGATCTACTTAAACTTCATAATATGTCAGGATCTGGGCTAGAATGGCTAACCGAAAACATCCCCGGATTCACTCCCGATCATGCATATGAATTACTTGTCCCAGACGAAACAATATCTGCATTACAAGATAAGTTCGCTGTTGATTATATCAGGACACGGGCCAATTCAATGTCTCCCGCGTTTGTGTCTGAATCTGAATTATCAAAATATCGTTATACCGTGCCATACATGTACGAGCGAAAACTTGTCGATAATGTAATTGCACAATACGATGTTGGTTTTGATCCAGATTTCGTGCCTGCGGGGCATAAACGTGCAATGCCAACAATTACATTCCCGGTGCGCGATAAGGATGGAAACACCTTATTTATTTACCGTCGTGCGATTGCCTCTAAGCATTTTTTCATGCCTAGTTCTATCGAGAAACCCGTTTATGGATTGGATCAAATTCCGCCTAATTGCAAATCGTTATGTATTACCGAGAGTATAATTAATGCCCTTACACTTGTTGGTTGGGGGTATCCTGCAGTTGCATTACTCGGTACTGGTACGCCTCATCAGGTAGCTCAACTAAAATCATTAGGTGTAAATGAATTTGTATTATGCCTTGATGGCGATGACGCAGGTGCTCGTGGGACACAGAAATTGAAAAATCAGCTCGCTAGTACAGCATTGATTTGGGTTGTTAATGTCCCCGCAGGGAAAGACGTCAATGATTTAGATAAGCCGACATTTGACAGATTATACACAGAAAGGAATTAGGAGGATCGCCTAGTAGATTGGCGAAGGTGATGAATAATGTTTAATAACTTAGATTCGTTCAGTCAGCAGGCTAGAGATTTGCAGATGCATGCTAAAGTTGCCGAGTTAGTGAAGATATCGAAACAGCTAGTTGAAAGCATTGAGCAGTTGAATGCTCGGCTAACAATACTAGAGGCTCAACGAGATCTTATCAAGAATCAAATAGATAAAGTTGTAATCAGGCTGAATCCTGACGCCATTGATGACGAGGAGTTGTTGAAATGAATAAGAATAACGCATGGATGTTAAGACAAGACGGTGCCGCATTCGACCTAATGGTGCACATATACGCAGAAGGCGATGATAATCTTGATTCGGAAGCAGAGTGTGCTGCTTTCATAATTCGTACGAAAAGCAAGGATGTTGATTTAGCAAATCGTGTAATTGATGCTTGGCTTGCACTGCTCATCGAAGATAGCGTGAAATACACCGATGAAACTGATGAAGATATCGACAAAAGAATAGCTGATGCGGTCTCGGATCTCCCGTATCATTTTACCTATCCCCTTACAGTTCAGCAGCTCCTAGATATCCACCGCAGCTGCAATAACTACAGCAGCGTCGATTCTCTTTATGAGTTTATCGATTCTCTTAATATAAGTGAGCTTCAGCAGAGTATACGCGATTCGATAAATCAACAGTTCTGCCGAGTCAGATATGGCGGACAGTATAATTCGGGAAGCATGAACGGTGGCATATGGTTCCGAATAAGTAGTGTTTCGTTTAACTGGGCAAATACAATATATTTGTTTGTCTCAGAGATCAAACGCAGATATCCAATTGAATATATTACAATTTGTCGTGATTCTGAATCTGACTATGGCTCACGTGATGATCAAGCTGAATATTTCTATAAAGCAAAGGACGGCACACCTTATTACATGATGCCAATATCTGAATATCTAGTTGAGGAGCATGAAAATAATCCAGTATTTGCATCGGCGAGTATCGGCGAAGGTATTTTCGCATATATCTCGAGATCGTTGCAGTCTGGTTATACATTTGAGTATGTCAAGCGTATACTTGCAGATAATGATGTGTCTTTGCGTCATGCTCAGTTGTATAATGTAAGCAAAGAGATTCGCCGAAACTGCATCTCAGCAGCTGATCTACTCGACAGTGAAAGTACGGTAACTCGTCGAAAATTCATACGCGTTATGAATAAGATAAATGCGCTGTTCCCGATCATTCACGTTGCTTCGATTGATGAACGTCCTCGTGACAACAGATCAGGGAATGCAGTTGGCGTCACGTTATCTTTCAAACTTATTTCTAAGGTACCCGAATTAGATGGTGTGGTAGTTGACATCGCCTCGACTAAGCCAGTTAGCACACTTACGTCTGATATCATTGTTCGTAACTTCAGGAATGAGTTTATGGATTATTGCAATTACAAAGGTATTCGAATCTGATTGATTAACGAACTATTAAATTGCCTAAAAAGGTATTGACAAATTTCCAAAAATATCATATAATATATGTGTAGGATAAAACATATCAAAAGTCAAAACATATCCAAAGACGGAGGGACGTTAAATGATCAGCACATTCTACGACACAAAAGATTGCTTCAAAACATATACACACTATACCGAACCGCTGTCTTATGATGATTGGACTAAGCTCCCAGAGGATCATAAGGCTGCGGTTCTTTATGTGCAGTTTTTCTCAAGTATTATTTCTGCTTGGAATGCTGCCAAAAGTTATGACGGGGATGACGAGGAAGCAGTTGAAACTGTGCTCCAGTATCTCATCAAAAATGTGCCAGTTATCGAGAAAAATCCGAGTCGGTTCACGGCTCGCTACATATATCGTGTAGCATATAATTGCATGTATTGCATATGCCACGATCGCAAATGCGACAAAGAACGTCGTGAAAACGAAATATCTGCATCTCAGCTTGACGATTCGGGCAACGAATGGAGCTTATTTGATACTGTAGCTTCAACTAGTTGCCGAATAGAAGATGCCATAAACTCCAAAATATTCTGGGAGTTTGTTGAGAATCTTGATGTAGAAACACGCGTACTGTTTGATCGTATCGCAGCACTCGGTCGTGTTCCTGCAAGTTTAAGTGCACGTAATCTTGAGTTGCTGGCTGACCTCCGAGCAAAGCTGAATGAGCTCACTGCGCGGTTGTTGTAATGTACATAATTCAGCAATTGCTGATTATGAATAATATCAATTTCTAATTTTAAGGAGATCAAAACAATGGGATTCAAAAAAGTCAATGAGTACAACGATGAGAAATTTAGCGGGCTCTTCCTGCTTCGCAACGACGGGGATAGCGCAGATGTGATATTCATGTATCGCAACATCGATGACGTCCTTGTAGCTGATACTCACTACATCAAGTCTGCCGATTATTCTGGATATGTTCACTGCTGCGGAAGAGGATGCCCCGCTTGCAATCGCGGCATTCGTGTCCAGACTAAACTTTTCATACCGCTTTACAATATTACTGATGGGCAGCTTCAGTTCTGGGACAGGAGCATGCGGTTTGAAAATCAGCTTCAGCAGGATGTTTTCTCAAAGTATCCGAATCCTAGCGACTTTGTGTTCAGGGTCACACGAAAAGGCGCTGCCGGCGATGTGAATACGACATACAGCATCGTTGCAGTAGGCAGAAATAGTAATATGCCGTATGAAAAGATCCTTCAGGACGCAGGTGTAAGCTATCCCGATCACTACGAAAAGATCTGTCGCGAGGTTAGTGCCATGGAGCTTGGCACCATGCTTGCTCACAATGCAGAACGTGATAATAATTCAGCTATGCCCGCCTATTCCTATCAGGCAACTCCTAGAGTTGCATTTAATCCTCAGGCGGGTGCTTCTGTAACAGAGACGCCTAGCGCTCCGGAATATTCAGATAGCGACGCACCTGCAGATGTGCCGGATCTTACCGATGACGATGTAACTTTCTGAGCATGAAACTATTTAGTTCAGCCGATGTTGCGAAGATAAATCAGATTGCAGCACAGAGCAAGCAGGTTATTGCACCCGCAAAACCTGTGAAGGCAACAAGCATGAATGCTGAGCTAACCGAAATATCTGATCGGGTTGTTAAGTACTTCAAAGATTCGCCAGCAATGTTGATAACCTCAACATCGCAGTTACACGATTATGTAACTAAGCTGATCGACGTCGGCATTGCTGGCATTGATACAGAAACAACCGGATTGGATAGAATTCGTGATCACATTGTAGGGTCATCATTGTATTATCCCGGGGGTGTTGAATGCTACATACCTAATAAACATCTGATACCTATATTTGACGAGCCTTACAAAGATCAGCTCACATATGCAGATGTCCGAGTCGAATTTCAACGTATTGCAGCCGCGGGTGTTAAGCTGGTGTTTGCAAATGCTGATTTCGACTTGGCTATGATCTACAAGGATTATCAAGTTGATTTCTGCGACAATTGTTACTATGATGTGATCTTGGCCTGGCGTTGCTTGAAAGACAATGAACGTGATAACGCGTTGAAGGTGCTTTATAACAAGTACGTTCTCAAAGGGAAAGGCGATCCTATGAAATTTAATGATTTCTTTTCGGCGCAACTTTTCCCTTACTGCCGTCCGGATATCGCTAAGTTGTATGCTGCAAATGACGCCAAAATAACTTACGAATTGTACATGTGGCAACTTCCTTACACGCTGAAAGATAATCCAAAGTGTAAGAAGAATAAATTAGAGCGTGTATCAGATTTGATCTGGCATCTAGAATTTCCGCTCATAAAAGTTTGCCACATGCTTCATCGTCGCGGCGTATACATAGATATGGACGTTGTCAATGCCTTGCAGAATCGATATCATAAAGATTATGATGTTGAGATAGTTAAGCTGCATGAACTGGTCCAACAACTAATTGATAATTCATTTGTACCTAATTCGGGTAAGCGGCCATTTAACAGCGGCAAAGATTTTAATGAATCGTCTCCTGTACATGTTAAGTATCTACTATATACACTGCTCAATATCCCGCAAGGTAAGGATGGACAGAGCGCTGATAAATCTGTGCTTTCTGCCGTCAATAGTCCAGTTACAGACCAGATTCTTGCTGTCCGTAGCTTATCTAAGTTAATTGGTACTTACATAGATAAGTTACCTCGAGAGATTGCACCTGACGGTAAGATCCATGCTCAGTTCAAGTCAGTCGGCGCCAATACTGGACGAATGTCGTCCGCCAACCCTAGATGGTTTGCATATTGGGGTTGTAAAATCAAGTTAATTCAGGGAAGGGGAGCAGAGCTGCTATCTGTTTCATAATCCTGAGCCAAGGCACACATATATCTACCATATGAGGTACATGATATGAGAAAAATACACTTTAATGAAGAAACCATTGCAAAAATACGATCGTTCATACAAGAAGGTCACACAATGGATCAAACATGTAACAGATTTAATCTAAAATATGATACGCTGAAGCGTGTTATGTTTGAAAACAGTATCTTGCCATATCGAATAGATAAGTCGCACACTCGTAAAGTAATTGACGAGGACCTCATACAGCTCGTATGCGGACTATATGGGGCTACGAAGATGCGAATGCAGGATATTGTGAAAGAAGCTAAGCTAGATAATTATGTTGTACAGCAGATAATTGATAGCAACTTTTCGGAAGAATTTCAGAACCATCGGAAATCTACTCTGTACTCGATTAGCAAATTAGGTGATAAAAATCCGATGAAATCCGTAGCCGGCGCAGATCACCCTAATTGGATAGGTGGGGTAGTTAGTGATGGTCAAGGATATCTGATGGTCAAAAAACCTGAATGGTACACCGGTAGAAAGGGTTCTGATTATGTTTTCCAGCACAGTGTAGTAATGTGCGAAGCTATTGGATTAACTGAGGTTCCGAAAGGATTTGTGATTCATCATATAGATGGAGATAAATGCAATAACAACATAGATAATCTAGCGCTTGTATCGGTTACAGGACATGGAAAAATTCATTCGGTGTATCGAAGATTGTGCAAGGTGCAGAGACTATCCGTACAGGAGTAGGCGAAAGCCCAAATGCTTGACAACTGATCGTGTGTAGTTCATGCTATGCAGGTCTTTGAAGAGATAGTCCACTAAATGAATCTGCAAAATATCCCATCACATGCGGATGATATTCGACATATGTTTAGATCGACTCCGCCTAAGCCCTACACAATGGATGTTAGCAATAATCAAATCGTCGGTCCGTTGTATCACGAAATTCAACTTGCAGACGGTTCGTGGAGAACACTCGCAGATATTCACGTCGGAGATCATCTCTCATTAATTTGTGAAGAAGGTACATTCAACATTCACGTAGATAATGTTGCTATAACAGGCAGCAATGTTTCGATCACATTTTCTGACGGAGGGAGTGGTAACACCTAATGAAAATAAACGCAAGGTCGCCTGGTTATGTCATGCTATCTAGCGACTACAGTAGAGTGTGTGCTGTAGTAAAACTTGCTTAATTCGGCGGAATCTGTACAATTAGGTTCCGATTTGTACAGGCTATACCGAGCAAGATATATCCTGACCACAGTAACCTTTCATGTTGTTATCAATAATCATGCAGAGGTGAAAAGTTGTGGTAATATATAAGATCACTAATAATGTAAATGGTAAAGTATACATAGGTCAAACACATCGTTCTGTAGAATCTAGAATAGCTGAGCACGTGAATTCTGCTAATAGAGGTGATGGATATTATTTGCATTCGGCTATTAGATTATACGGGTGGGAGAATTTCAAGTATGAGGTAATTGCTGAGACTGATAATTCAGATGTGTTGAATGAGCTCGAATCTTTCTATATTCATAAATACAATAGCGATGTCGACGGTTACAACCTTTCTAAGGGTGGATATAGCAATTGTATGAATAATGCGGTTGTTAGATCTAAGCATGATGCTAAAATGAGAAGTCCCGAAGTTCGTAAGAAAATTTCCAAAAGCATGAAAGCTAGAATAGCTGCTAATGGGGGCGTTTCTGAAGAGCATCGACAGCATGTGTCAGAAGGACTTAAAAGATTCTATGCTGAAGGTAAACATCCCAATTATTCCGCTCCTTTTCATCTTACGCCTGCTCATAAAAAAGCATTGAATGATGCGAAGAATAAAGCAGTCTATTGTATAGATGAGTCCGAAAACATAGTTGCTGAATTCAATCGTGTTTGTGATGCAGCGGCATGGTGGTATGATCAAGGTTATGTTGTTAAAGATAAGAACGGATTATGTGATAGAATAAAGCAATCCTATAAACAAAATATTTACATTAGAGGGCTTAAATGGATATATCGTGTGTAGAGACTATCGAAAGCTAAACACCAGCATTTGTAGAAATACATAAATAGAGTAATCTAGGCTGGTTGAAAATAAGGTACAAATGTACACGAAGCAAGTAGAGTACCGCTCGAGCGAGTTAGCTTATAAGTGATATTAGCTTATTGTAAGTCTATTGAAGGGAAATTGCAAGGTTCATATATGCTGCTAACGGGTGTATATGTTCAAGAGTTAGTCCGACACTTCTAGTGATAGAAGAACTGTTTAGCGAACAGATAACTAATTAGGCACAGGAACCAAGGTTAACAGCTTTTATAGCTTCGGAAAAAAATTTACAGGAAGCGTTTCGTAAAGGCCGTGACGTTTACGCTACGATTGCAAGTATAGCATTTGACGTCCCTTATGAGCAATGTCTTGAGTTTCATCCTGAAACACATGAATATCAGCCAGATGGCAAGGCGCGCAGAACTGAAGCAAAGGCAGTGCTCCTCGGGATCACTTACGGGCGTGCAATTCCATCTATTGCTGAGCAGCTTTACGGTCATGATGAATCTCTTGATGACGAAGCACGCGTCAAGAAAGCACAGAAGGTGTATGATTCGGTACTGAATGCGTTTCCTGGGTTACGCAATGCGATGCTGGCTGCACAGGAGGAGGCACGCCGAAATGGATATGTTGAAACAATATTAGGTAGGCGGCGTCATCTGCCCGATATGACACTTCCTGAGTTTGAGTTTGTTCCTGCCGAAGGATATGTTAATCCTGACATTGATCCTCTTGATCCGACTACGCTAACTAATAAGAGCACAATCCCGGATAGAGTAGTGAAAGCTCTCCAAGCTGAATTTAAGCAATATAAGTATTTTGGGCAGATAGTTAAGCGTACTCGAGAGTTGGCTGATAATGATCACATAAGGGTCATCAATAATCGCGGTAAGATTCAAGACGCAACTAGGCAGTGTTTGAATTGCGTCGATTTTGAGACGGAGATACTCACAACTCACGGATGGAAACGTCATGATGATATTAGCATCGGTGACGAGGTACTTTCGTATAACTTAACCTCTCAAAAGATCGAAAAAGATCGTATTGAAGCAATTCATGTCAATGACGAGATCACTGAGGTTGTCAATTTCAAATCTTCGACATTTGACAGCTGTTCAACTCTCAATCATCGTTGGGTAGTGGGCGAAGCCGGTGAAGCGCCACGAGTAAAATTTACTTCAAATATCTATAGTAATAAATGGCCAGATTACCCAATACTCCGAGTTGGTGATAATGACTTTGTTGATAATCCGGATTATTCGGATGATCACTTACGGCTGCTAGGTTGGATAATGACTGACGGCAGCTATGGCGGTGATACAAATCGCCATTACCGGATGGAGATATTTCAGCATACTCGAAAACAGAAGAATCTGGACGTTTATCAAGCTATGATAGACGTGCTAGGCGGGTTAGGTATCGAATATACTGATCACTGCTCCGCAGGGTATCATTCAATCTATCTTAAGAAGTGTAAATTTACTTCGCTAGTGTTGCGTGATTTTCCTGATCGAACACTTACTTGGGATTTTGTCAATACACTATCTCAGCGTCAAGCGGGTATCCTCATGTGGTCAATGATAGAGGGTGACGGTACGTTAGGTACAGCTACTCAGAGTGTAACATTCACGTGCAGCAGCACCGCTCGGCGCGATATATTTCAATATCTAGCATTCCGTGCAGGATACGCAACAAATAGTTATACAACGGATCCAAGTGATTTAGAAAACGTCAATCTTAGAGTATACGACTCTGTTTCGAACAGAGAACCTCTATGCGCAAAAAATCCTTATTATACAATTACTGTATTACGTGTTAAGCGCGCACATATTTATCCAAATCATAGATCTAAATCGGCTGTTGCCGGTGTATGGTGCGTGACAACTCAAAACAGTACCTGGATCGCACGCAGGAACGGGAAAGTATACATAACCGGTAACTCTAAGATTCAGGGTAGACAGCGCTGCCCTAATGCATTGAACTCTATTACTCAGAGGTGTGCTATCTAACAGATGGTGCTAACGGTATCAGCGAAATAAGACTGCTTGTCGAGAGAAAGCAATCCGATGACAAGCTATAGTTCAGAGACGAATAAGCTGACTAAGAGACCCTAAACCTACAAAGGTGAGATAGAGGGAATACCGTGCTAAGTTTGTCTAGTAGACAAGAAAGTGTAACGACTATCCGAGTTATATCGGAGTAGGCCGGATGATGAGTTACCGGTCAAAGCGGTGCAGAACAATTTTATTGTTCAAGATATAGTCTGCGTGTATAGTAATTTATACACAGGCGGCGAGTGCTGCCGAACAAACTAAGATGGCCATGCTAATGCTCGAGAATGATTCTGAATGGCAAAAAATCGGAGGCAGACTTATTCTACCTGTTCACGATGAACTTATTGCCGAAGTTCCTATCAGGTACTATGAAGAGGGCGGAAAGTTGCTGAGCGCGCTTATGTGTAAAGCGGCTGAGTTCTTGCCTTTCCCAAGCAAGTGCGACGTTACCACAATGACACACTGGTATGGGCTTGAGTTTCCGTGTCCGTATTCACGACCGGCATCGCTTGATAATCTAAGCGAAGACGAGATTCGATGGGTTCAATATTATCTAGTTCAGTCAGAATATCAACTGCCAACATATAAAGATGCTGAAGGTAACAAGCCGCGAGGTGATGCGGCCAAAGGCGTTAATGGCGTCTGGTCCGATGCGGTGGAGTCCGCAATTGAAGATTACATAAAACGCATGCGAATATCTCGTGAAAATTTCATCGATTTTATTGAAAATCGTGTGATATACGGGTCGCAGGCGGCACAGAATCGTTAAATAATGTAACAGAGTATAAGAAGAAAGGATCTACAAAATGAATTTCACATTATCTACAAAACCGCTGGTAGATGCGTTGAATCTTGGTATCATCAACTCAAACGTATCTAAATTCTATAGTAAGAGTTGTGTTGTTCAGCTAACAGCAACACAGTCTACGCTTCGAATCAATCTAGAGGCTGCACGTCTTGTATCTGAGATAACGCTTAAGGGTAAGGGGGACGATGATGGTCCGATAACCATCTTTGTCGATAGCTTACTCTTCAAGCAGCTTGTAGCATCTCTTGACACCTCCACAGTTACGCTTGAGTTTTCTGAAAATTCGCTGATTGTGCATTCGGGAAAATCAAAGTTTAATCTAGCAAAGATGGCAGATGGCGGCGATCTCTCGTTGAAGCGTGTGAGCGATAACAGTAACGGTGTTGTTTGTGTATTCAGCAAACCTGACTGGGTGTTTGTCAAGAATCGTCAGATGTATGCGATTGCAATGGCGTTCATACATCCTATATACACGCGTGTTTGGGTAGGCGAAGATGGCGGAGTAATTGTCGGCGATTTTGATAACGGGTTGTTTACATACTCCAAATCCAACAAGTTGAATACGACCTGCCTGCTTTCCGATACAATAATCAATCTATTCAACGCAATTCCTGAGGATAGCAAACTCGTGCAGATTTCTGACAACACCTATCAGGTCATCGTCACTAAGGATGGATTCACTCTCGTATCCGAATTTGTTCCCGAGTACGAATCGGATCCTAACATCGGTACATACATGGCGGACACAATCACAGCCATGATGGTAGTTGACTCTGATAACGCGGTTACTGTACCTACATCAGCAATTCGTAAGCTGCTCAGTCAGGCCGATATGCTTGCTAATTCGTCGGAGGCAACTATAATTCTTGGCGCGGATAGTGGTCAGCTCTATCTACATGATAATAACGTCGATGGTAAGATTGACATCATTGGCACTAGTTCGGCAAAGTTTAAGGTTGAGCTGAAGACCACTTTCTTGAAATCTGTCATTGGAGATTATCCGGAAGATAACATTACTATTTGCGCGCTCATGCAAGACAATGAACCGGCGGGCATATTAGTTAACAGCGATAATCTTTCTACTATGCTGTCAGCTGTGGAGTAATTAACATGGCTTTTCAGCAACTGTCAACGTTAGCGCATATTGCTAAGTTTAACTCAGCAACTTCTAGTGATTTTCTCTCTGATTACGAAAAGTTTGTTGATGATGCAATATTGACAGATCTGCAAGAGCCTAGTAGTCGTTACATTGCGCCTTCGGGTATAAGATGCCTGCGGGCGCAATGGTTTAGGCTTCGCGGTACCTCGCCAGATAGCCAATTTCGTGCAGATCGTACACTTAACTTCTATGCAGAATTAGGGACTGCAATTCATGGGATCGTTCAAACAAATATCAAAAATCTACTTGGTGCCGATTGGCTGTCCGTCAGTGATTATCTCAACAATGCTAAGTTGAAACACAAATTCAAGATATCTGAGATAGGCACCGATTCGCTTGAAACGCGTGTTGAGGCAATAGACATACCTATCCGATTTGCTTGCGACGGCATCATTCGATACCGAGGCAAATTGTATCTCATTGAGATAAAGACAATAGATTACTCATCTTTTCAGGAGCTCACAAACATAAAATCTGTTCACATACCGCAAATAAAATGCTATGCAAGTTTACTCAACCTGCATAATGTCCTCGTCATATATGTAGATCGGACACACGGCGATATGAAAATATATGAACTGAGTGTATCTGATACGGATATGGATGATGTAGATAAGTCGTTGAAAACTATTGTCGAATGCGCTGAGTATAACATTGCGCCGGATAGGTTGCCTCGTGACGATCCTTGGTGTTCGTCAAGCCGATGTAAGTTCTATAAAGTTTGTAAAGAATGGGGATGATAAATCATGACGCTTGCTAATAAGTACCGTCCACGTACCTTTGACGATATGGTTGAGCAGAAAGTTGTTGTTGATATCGTCAGGTCAATTTGTGAGAAGTCTGAGTTAGCGAATCGCAACTTCTTGTTTGTCGGTGCTGCAGGGTTGGGTAAGACAACGTTGTGCCGAATAATCGCAAACGAGCTAAATGAGGGGAAAGGATCTCCGATTGAAATAGATGCTGCATCTAACGGAACTGTAGACGCGGTGCGAAAAATCGTAGATCAAGCACGCGCATATCCGGTCGGTACCAAGTATAAGGTATTCATAATCGATGAGGCGCATGCTGTAACTCCGGCAGGTTGGTCTAGTTTTCTTAAATGCATTGAAGAGAGTCCTGCAAAATCTGTCTTTCTCTTTGCTACAACGAACCCTGAAAAAATACCTGCTACTATATTGTCACGTGTTCAGGTCTTTCAGCTTGCCAAGATTTCATTAGCTGGAATACACGATAGGTTAAAATTTGTCCTGGATTCTGAGATTGCAGAAGGGCGGGATATACACTACTCTGACGATAGCATAACATTTCTAGCAAAACTCGCTAATGGCGGTATGCGCGATGCGCTTACTCTGCTAGATAAGGCTCTGGCATATAGTTCAGATGTAACTGCGGAGAACGTATCGGCTGCGTTGAATCTGCCTAACTACGATGATTATTTTCGACTCTTAAGTAGCTACGCTAAACACGATAACCGAGCTATCGCAGACATTGTAGATCGTGTATATAATAGCGGTGTTAACTTTGTTAAGTGGTTTGAAGGGTTTCATAGCTTCGTGATCCAGATATTGAAATACATATATCTTCAAGACATCGGATCAACCACTATTCCGCCGCAATATCAAGATAAAATCGTTAATTATAACATAAGGCACGCGAACATATGTTTGAAGCTTGCTAACATCTTGATCAAATTGAACGATACTCTTCGTAGGACTTCATATCTGCAAGAGTTTGCGCTTACCTACTTGTGTTCAATCAACAAGGAGGCCAAATGAATTCGATCTCAGTTGCACATGAGGCAAACAGAAGCGAGAGCAAAGATTTGATCACTTGGTCAAATCAGATGTATAATGAATTATTTGCTAAGTATTTTTCCGAAATACGCGGCATTCGTGACAGACTCTCTGCGAATACTCCTATCAGTGATTTTGACATTGAACGAATATTGACTGAGTTTCCACTTGATCTATTTTCTGTTTCCGAAGCTCTCAATCAGTTTAAGCTCGAATACGAGTTGAATCGGCTGAAGCTCAAAGAAGCACGACGTAATCAAGCAGATGCAGACACATTGGCTGAACTTGAGATTCTGAATACTGCGTATTCAACACTTATAAGTCGTGTCGAAACAGAGATATCATTTTCACGTGAACTCATAATGGGAGTTAAGAAGATATGGGATGGTCGGCGCAGTACGGAGAAGGCGAATCCGATTGGTGAGGAGTTGCCCGAGTACGTACCTGATCAGCCAAGTCGCAGAAAATACATCAAATGAGAGGTACTAATTGATGGCTACATATCAAGATATCATAAAGAAAAAACAAACGGAATGGCATTGCGATTCATTGATGACTGGTGCTCTTGCAGATACGGTGTCCAAAATACCGCTGTCGTCGCCGTTTCTCAATTTTGCGCTTTACGGTGGTGTGCCGAGGCGTCGAATAACTGAATTCTTCGGAGAACCGGGTTCAGGTAAATCAACGACAGCTGTTGATGTGTGTAAAAACGCACACGCGATCTTTGCTGCTGAACATGTTTCGAAGATTGAAGAACTTCGAAAGAAGATTGCAGGCGGTAACAAGGGCGCAGTTACTGAACTTCAGCTGGTTGAAGATTGCGGCCCACGTAAAGTACTTTATCTTGATCTGGAGCACGGATTTGATAAGAAATGGGCAGAGACCCTCGGGATACGTCCGGGTGAGGTTGATGTTATGCAGCCGCCGGATATACCTGCTGAAGATGTTTTACAAACAGTCCAAGAGGTAGTAGAAAGTGGAGATGTCGGTCTTATAGTGCTCGATTCCATCCCATCGCTAGTCCCACGCGCTGAATTGGAGAAGAAACTCGGCGAGCGTACCGTAGCATCTCTTGCTGGATTACTCGCAGTTTTCTATCGCAAGATAGTGCCGCTGTTAACTCGATATGATTGTACAATGATAGTCATCAATCAGACTCGAGAAAACATGGACAATCCATATGTTGTGAAAACTCCAGGCGGCTCTGCACCTAAATTCTATGCATCGCTTAGAATATTGTTTAGATTAGGTACACCGGTTGATTTTCTTGGAAACGAGCTTCCGCAGAGCACCGAAAATCCTGCAGGTTACAACGTAGTTGCTAAGATCGTAAAACAGAAATCCGCGCCATTTGACCGCAAGAACGCATCATACATATTGATGTGTGACTCTGGTATTCGCCCGCTTTACGACTACACGAAGCTCGCAATAACTAAGTATGGCATAATACGAAAGGCAGGTGCATGGTTCTCACTTGTCGATCCGACTACCGGCGAGGTGTTATGCGAAAATAATATGCCAGTGAAGCTGAACGGACTTGCAAAGGTCTATGCATATCTTGAGAGTCACGACGATTATTATCGAAAACTTACTGAGTTCATCGAAGCTGATTTGAATGGGCACGGAGGAGATGCCGGCAATGAATAACAAAAGATATTCATCGCGTCAAGAGAAACTAGTTGCAAAAGTTGTCGGCGGCAAAGTTGTCGCCGGCAGCGGTGCACGTGATACCCACCCAGGTGACGTAACACATCCTAAGTTCTTGATTGAATGTAAGACTCACACCAAACAAGTTCCTGATGTTGTTTTCTTTGCAGATGTCTGGCGCAAGATTGCTGAGGAAGCCGATTCGCAATTCAAGTGTCCGGCGCTTGTAGTTGATGACGGTACGCAACGTGTATGTAACACTTGGGTATTAACGCGAAGATTAGCTATAAGTCATCCTGAGAATATTGAGCTGCTTGAATATCCATATAATTTGCGTGATTATTCCGAAAACAAGGCTAACGCGATACGCATACCACTGAAAACATTTAGCATCGTCAGTGAGCTTATGCACAATATTTACGATTCACCGGTTGCGTATTCTATTAAATTTTGCGATGAGGATCTGGTAATAATTTCATTACTTGATTTTAGCACTGGGTGTTTGCAATGAGAACTATTCAAGAAGTAGGATTAGAGATACTTGGAAATAAACCAAAGCCGATTTATTTCTTCTGCGGGCCTGAAATCGGGATAAAACAGCGATACATAGATATTCTCCAACAGCATTACGGCAAACTTGTTGAAGCGCAATCGTTATCTGACGTACTGCAGATGATGCGTACAAAGCACATCATACCGCTTCAGCCTTCTGTATATGTTGTACGATATGATGATATTTATTTATCTCAGCTATCTGCGTCATCAGCTAAGTATATCGCCGGTACAAAAATAGTTGGCACAATCGTTGGCATATATGAAGGAGACAAAGCAGCAGCCCAGCTCGCTAAGTATGCAGGCGATTATACGGTGTCGATTGATAATATTGACGCAAAATATATAGAGAAATATCTGACGAATGAGTTCAGCGGTCTTGCTAATCGATATATTCAAATTGCAGCAACGTGCGGCGAAAATTACAGTCATGCTCGCAACATATGCCGTAGTTTGTCTATGTGTTCAAAATCACTGTTGTCTAATTTGAGTGACGCTGAATTGGTCAAGTTGTTTGGTATTGGAGATACTGCGACAGAGAATCAGTTTAAGTTGGGAATCGCAAGCCGTGATTACAAATACGTTTGTGATTTACTTGATACATGTGACGGCGACCCGAATGATGTATTATATTACATATTGTCTACTCTGATAGAACTAGAGAAATGCGTGTCAACGCGGTCTAAAACTTCTTCACTCGCAGCATATCTAGATAGATGGCCGCTTTCGGATATTTGTCAGATGTTTGCACATGTATATACATACCTCAAGCTGTCTCGAAAGATAAGCATTAGCGATCCAAAACTAACAGTGCTCTATCTATTTAGTTTGCTTCCGTATTCACCAATTCCACGGGAGGGATGTTTTAATGTTTTCATTTGATTGTCAACATGAGGCAATTAATCAGCTTCAGGAGTTAGCAACCGCAAAAAGCCACAGCATACTGCTTTGTGGGCAACACGGCTGCGGTAAAACATACTTAGCAAAATATTATGCTGATTTGCTTAGTATCTCAGATTTCCAAGTTGTGCTATCAACGGTAGGAGATCTGCAATCCATGATGGATACTACTTATGCACTTAATACGCCAGTTGTCATCTGCGTCGAAAATCTTGACGACGGTGTGGCAGGTGCAGCGTACACATTGCTCAAGTTTCTGGAGGAACCCTGTGAGCTTGTATATGTCGTTGTTACGTGTACGAACATTCGTCAGATTCCAGAGACTATCGCTAGTCGATGCGCAGTTGTAAATGTAAATGAACCTCGAAGTTCGGATATCTTGATCTTCGCCAACAGCATTGACGATACTGCAGCAATCCACATAAAGAAAACTCCCCTCTGGTCGTGTATCCGATCATTCTCTGATGTAAATCAAATATTGAAGTTGACTCCCGATCAACTTACTTACTTTGCATCACTGCCTGAAATATTCGACACGCGTAAGCCTATTTCTCAGTTGATGTGGGATCTTGGACATTATCCCGATAATAGTCCGGCGCCGATTGAACTCGTCATGCGCTATCTGCTTGCGATCAACCATAAGTTAGATATTAGAGAGATAATATTAAGCTGCTTAATAGATCTGGATAATTCAAATATCGCCAAACACGTAGTGTTAGCTTCAATGTGCATGCAAATTAAATATAGATAGAATCGTTTATATTTATATAGATACGAATAGGCCTAGATTAACCGGTGAAAAGATATCTATTCATAACCTTACATATTTTTGAGGTGATGATATGCAAGAAATTTGGGAAGATATCCCGTTTTTAGAGGGTCGATATCAGGTAAGTAATTTAGGCCAAGTGCGTAGTAGGCGGAAGATACTCAGCTGTAAAAATTCTAGAGGACCGAAACAAGTTAGCATTGTTATCGACGGAAATATCAAAGTATTTGAAGTCAGGCATCTGATGGCGTATACATTTTTAGGCTGCGTGTATTCACAAAATGCTAGGCCTAAATTGATACACGTTGATGGTAATTATGCTAATATTTCGTTAGATAATCTAAAAGTAGCAGATTATTCTGATATTGATAACGAAGTATGGAAGGATGTGTTAGGATTTGAAGGCATATATCAAGTATCTAATATGGGCAGAATAAAAAGATCTGCACATGAGGATAAGTACATACGATCAGATACCGGCAAGGAGTGTGTTCGAAATATTGGCGAGCGGATACTTAAAGTTAATAGTCACGACGAATATTTTCAAATCAATTTATGCACAGTTGATAGAAATTGTTATAAATCTGTACATAGGTTAGTGGCTGAGGCATTCATACCCAATCCAAATCATCTTCCACAAGTAAATCACATTGATGGTAATAAGCACAATAATTGTGTGAATAATCTGGAGTGGTGTACTGCCAAGGAGAACGTAAATGATTCAATAATCCGATCAGGTAGAGAATTGCTGATTAAGACGATACAGGAAAGATGCGGTAAGAAGGTAAAGTGTTTAGAAACTGGAAAAGTATTTGAATCTATAAATCAAGCAGCTAAAGAATTAGGATGTGATGGAGGGTCAATCGCATCGTCTATTGAGCGACATACTTGTTGTTTCGGATGGACATTTATTTATTTAGATATGGTTGATTCAGTAGATGCGAATGAATATATGAAATTTGCTAAAGAAAAATATTTCAAATGGCCTAGGGCCAAAATTAAGGAGGTTAAAGAATGGACCGTCATTTAGTTTTTTCGGGAACATTGACAGCGCAGATGGTTGCGTATCTTAAGGCCATCCCCGAATTTGAACCGATTGATGTTCTAGTTTCTCAAGTAGATCGTAGTGGCGTTAATCAGATGCTGAAGTATAAGGCAGAAGGTGTTGCTAAATCATTCTTCTTGGATTCCGGCGCATTCTCATTTCACAAGAGTGGCATAGCTGTCGATGTCGATGATTACATTGCCTATGCTAATTCGCTAGATGAGCATACAATGGCTGTTGCACAGCTCGATACGATACCCGGTTCATTAGGTAAGGAGAAGACACCTGAAGATTATGTTAAATCTGCACAGAAGTCGTGGGAGAATTTTCTGTACATGTATCCTCGCATGAAATCGAAGGAAAAGCTCATTCCAGTATTTCATTATGGTGAGGATTTTTCTGCATTGCGTCGGATGCTCGAATGGCGGGACGATGACGGTAATCCACTTACCTACATTGGTATCAGTCCGGCAAATGACACTGCACAGGCAACCAAAAATAGATACATGAAAAATGTATATGACATAATTGCGCAGTCATCTAACCCAAATGTGCGTACACACTTATTTGGCATGACGTCGCTTGATGCACTTCGCAAGTTCCCCTACTATTCTGCTGATAGCATATCACATAGATTGCGCAGCGCTTACAATAAGATATACACCCGCAAGTGGGGAACTATATCGCTGTCTGATAAATCGCGGACAGTTAAATCACGCTCCAACATGAGTTTCCTGCGGACATGCGATAGTGCTACATATGCAGAATTTGAGGAGCTCGCAAAGCATTATGGATTCACGATTGACCAGCTTCGTGAATCTTCTGCTGCCCGTGTTGCTTTTGATATTGTAGAAACACAGCTCGCTGTAAACAACGAATATGCTTACAGGCCAGAGAACGAAGGCAAGACAGCTAAGCGGCTATTCAACTTGAATTGATGGAGTATTGCCATGAGGACGATTTGGCCGCAGTCATTGCTCAGACGAATAGATATGCGATTGCTTGATGTGCCTGCGCGTAAACTTGAGGATGCAATACTAAGTTTACCGACACGCATTCAAACAATATTGCTATCCAGATTTAGATATGGACATTCGTTGAAAGACGTTTGTGCTGAGGTGGGTCTAAGCGTGCGTCAAGTACAACGTCTTCAACGCACCGGATATGAAATACTTCGTCGCAATTTGCTGTTTGATCCAGCAGTTTCTACATTTAGCCCACTTCGATGTTCTTCGCATGCTGAATTGGCGAACATAACCGTAGACGAGTTGCCGCTATCTCTTAAAGCATCTGCTGTATTACACGATTGTAACGTAGTAACTACGCTTGATCTCATCCAATCAGTTGCTAGTATATGCGCAAATCGTCGAGTACCTACTCGTGTGAGCAACGAGCTGAAGGATATCTCAGCATTGATTATTTTTGCAGTTGCTGATAATCAGATTGAGCGTCCGCACGGTACAACTGTTCAAAGTGTGCGATGTTGTTGCTGGGAAACACAGCAAGTATTTAGATCGTTTTCTGAAGCTGATTTATACATGGGATGGCCAAGAGGTACCGCAAGTCGAATTGCCGATAGCGGTAAACCGTATGAAGGTAAAACAATTGTAACTCGTAAGCGCATTGTGAGGCGCAATTCACGAGAGCTGTTTAAACTTGATAACTGAAATATGTGAGAGAGGATTTTAACATGACAGAAATATTAGATAGCGGTAATCGAAGAAAATTTAATTCTGGTGCTGTTCGAGATATTGATGAGGGCAAAGGCAGATGTGATTTGATGCCGGTGGGCATTATTGCAGATACGTTAGATTATTTTGAGGCGAATCGTGTAGACCTTGAAGGACGTGGTATGCCTACGGACGCTACTGTACTTCACGATATCGATCAATTTATCCAAACTACGGATACGCAGTATCTATTCAACGCAATTATTGATTTTACTTGTATTTCTACTCTAAATAGTTTTAGTTACAGCTCATTTGCCGCGGAAATTTTAGATCTAGCATTGCACTACGAACAAGGATGTGTGAAATACGGTGAAAGAAACTGGGAGAAGGGGATACCGCTGCATTGCTACATTGATAGCGGGGTTCGCCATTTCTTGAAATACATCCGGAACGACGATGACGAAAGACACGACCGTGCGTTCCTCTGGAATATGTTAGGCGCAATATGGACTTACAAAAATAAGCCCAATTGTATAGATATATCTCCGCGCGATCGCGATCGTGCTCCAGTAGTGATGTATCCATCAGAAGGCCGCAAAACTACTCTGGATAACTGAATATCGTCAAATAACCTTTCATAATTTTGAAAAATCATTGTGAGAGGTTATTTATTTTGGATCAATTTCGTCTTGTTCGTTACGAGGACATTGCAAAATGTACATATGTGTTGAATCCAAACGCTCTGTCATACAATATCGCAATTCACCTTGATCAAATAGATATGTGCCAGTATGCGCTGTATAAAGTATCTGAGCTGCAGCCTGAATATGAGGACGATTTGGATTTTGCGTCGTTTATACATCATGATTGTTGCCATCCTTGGTTGGATATATTGAGCAGTTGGCTTAATATGATACCAGGTAGGCACATATACAAGTTTTCATTTGTTAATCGAGCTACTAGTGATACAGTTGAGTTATTTTTTAGCTACATTGCGCAGGTTGACGATCCTGAAAAGTCGTATGTGTACATGAAGGTAATCAACTGAGGAGGTTAGATATGGATATTTTGAAAATTATTAAGTGTTCAGCTATATATCGTGCATCTTCGGATAAGGTGCGAATTGATAGCGCACTTCAGAATCCTATCAATGTAGAATTGGTTACACAGCTGTCCGATGCATTAGACGATCGCAGTCGCGACCAACTTCGTCAAGCGAAGCTTATTCTAGACCAGGAGAATAACGATAAAGCTCAAGATGATTCGGATGATACCGGTACCGCTCCTCGCATAGACTCCGATGGCAGGGATGAGCAGGCGCCGCCTTTGGCAACCAATCGTACCGTAATCAGCGATCCCTTCTTTGATCTCGGACCCGACGGGTCAGATGCATCGAATGATGAACTCACTGAAGATGCTTCAAATCAATTGGAAGGCGACAACGGTGATGAGGCTGAGTCTAACGAAATCAACGAATCTGCAATAGTCAATGGCACGCCAGTTACGGCACAGACTACCTTGTATAGTTATGAGCCGCCGGCTCCATTGGATTTTAGGAGCATATCTGAAATCATAAAATGCACGCTCAATGGTCGTGCCGACGCTGCCGGTGTTAACCGAATACTCGTTAGGGATAATGAGTTGTGGATATATTACAAAGATTCAGTTAACCTAAACGGTGTCATGGGTGTTGTAATTGAATTCCTCAATAATTCGGGATATCCATATCTGGCGTTCAATAGACTTGCAAGAAGTGAAAATGCAATGGTGTTTGAGATAGACCCATCTGCAACAATCAACGTAACTAGTAATGAATAATTTGCCTATAGCTGAGGAGTTAGATTTTGCATATCTGCTGACTTTGCTGCCTCCGCTGTACAATATTCCACAGTTTGCTTGGCTGCCAGAATTGTTTTCTATCATAGGGCATGAACGGTTGATCAAGTTGTGCAGATATTGCGGCGGTGAAACTATTCAGATTCCCACAGCGGAGCAACTTGCAGATGCAATTGATGCGCTTCAGTGGTTCTATGATGTCGAGATAAAGCATTCAAAGTTTGCTACAGACGTGCCTGTAGGTCTTCGCACATTGTATGCTGATATCGTGAAGGTGTATAGTAAGGATGCTCGATAGCGTAAAACAGTTGTTAGTAACCGATCCAATTAGTTTCAACAACTATTATCTCAATTATATTATGCGTGTGCAAGATGCATTGATTGCAGCCGAATTTGATTCACCTAGAATCGTTTCGCAAAAATTATCCCCTTTGCAATTGTTGAAGGCAGTTTCGGAAGAATGCGGAAGGATGTTTCATGATGTTAAATAGTATAATTTTACAGAATAAGTATCAGACAATATATTCCGCAATTTCTAATTATTTGTGGCCGATAGACGTTGTCGAACACATTGCTGATTTTGAAATTGCGTGCTACTCAGCCTTTCCAGATATGATGAATGTCCGCAGGACATTTGACATACTTAAACGTGATGTAACTGATGTTATCCGTGAAGATGGCGAATTGTCTGATGCATTCGATCAATTTGATCAACTTATTTCGGATAATACGGATACGTACTTACCTATAAGAAAAGTGAACGAGGTGGTATGATGATAATCAAGAGAAAAGTAGCTACCGCAGAAGAACTGCCTACTTCTGTTGCAGTTCCGGAATCTAATTCCTTCAAAGGTACGGTAGATTGTATAAAAGATATGATTGCAGATTTGAGCGAAATCGCCCGCAGCGAGAATTCTGTAGATTCGGATAAGGCCAAAGATGCCATTGTCGATCTCAGCGTAGTACTGCTTAAACTTCAAGATTAATCAATAGGTGATTTAGATGAATAGGGATATTGAAACTGTCAAGTCCTCAGAGCCTATATCTGATACACTATATGAAAAACAACAACGGGACGTCGCCGCTATGCGTACGTCCTTATTGGCATGTACAGATAATGCTGCGCTAACGAGAACAGCGCTTCAAAATATCTCAATTCTCCGAGTTTATCATCAAGTTTCACGTATAATTAGATATCTTGATTTGATGGATAAATTAGAGTTGAAACTATATAGTTCTATTGAGTATACAATTGATAATGCAGATCCGACACGAGCAACTACATGGATGCAACTTTTGAGCATCCAGGAGCGCCTTCAAGCAAATATGCTACAATCTCATAAGTTACTCCAGCCATATTTGAACATCGAAGAATTCCAGATAATGGATGTTGTGCAGACCGAATCGCCTCCGGAAGAAGGTTCTGGACTACTTCTATCTTCTGATTCACGTGAGCGACTGCGCACTCAAGCCCAGAAGGTGCTTGCTGAATTAGGTGACCCAAATGCCTGATCAAGATGTTTCAACACTTCCTGCCCGGATTCGTGATGCATATGATGCCTGCAGTCGATTAGAACAAGGATACCTACGCCAGATACTACAAGAACTCAGTGATACTGGATATTCTGATACATATCAGCGGATATGGTTGACAGACTATAAAGAGATCCCGGTTTCAATAACAACTTTCTTGGATAGCGACCTGTACTTAGGTAAGGCCACGCGAAATGGATCCGCAGTTTATCCATTCTGGCGAACAACGCTTTCGGACATATTCAATGCGGGTAACAAATATAATGAGTTAATATTTACGGGCGGTACTAGAATAGGTAAATCATCAACAGCAATAACTGTTATGAGTTATATGCTTTATCGGCTAATGTGTATGCGCGATCCTCAGAAGTTTTTTGAGAAGAAAGACGTATCTAAATTTTCGATACTTTTCTTCAATATAACAAAGGATCTAGCAAAGGGTGTTATGTTTCGTGAGTTCAATGATACCCTCCGCCTTAGCCCCTGGTTCTCGATGCATGGGCAATTCACACGGTCAGATCGAGATTTCTACTATGTACCTGAAGGCGGTAAGGTCGTTGTTGATTTTGGTTCAGATGCAAGCCACGCCTTAGGTAAGCAGGTTTTTGCAGCTGCGTGTGACGAGGTCAACTTCAGCCGAGCTGGCATCAAAGACGTCAATAAGGCCAAACAGCACATCCAGGATACGTACAATACAATATCTGCTCGTATCAAGGGCACTTTCCGGAAGGGTGGCGAAGTGTACGGTAAGCTCCTGGCAGTGTCCTCCAAGCGCAGCGATTCTGACTTCATGGAGGACTACTACCAACGGCAGATATCTGCAGGTGCTGGAGATCATATATACGTTGTAGATAAGCCGCAGTGGGAGGTACTACCGTCGTCGATGTTTTCGTCTAAACGGTTTTACATTGCTGTCGGCAGCAAAAATCAGCGCGGATTCGTCATCCCTGATGAACAGTCAGACGAGGCATCGCTTGCAGATGTTCGTGCGCAGGGATTTAAGATTATGAATCCACCGATTGATATGCGCCCTGAGTTCTTAGCCGATTTCGACATCGCACTTCGAGATCTTGCAGGCGTTTCTGTTCCCGGTACGCTATCATTCATTACTCAAGCATCATTGGATGCGTGCGTAAGTAAGGCTCGCAAGAATCCATTTTACACAGATGTTCTATCTATCGGTAACTCGGATAGCTTAACAATTGAAGAATTCTTTCACATCAATGAAATTGATCCACGAACAAAATCGCTTCCGCATTACATGCACCTCGACTTGTCGTTGAATACAGACCGAACTGGAATATCAATGGTATCGGCGGGGGGCAGTATCACATCGACAACTGATGACGGAATGAAAGTATCTCAAGTATTTGTTAGACATGATTTTAGCGTAGCTATTCAAGCACCACGTGGGGATAAGATACCTTACTCCAAAATACTCACATTCATATGTTGGTTACGAAAACAAGGATTCAACATAGTTACAGTCAGTCGTGACCAATTTCAGAGTGAGTTTATGGGAGAGCTGCTTGAGGCACGTGGATTTTCGTCTCCGAAGATATCAATGGACCGAACACCGGAACCGTATGTAGCGCTTCGTTCAATGTTGTTAGAAAGGCGAATAGACTTGTTACCTGTGCCGCTATTGATGGATGAGTTGATTTATCTACAGCGCGATTCCATCACTGGTAAAATTGATCACTTGATTGGGCGCTCAAAGGACGTGAGCGATACTCTTGCCGGCGCTGTTTGGGATCTGATATCAGCTGCTCCTGCACCGTCGGGGTTGCCTGTGCGTCAGTTGGCCTCTGTAATGCGAAACATAAATACCCCAGGTGGGCGTTCTCAAGTGAATCAGATAAACAATAATTTAGGATATCGCAGAAAATAATATAATTAAGGAGATTATTATCATTATGAATGTTAGAAACTTTCTACATCCTGCAGATTTTGTCACATTGGTACCTGACGGTATTGCAGTTACATTGCAGTACAACGATAAAGGTGTAGTTGAGCGCGGGTATCTCGGACTCACACCAACGGACCGTTCTGATTTACCGAGTGATGTTTATGACGCATTCAAAGCATCTGATAAATTTAGATCTCTCCGATCTATATCTATCAAAGGCGGTACAACTTGGATAAGCGGCGTATTCTACACTTCGGATAGACCCGATAGCGGCCGCGGTCAGCTGCCCGCTAGCACTTTACCATATTACTTAACTCAATTCGCTTCTGATTGTAGCACATTTTCGTTTTATGCAGCTAACATCCAGAGTCAGGCCGCTAAACTATCCGGTGCAGTGAACGTGCGCAGGTGGTTGACGCTTGCTAAATTTGACCTACTTCCTGGATTTGTTGCGCCTGCACAGATAAATCGTCAATCATTTGATTATTGCATTCGCAATTCTAAATTCAATCTAGGTTATCCAGTTATTCCACAGTATTTGATATTCAGTATGGGCGATGTGACCTGCGTAAATGCGGAGTTATACGCCGGTGTAGCGAAGTCTGTAAAGCGTAGCGTCGATCAGTGGGGACATATCAAAGCTTCTGTGAATATTGCAGACGATCCTGTGGCATTGTCATTCGATTATTCGGAGATATTCAGAATGAACGTGTGCGCAAACAGCATGATAATATATCATTCGGATAACATCATATCTGCCTATTCGACAGACAACAAGCAGCGCGAGCACAGGCCCAATAAATTGACTTGTGAGTATTGTGGCGCACTAATTTCTATTCCTGCAACAGGCCCTGTGAAGTGTGACAACGCTTGCTGTATGTCTACTCGATATTCAAATGTTAACAACTTGTTAGATGCATTCCAGCTTCCTAATATTGATTTTTCAACATACATCAAACATGTTCGTGATAAGAAAATAATTGCTGATCTCGATGTATTTGATCTGCCCGAATATGCTGCAGCTGAATTGAATACAAGCATAAGTAACTTACTATCGCACATCATTCCTTCCTATGTGGCTGATGTCGATACACTTAGGGCACTAGTCAATGGCTGCAACAATACTGTAGTTACAGTTCGGTTCTACTTGTCGCACCCGAATAAGATTGTATCAAATCTCGGCCTATCAACTAATCGGGTATACAAATTGGTTTCCTGGCTCAACGTAGATACCAACATCAATAATGTATTGCAAATATTGGATTATCCACGCATTAACTTTGCCGATGTGGGGGTTAAGTTCTCTGCATCTCCTATATTTAGAAACAAAGTAATAATGATAACCGGTCAGTTTATTCACGGCGATAACGCTGAAATGGGCGCAATTCTTCGTAGTTATGGTGCTCAGGTAACTTCAGTATTTGATTCCTCTGTTGATTGCGTTGTTGTCGGCAGCATTCCAACCGATGTTGATGGCGTGTCAGTACGCAGAGCACGTGAAACTAATGTCGCAGTATTTTCTGAATCCGAGTTCTTCACACGATTCATGATAGACGAAGATATTGCTGGTAACCTTCATTAACAACATTGTCAGGAGGATTAACCGATGAGATCAAGATGGTTAGATAGATTACTACCGAAGGCGCCTAATCCTAAGCCAAAATCTTGGCTACGCGCTGCAGTTACTGGGTCGTTATATAAAGTATCAGATGTCCGCAGTGGGAGCGAATTTGCGACTATTCGTTCATTGATTGATGCTATGCGCATGCTTGCTAAAGATTCTCAAATTGCTACTGCGTTGTCCTACTATGCAACTGATGCAACAACGGCAAACGCAGGCGGCCAAATAATTTGGGCAACTCCCGTATCGCCCGAGTACGCAGACGTTGCCGATGTTATAAATAAGATATTCCGCAGATTAAAAATTAATGCGTATGCTAGAGATCATCTCATTGAATTAGCAACAATCGGAAATTTATACATACCAACGACAGAGATGTATAAAGATAGCGGACAAGCGTTCTATCACGGTAGCAGTATTGCATTAGACTTCAATAGCATATTAGATGAAACATTTGATATTGTTCCATCAACTAAGTTGCTTCCCGAAGATGTTATTCACCTTTGGTATCATGGGAAACCTAGCGGATACATATATCAGCCGACAGATAGCAATGATACCATAATATATCCAGAATGCGCAATTATCCATTTCTCACTCGGTGGTTTGCTCGGCGACTATCGTATAACTACTAAAGACTTGGATAACAACGATATCACATATGATATTCAATTTGGTAAACCGATGTTCGAGGATGCTGCGCTACCTACGCAGACATTAGGGTTGCTTGAGGACGCAAATGTGTTATCTTCGCTAATTCACGTTGTGCGATTCGTGAATGTCGATTGCGGAAACACGGATGATGAAACTGAGATAATGGACACCCTTCAGCAGATAAAAGATAGCATAGAACAGCAGCTGTCTATAAATACTAGTAGCGGTGATGCACAGAGCTTCTTGAATCCGCAGAGCCCAAATAATTTGATATACGTACCCAAGACAAATGGCACAGATCCGATATCTATTACAGATCTCAATCTTGACAATACATCGGAAAATGATAGTAAGCTACTTGAATATTTCCAGAACAAGAAATTATCTGTCTTAGGTGTACCCAAGGAGATGATGAATTTCTCATCTGCAGAAGGTTTGGGCGGTGCGGGATCAGTTTTATCACAACGCAGTGCAATATATGCAAACGGTCTACAACGCCTCATGAATGCATACATCGCAGGATGGACACAGGCATTCAATACATACTTTACAGCACGCAAGATGGACGGATTTATAGATAAGTTCGTACTACACATGAATCCAATCATAACGCCGCTATCCGCTGTCCAGTCTGAACGTCGTGATGCTGCATTAGATCAGGCTTCTACTTTGATTAGCTTGCTTAAGGAACTTGGCGTATCTCAGGCTTCGCCATATCTGAATGCAATTCAGGAAATATTCAATGAAGCGTTGCCGAAAACAAGTGCCGAGGCTGCGAGTTGGAACATTGATGTAGCAGAACCAGAGGGTGATAGCAATGCGATCTAAAGTAGAATTGTCTGATATGTTTTTCGGCGAGCTTAAACGCTACAATTTAACTAACTTTCGCGCGCTCGCTAAGGCCGATCTGTTGGACCCAGATCCGACACTCTATAAGGCATTTAGTTCTGTAGTAACTAGGTTCTTTATTTTCTGTGAAAAGCATCCTGAACTTAATCCAATTGACCGCAACGTGTTGTTTTTCCAGCTGAAGATAGATATGATCGCCAGATACTTTTCAGAATATCCGGCCGCAAGTATGGATGATCTTCGTCCTTTTCAACGGGAGCTTCAACATTACTTGAAAGTACAAAAGGAGGATGAATCTAATGTCGAAATGTCCGCTTCGATATAACATTAGCTCGTGGCATCAATTGCCACAATGTCTATCAAACACGAGCAGCGAATTGCACATTAAAGTTGCTGACGTGATGCAAAATACCGAACTAACAGGTACGCGCATCTCAATTGAGCATAATAGATTCGGTGTATTATTTGCAACGGTTGTACACGCAAGTGGGACACTGATAGTACAGAATGGTTATGCAGTTTCTGCAGAGTTGACACCTGCGCAAATATTGGTTGAGCTTGCACGATACGGTTTCTATGTTACATACAACCCCATTTCAGAATTAACCGGAGAGCAGATAGAATACTTGTTAGTAATAGACAAACTCGGGTATGATAAGATCAGACTAGTTGGGTTGCCGGCCGCTGATAATCAAAATAATCGAACCGATGATTATGTTGTCGCTTTTCAAGTTGAAGCAAATCCGCTTTGGGTCAATGCTAATTATGCACCGTCAGCTGCGGAAGTCCGCAAAGCAATATGCGACGGCACAGCATTTAATTTGTCTGCACTCAGCCAAACTGAAAAATTTAGCTGGAGTTGGTTACGCAACTTTGTAGCGAATATCAAAGATGTTGTATCTGACTTTGCCGATATTGGAGGGTAAGGCAATGCCTAAACTCATTGGCCCGGACGTCACAGCTCTGCGCAAACGATATGATGAGGCTCTTAGGTTGCAGGGAATTCCGGCATGGTATCAGTATCCAGTTCGTCCTGAAGTGAATAATCAAGCCGAATCGGTTATTGATGTATACTCAGCACCAGAATTAGTTCACATATTCTTTGAATCATCACCCAAGGTAACGACATTCAAGCGGTTAGGTTGGGTTGTAGAAAACAATAAAGACCTACCATTTCTAATAGATTGCAGCTTTAATCTACCTAATGTCCAAAAAGATTGTATATTTAAGTTTGCTGGGCTGTATTCGGGACTGCCAGATAGGGCATTCCGTGTTACGGAGATTGGTTACAGCTTGTCAGCTGCCGATCATCTGACTTGTCAGGTTGTTCCTGTACACGATAAAGATATTGTAGGTAAGACGGCAAAGGAAGTTGAATCAGCATATAGCACATCGCACACATTCCTCAAGCGGCCTACTGATTATCGTGGCGATTATTATGATCCTGAGTCCGGAGGTAACCAATGATGCTGTATTTGTATGATAATGCTATCTGTGATGATCTCAGAAAATCGTTTAATTCAATTGGCGATTCCGTGCCGCTCGTCAACGTCATTGACCCCGAGGGCGCAGTTACAATTGCTGCACAAATGCAAAATGACGAAATAAAGTATCCTATTGTTATATTATCTCGAGATCCGAGCCCTAAAGTAGATACTCAACGTTATAATTTCACACGAGCAAAGAAAGGTGTAGTTGTTGGATTTGACAAAGATACAAATCAACTGCTAACTGAGAAGGCCATTCCGATAAACTTGACCTATCGGCTGACAGTGATCACGACAAACACAGCTGATATGGATGAGCTCATGAAAGAGCTCATATTCAAATACACCGATATGTATTTCTTGCCCATAAAATTGCCATATGAAAGTAAGCGGATGATTCGGTTTGGGATTCAAATCATGCCGGGCGCAGATATCGAATCGACATCCGGTTCCTTTGATTATATCTCAGAAGGCAAGCTATACGAATCGCACATACCACTGGAGTGTCATGGTTGCATGCTACTAAGCTACACAACTCAACACATACGAAGATTTGACCTCAATACAAAGATAGCGGAGGACCTTAAATAATAGACGAAGAGGAGTATGATGTGCATGATTTTTAAGAATATTTCATACCGCACCAAGACATTTTATGGAGTTGTTTTTAAGCCGGGAGATTGCAAAGAGGTTCCTGGTCCCATAAACGATCCTAGAATGATTCGCGTCTGCGAATTGGCTCAGCAGCCTGCACGCATGAGCCAAAATTCGACACGAAAGAAAAATGATCCTCAGGTAAAGAAACCTACTGAATCCAAATCTACTAAGGAGGATACTATTAATGGCGAAAATTGTGATCAATGAAATATCCAATACTTTTGCTTATAATGTAGGCAATAGTAGTTTCGCTACCGTAGCGCTTCCCATTACTGCTGCATGGGGACCTGGATATGTAGAACCTACTACTCTAGGCGACGACGCTACACGAGACGATGTGCTCGACAGTACCGTATGGCAGCGTTTCCCCGCAACTCAGCAGGGAATGGAGGCTTTCGTTGCTACTTATCGCGGACCGGCTGCGAATTTCCGAATTGCTGACGATTATTCATATCAGATGGCGATGACGCTAATGACCGCAGGTTATGATGTACTTGTTTGTCGTCTTTGCCCCGGCAGCAAGAGCGAGGGCTCATTCACTGTCAAGGGTGCGGAAGATAAGAAACTTGGAGTTAAGGCCAAATACCCCGGCACCTTCGGCAACAATATTCGTGTCTCGCTCAGCAAGGTTCCAAATCGCAATTACTATAATCTCGTTACTTACGCTGTTGAAGCATCCGGTACGCGTAAGGCGCTGGAGAATCTGATATTTGTATTTGATATTGCTGATGCTACCGATACAATTCTGCATATCGACGAAATTGAATCCAATTTCGTGGAGTTGATCCCCGTAGGTATGCTTGACGATAACGTAGAATTTAACCAAACTGCTGTTGATCTTACTGGTGGATCTGATAGACAGCTTGTTTCGGAGACCGCGACCGCAGCGGACTTACTTCCTACTGCGCGTGCATTCGCTGTCGAACGTTTCAAAGCCGCAGGCGTGTCTGAACCGGATAAGGTCGAGTATGTTAAGGCATATAATGATATCATTGCTGACGCTGCCAATGTTGACACGACACGAGCTAAGGTACTGCTTTATCTTGAGTGGCTATACACTAATGTTCCTTATGTATACGATTTGCTCAAAGATAAGTTAAGTTACAGCCCTCAGCGCATCATTAGCCCGGGTTGGGATGATCAGAACATATCTATGCTAACTCGCGAGCCTTATATGGGACGTCTCAGCGTTATATCTCCAATACATATGAAGCTGCTAGATGTAGGTTATTACAGCCGGTGCGCAACCGCTCTTGTAGATATTCCGAAATGCCTCAAGCGCGGTGAAGTATACAACGAAACCAGTCAGGACGACAAGCTTGGATATGCTCAGCTACTTGCGCGTTATCAGCCGACAAATGCATCCAATGACGTAAACATGGGCTTATATCAGACACATGCTGCGCTGTTTGCACCTTGGGGTCAGTATACTTATGTGGGTATGGGTAAGAAATGTCCTGCACCGCCGTCATTGTTGGCGCTGCTTATTCAGCGTGCCATGATACTTAATCAGTCTGCGCAATTTGAGTGGGCACTGCCTACTACGCGCAAACATAATGTTGATATCGGTAAGCTGGATTACACCCTAAACAAGAAGCAGCTTGACAGCTGGCAGAAACTTGACGGTGTTGGTGTTAACATCATCACAAATATTCCTGATCTTGGCACTACACTTTGGGGCAATTCGACGCTGTTCGAAGTACCGCCCGCGTCTTATCAGGCGCTTGCGAATCTCTCGACACGTTATCTTGTCAATGCTGTTGAGGATCTTGTATACCGTTGCGGTATTCAGATTACATTCCAATACAACAATAATCAGGCGTATTCGGCATTCTATGCAGGCGTAACACCGCTGCTTGATACTATGAAGAACGTAGGTGCAATTGACGATTACCTCGTCAAGATGGCGTCAGACGTTGATGGACTTGATCAAGTCAATGCAAACAGCGTTCTGGGTCAGATATACCTAGTCATCAATGGTGTAATCAATGACATTACTGTTGACCTTGTCTGCTGCCCGCCCGGCACTGATTTATCTCAGTTTGCGGAATAATCGTTATATCTAACATACTAGATTGGCCGGACAGGAGATTTGAACCTCTTTTCGACATACGCCATCGAATTACGGCTGATCTAATAGTGTCAATACATGAGGTGATCACAACATTGAAAAGATATATAAAATGTGCAATAAATAAATCGAAAGCATTAGAAGCGCTTGCCGAATATGAAAGAGAATTCTTTTCCGGGAACGGATATGAAGTAAAAATAGATCCTAAACGTAACTGTGTAGTAGTGGAACGATATGGTCAATTGCAAGTAGCCGTAACTCCCGCAGAGGTGCCAGTTACTGTTGAAGGCTATAAGTTTACGCGCGCGACTGAGGCGGATATTGCATCCGGCGCAAAATTATACGTCAGAGAAAAGTATGAAAGGCAAACTGTAAAACAAATTGGCGAACCTGACGAAGCAGTAGGTTTAGTCGACCATACACATTAAAATTAAGTGAGGTATCTAGTATGAAACGTTATATTAGAAGCGATGATGTTGATAATATCAGCGCTGATTTTAGAATCAAGGATGGCGTATTAGTTGATTATCTCAGCAACAACGATACGGTAGTAATTCCGCGAGGGGTCAAGCGCATCGGTGCGCAAGCATTCTGGATGAACAGAGATTTAGTGAGTGTAGTAATACCAGAAGGCGTTACGGCAATTGAATACGGTGCGTTCTTTTCATGCGACAATCTTCAGCGAGTTAAATTTCCGAGTACGTTAAAATCGATAAGTAAAGACGCGTTTGACCAGTGTTTAAGTTTGATAACAGCTGATATTCCTGATGGCGTTGTTGAAATAGGCGAAGAAGCGTTTAAGTTGTGCAAAATGTTACAAAAAGTGCATCTACCTGATGGGTTGGTTAGAATCCGCGAAGCATGTTTTTATGGATGCTACGCGCTGAAATCTATAAATATACCGAATACTGTAAAGCGCATAGATGGGGGAGCATTTGCTCAGTGCAAGAGTTTGGAAGAAGTAGGATTGCATCCAGGTATTTTCATTGACGTGGGCGCGTTTGGGCATTGCGATAATCTAAAAACTGCAGGTGTTCGTACAGATTATACCAGTGGCGCATACATCTGGCCCGATGTCAATCATAGCGCAGATGACGATGGTGACCACGATGACGATGATGACCGCGATGACGAAGAAGAGATGACATTCGACGAATTGTATCAAGATGGAAGCGATAGCGGTTACTTTTCTGAGCTACTAGAGGAACTAGTTCGTAAAAATTATGACGTTGTTGATTACTTTAACGAAGCGTCGGTTCCGGGATATCAAGGGTCAGATCATATCGCAATAACGTTAGCTGACGGCAATGTTTATACTTTTGATATTGACTATACGGAAGAGCTGGAAGCTATTTACGAAGATGGCGACGAGGATGCTGCCCAATCTTATTTTGAACAGATCAAAGAAGGCATTGATTCTGGAGCAGCGCTTTCCAAATAATAATTTTCATCGCGTGATTACGCAGTCAACTCATTACTAAAATCAACGAGATGCATCGGTTAATTATTTGAAGTAGTTAATCGATGCATCGTACTGTGTTACGAATCTGATTCACAAACTGCAGTTCCTAGATCCCATTCAGCATGATATCCCTTATTTAGCATATCATCAGTTGTCAGCCTACGTTGTCTTCGCGTTGCGTCGGAGATGACATCATTATCGCCAATCCACCACTTCCGCCTCTGGATATCTCGAGTTGAATGCATGCCGATCTTCTCATATTCTTCAAACAGTTCAAATGTTAAATTAACATAAGCAACTATATTATATAGGCCAAACTGAGTGGCGTAATCAGAAAGCATATTGTAGCCGTTAGTTACATAGTATGTCGGCAACATCCACATTCGGGATAACTCAACACTGTACTTTGCGTTTCTAGGTTTCCTGAATGTCATCATACAGTATATGATATTATCTTTGACTAATCCTAAAGCGAGCAGCGTACCTCGCGGAGCGCCTAGCGGGTGGTAATTATTCAACCATTGATCAGATACATCCTTATTTATTCGATATATCTGCATAGTTGAACCATCTAATTGTATAACAGGATGTAATCTCTCATACTTGATACACGGTCTATTTGCATAAAATGTAGACAACCTTTTACTCTGCACACACGATAACTTAGATACATTATCAACACCATATCTGTCCAACACCGTTTGTTTTCTGAGTAGATTTGAATCGTTCATATGTAATCACCTCCGTTGTAAATAAATATAAGGTACATCACCGCCACTTAGTTCGCCTCAAGTACCTTAAATACTAATGGATAGTTCACAGCCATAATTACTAGTATGAAGGAGATAAATAACATGTTCACACCATTAAAACTCGGCACTAATCATATGTTAGGTGTAGATACCTACATACCCCTAACACAGAACAACTTCGAGATACGTGTATACAACATGGGCACCAACAGCCCTACAGAATTCGCAGATTCACTTACGTTGAGCACAAATGAAATCGGTGAAATACAGGAGGAACAAGATACAATAGTTGTCCACTACGGCAACGGTATCATCAAGTTCCCGAGCAAGGTCACATTCTCCGATGTCGATTGGACACTCAACTGCTATTGCGAACCTAACGTACTTGATGCCCTTCGTGCATGGCGCAAACAAGTATACGATCCCGATACGGAGAAGATGGGAATACCTTCGGAATACATGAAAAACGTATTCTTCATCAGATATGACGGTCGCGGTCAAGTTAGAGATGTCATAAGAGCTCCCGGAACTTGGATCGGTGCTCTTAGCAACGGTGGAATGAATCAAGAGGGCGGACTTGTTCAGGTCAGAGTAAGCCTCAAGATATCAAAGGTCATGTACCTCAAGAAATCCGATCTTCAGTAATCGTTACACACCAGCCGCAGGTCAAATAAGGCCTGCGGCATTCTTTTTATTGTACTTAACGCAGAATCGTTAATATATTTGTAGGGGTGAGATAAGATATTGGCGAAATACATATGTAAGATCTGCGGTAAGGAATTTGATCGAATAGGGAACGCAGTATATTGTCCAGGTCCGCATTATAGACCATGTCCGATATGTGGTAAACCGGTAGAGTACAAGAGACCTTCAGACCCGATCAAATGTTGTTCAGCGGCGTGTTCTGCAGTACAGGCTGAGAAATCTAGATCAGTAGCAACGCGAATATGTAAGGAGTGTGGTAAGCCATTTCATCCTAAACAGGGTGGTCAGGTTTATTGTAGTGGTCCACACATCACTTATTGCAAAACATGTGGTAAAGAAATCGAATATACGTGTTCACCAAACGAAAAACCTACATACTGCTCTAGTGCGTGTCGAACTCGAGGTAAGCGAAACACAGTTGAATCACGATATGGTGTTGACAATGTATCTAAGATCGCTGCTGTACGTGATAAGATCAGTAAGGCAAACAGTTCCGATGCTGTACTTGAGCACAGGCGTCAAACATGTTTAGATAGATATGGTGTAGACAATGTGTCAAAATCTGATGTAGTTAAACAACAGATTATTGATTTCCTGCAGAGCGATGATTTCAAAACCAAGGTAAGAGAAACCGCTATCGCGCATTACGGAGTTGCACACCCCATGCAATCTGAAAAAGTTAAATCAGCACGTCAACAGACAATGTTAGACAAATATGGTGCATTGCATGCCCCTATTAGTGCTGACCAACTTGCTAATCAGATAACCGATAAGCGCAAGATCGATAATTACATAGAATTCAAAGCTGATCCTGAAGCATACATAGCAAAGACATTCGATCACTCACCTAAGATATCCGAATTAACTGCATTTCTAGGTGTAACGGATACTCCGATATACGAAATACTTGTTGAACATGATTGTTCACATCTGCTTGACCGTAGTATCTCGAGCATGGAATCTGAGGTTATTTGTGCAGTCAAAGATATGTGCCCGAACATTAAGATAATGCACAATGACCGCACTCAGATAAAGCCGCTAGAGATAGATATTTATTTACCGGAATACAAACTCGGCATTGAGTGTAATCCTACAGTAACGCACAATGCGTCATTTGTTGACCCGTGGGGCAATCCTCCTAAGCACTACAAGTATCATCAGCAAAAATCGAAACTGGCGGCAGCAGCTGGGATCTTTCTATTTCATATTTTCAGTTACGAATGGTATCACAATAAAGATGTTGTACTATCAATGCTTCGAAATCTCCTCCATGTTAATGAAACAAAAGTAGGTGCTAGAAAAACATATGTTTGTGAGGTTCCTGTAACTGAAGCCAAACAGTTCTTAAATTCAAACCATCGGCAAGGATACTCAGTGGCATCTGTCTTGCTAGGGCTACGCACACTGCGCGATGACGAATTGGTGAGCGTGATGACGTTTTCTCGTCCGAGAACATCTCTCGGCAAAAGTGGTAGTTCGGACGGCTGGTGGGAGTTAAGCAGATTTTGCTCTAAGATAGGTTATTCGGTTCAGGGCGGTGCATCTAAACTACTATCGCATTTTCGTGATACACACGTTGGCAACATATTTTCGTTTTCAGATATAGCGCACACACGGGGCACGCTGTACCAGGCTTTAGGATTCGTACAAAAACACATCACCGAACCCAGTTATGTCTGGACAACAATCAACGATTCAAGTACATTGACGCGCGTAGCTTGTCAGAAACGCAATTTAACAACGCTGTTTGGTTCCGAGACAGATCTCAACAAAACAGAAAAGCAGATCATGGAGGAACACGGATACGCTCGTGTATACGATTGCGGTGTTATTCGGTGGGAGCTAACGGTTTAGTCCAACCTTGATTAGTTGTGTCAACTGATAAAATAGATAGGAGATAAATAGATGAAAAGAGTAATTCGTGCAACCAGTGATTTCAACGGACTTATTGGTAAGCCGCTGAAAGAGTTTCTCAAAACAATCAGCATGAAAGATTATATCACAATAGCCATGAAGTCGCCAAGAACAGATATCATGCCTGACAGCAAGTATCCGTATGTCGGATATTCAGGACTTGTAAACAGTGTGCCGTGGTATCTTGCCGATCGTACTGTCGACGGAATCTCAGATACTATGAGCAAAGTATACGACTACACTATCTACTTAAGTTAATTAATTTTAGATAAAAATGCGGAGTTGACGATTATGGATAATAGAAAACAAATATGTAAGTACATCAAGCTGATCAGCAACATATTATACGGTAAACTCCACTGGCTGAAAAATTATCCAACTCCTGACGCCGTGATGTATGATTGCAACTTGCATTGTGCTCGCATGGTATTTGCTACAAAGGATGTGCTGATCTATCTTATATCTGATATTGATGATAACTTTGTACTAAGTCCCGATATAACTCAATGCGAGGTGCTAGTGGTTGATGATAATCATCACGACAGTTGCACAGCGCTGCCAAACATGATAATGACACGTGCAGCAAATGCAACTAAACAGCTGATTGATAGTCGTGGTGGAACTTTTAAGATCCCGATATACCAGCCATCAGCTGATCCTACATATTTGATTCTTAAATTCGGTACCATTAAATCACCAAATATGTCCATAACAGCGCACACAAAACATCTCTATATGCGTTCGCCGCTATTACCCAGCGATATGACGATATCAGAATTAGTTGGATATCTTATAGTCTTAATTCGCGGTAAGCAGTTACACCACACGCTTCATCAATATAATTTCCAGCCGTCAACTAAATAATCATAAGGCCTACCGAAAGGTGGGCCTATCTTAATAGTTCATTAATCATTCATTAAGATCGTGAATGCTAATTTATGCTATAATATATTTGTAGGTCAGATAACACATCAAAACATCAGGTCATGCTATCAACTGTGAAACTTGAGATATGTATGCAATGAAATCATCGCAGGAGGAGTATAAAGAAAATGGATTTTAGGATGGATACATACACGGGTGGGGAACATTATTTTATCCGATACAATAAAGGAACGTACGAAGTGCGTCGAGAACTTCCGGACTGTTACGGCGATAACGAAACAGTGTTTACCGGGCATTATGAAGAATGCGTTGAATGGATAGAGAACGAGAGAATCGCAAACGCCGATTATGATTTGAATCTTTGAAAGAAAATAGCGGAACGCGACGGCAACGGCTATCCAAAGTATCTCAAGTTGCAAATAGCTTGAATGCTCAGATAAGCGGCGAAATGCCGCTTATTTTTTTTGACTTACTCATTAATAGTCCGTTAATAAACATTTATTCAAATATCCGATAGTTGATGCTATAATATATACATAATA